GAATTATCAGAGGTAGTTAATGCAGGGTATTGCCAGAGGTTAGAAACTACTGGCATGAATAAGTACTATGCATCGATGTTATGTGCTGCTAGATTCTCTAGCTTAGTTCATAATGTCATTATGAAGAGAACTGACTTTATAATGATTCAGTTACCAATGGGAGTTATGAGTAAAGAGAATATCTATAAGATTCTCGATATATTATTTGATGCTTCTTCTGTACAGAACTGGGTTAGAATATTCCCAAGTTTTATGTATGATGCTTTACCAGATGAAGACTCTGGTAGAAATAAATGGATTACATCAGATATGGAACTTGTAGATTCTACCATAGAACTCGTAGTATTAGATATTATTAATGCTTTCCCAATGCAGGGTATTAGAGAAGTATTAGTAAACTATGCTGATACTCACTCATTAATGGGTAGAGGTAAGAGAGTTAGATTCTCAATGAATGCATTAAATTGGGAAGATTATGGTAGAATAAATGAGATGGTTGAACAGCTAAGATATAATGAAGGAATTTGTGTTCCTTAATTAGTTTTCATATATCTCTTCCAGTAGGGTTTATCCCTACTGGATTATTTTTTGCTCTTTATATTGCTTTAAATTAGATTAAGATCAATTGTATATTTATATATCTCGTTACACATCACTATAATAAAATGCGTATCTATAGGGAGGATAAATATATGGGACTTTTAATGGAGTTATTTAATGATCAAGTAAAGAAGACTAAAGACTTATCTCAAGCAGCTGAAATGACTTATTCTATATCATACCCAATGGGATTTCTTAATCTAGATTTTGCTAATGGATATATCCAAGAGGTAGATAATAAATTAAGATATGAGTTGGGATTATCAGATGGTAGTATTAATATGGTAATCTCAGATTCTGGTGTTGGTAAGACTACATTGGTTACTCAGATGGCTTGTAATATAATACGTCCATTTGAGAATGGTATTATTTTTTATGAACAAGCTGAAGTGGGTACTAATATTCAGAGAATTAAGAACTTATCTGGATTTAGTGATGAGGAATTCTTAAAGAGATTTAAAGTAAGAGATGCTGGTATTACTATACAATCTCTATTTGCTAGAGTTAAGATGATATATGATTTAAAGATGGCTAATAAAGATAAATTCATGTATAATACTGGAGTTAATGATTTATATGGTAAGCCATTATTTAAGTTTGAACCTACGATAGTTATTATAGACTCAGTTAAGATGGTTATGTCTGAGAATAATTTTAATAATGAACAGGCTACAAATATGGATGGAGCTACAAATGCTAAAGCTAATTCAGATTACTATGTAAGAATGGCTCCAATGTGTAGAATGGCTAATATTATTATCATTACCATAAATCATATTACCACTAGAATTAATACTGGATATGGTCATATGAAACCAGAACTTCCATATCTTAAAGAGGGTGAGCATATTGTAGGTGGTAAGTCTTTATCTTATATTCAGAATAATATATTCAGATTAGATTTAAAGACTAAATTAAAACCTGAAGAGGGATTTGGTATTATGGGTTCTGTTGTAAGTATAGACGTTGTTAAGTCTAGAACTAATAAATCATATAAGGGTAAGTGTGAACTCATATTTGATCAAGACTTAGGTTATGATCCTGACTTGAGTTTAGTATGGATGCTTAAGACTAATAACATTCTTGAGGGTTCTGGGGCTTATCTTAAACTCCCGGGATGTGATACTAAGTTTTCTCTTAAGCAGTTTAGAAGTATATTATATACAGATCAAGAGTTTTATAATACGTTCATTAAAGTATGCTTTGATTTCTTAACTTCAGGATTACTTAGAGATTATGAGAGAATTAAATCTGAGAGTTCTGTATCTAGAAATGGGAAATCACCATGTGAGGCTATATTAGCTCAAATTAATAATTGATACTGATACAGTATCTTATGGAGGAAGATACATGAATGATAAAGTTGTAATAGAGATAGAAGATTTATGCCGTATGCTTGATGTTGGCAAGAACACAGCATATGCTCTTCTATCTAATGGAGATATAGATGCTTTTAAGATAGGCACTGTATGGAAGATTCCAATAGCAAGTGTTAATAGATATATCCATAGTAAGTGTAATGAGCATAGAGGTAAAGTAGATATGTGTAAAATTATAAGATAATTGCATATTATAATATTGATACTGGAAAGAGTATTAATCAAAACAGTGGAGGATAAAAGAGTTATGGATATGAGTAGTGTTAAGGATGACATAGCGTTAGCTGTAGAACCAATTAAAGAAGATTTAAATAAGATGCTAGGACGAAATCTCATGCAACCATTTCGTCCAGCAAATTCAGGTTCCAGAGCATATATGTCTGGAATGTATGAAGAGCAATTTATAAATTTAACAGAACCAGAGATTCCTATAATACAGACTCCATATGATACAGCATATGGACAGGAATCAACTTCATATCGCACTAGCGATTATAATTATGATATCTTGGCTAGAGTAGAGAAGTTTGACTTTAAGCCAGGACATCATTATTGGTTATTGACGTATAATAGAGAGCTAGGTCAGTTTGATGTAATAGAGAGAGTATCTTATAAGCATAAGACTGAAGATTATGGTTATCTATGGAATAATGAGCATTTAGATATACTTAAACCTGGAAGTACAATACGAAAGGGTAGTATTATTAAGACTAGTACTAGTTTTGATAGTATTGGAAATAAAATGAATGGTACTAATCTTCTTAGTGCTTATATTAGTACTGGAAGAAATCTAGAAGATTCTATAATTCTATCAGAGACTGGAGCTAAGAAGTTAGGCTCTTGTCTTGTTAAGTTTAATGATATCGCTATAAACGATAATGATATTATGAAGGATCGTTATGGTGATGGAGTTAATTACAAAGCATTCCCAGATATTGGTGAAGAAGTAAAAAATGGCATATTCTGTTCTATTCATAGAGTAGAGAATAATAATATCTTATTTACTTTAGATAGAGCAAGACTTAGAGATTTTATGATATCAGATAGAAATATTCTTATGAATGGTAGAGTTGCTGATATCGATGTTTATTGTAATAATCCTGAAGCATTGGGTGATTCGTATTATAACCAACAGCTAGGATTTTATTATCAGCAGAAGCTTAGATTTGCTAGAGAGTTTGTACAGACTGTAGAGTCTATAGCAGGTCCAATGGCTCCAATGACTTACAATTTAAAGAAATTATATTCCACATGTAGAGATATAATAAATGGTAAGCCTTTCTATAAGGGTGGTCAATTTAGTAATATCATCATGGAGGTAGTTGTAGTAGAAGAATTACCAATGAGAATATGTGATAAATTAGTAGATAGATATGGTGGTAAGGGTGTTGTATCTGAGATAGTACCAGATGAGATGATGCCATTATTAGATAATGGTAAGAGAGTAGAGTGTATTAAGAATCAATCTACATGTATCAACCGAGAGAATCTTGGTCAGTTACATGAATTATCTCTATCATTTATTGGTATGAGATTATTAGATTATTTTAGAACTGGAGTACTAACCAATTGTGAGATGGTAGCAATGTATCATGAGTTCTTATCTTTCATAGATCCAGTATTTGCTAATTATATGGTAAATGGATTAGATATGGAAGATGAGTCAGATTGCATGTCTTTCATAGCAATGCTATTAGATGAAGATAGAATCATTATAACTGATCAACCATATACTACTAACGTAACTGTAGATACAATAAGAGAAATCTATAAAGCATTTCCATTTGTTCAACAGTGTTCTGTAGTAGTTCCAATAGAAGATTCTAATGGTGATATAGATTATATCCCTACAAATAGAAAACTTGTAGCAGCACCAATGTATCATATTAGACTTAAACAATATGCTGAGTCTAAGTTCTCTGTTACATCATTGGCTGCAACTAATCTTAAGAATCTTAATACAAGATCTAAAGCAAATAAGATGTATGAAGCTAAGTATTCTAAGACTCCAATTATGTTCTTTGGTAATATGGAGTGTATAGATGGAGCTCATATTGGTATCCAGCATATAGTAATGAATCTTATGATGTATTCATCATCTCCACAGGCTAGAAGATTATTTGAAGAGCTTTTAGTTGGAGATCCATATAATGTGAATATAAGACTTGATCATGATTCTAAGAATAGAAATGCTGAGATTATAAATGCTGTGTTAAAGACTATTGGTTTGAAACTGAGTTTTATAAAACAGCGTAAGATAATGAAGAATATGTGTGGTTATGTAATGTGTAAAACAGTACCAAATGCCAAGCATAAACCTAAAACAAATGCTAGAGAAATCTTTGGCAACTTTGATGAGTTGGATTCTAAGTATAAGATTGCTATGCAGAGGAATCCACATGAGAAACCAATCTGTAAGATGGTTATGTGTAAGGAGGTAAACCCTAATGTTAAACAAGAAGATACTGGAAAATGTAATATCGCAGTTAAAGGCAAATAATATCAGTATAGTTAGAACTTTAGAGTTCCAATATGATATGAGCGAATTAGCGATGATGTTGTTAGATAAGAAAGACTGGTGTTCAGAAGATGTAGTAATTGCTAATCTGATTATAATAATCAGCAATATCATGTATAATAATACATCTGATGAAGTATTACCATTAGATGATGGTATCTATGATAGATTAGTGGTTAAGTATAACCAGTATGAAGAATCTTATCCAGTTGGAGCTGCACCGCTCCAGCTGGAGGAGTCTCAATTTGTTGGTAATGAGATTCAAGATAAGAAGATAATGTGTAATGTAGTTAATACAGATAGATCATATATGTATCTTGAAGATATACATAGATTCGTTCCATCAATAGAACGAAGAATTGGTAAAAGAAATATGTGTAGTATTGTAAAACCTCCAATATCTAAGAGGTTAATAAATACAGAGCATAAATACCCATCATTAGTGGGTACTCTTGATAAGTGTAAATTTGTTACTAAAGAAGATGCACGCTTAGCAGGAGTTAGTTTAGATGATCCATCAGTTCAGATATTTGAAAGAGATTTCATACAGAAGCATATCTCTATGGGAGTTATAGATCCACATGAGAAATTTGATATGCTTTTAGAGTTGAAATATGATGGGGTTTCTGTTGAAGCAGAAGTAGAGAATGGAGTTATTGTATCTGCATATTCTCGTGGAGATACAGCCAATAATATAGCATCAGATCTTACACCAATATTTGGTGGATATAAATTCCCATATTATCATGCTAATGTAGCTGGTAGATTTGGTGTTAAATTTGAAGCAATAATAACTAAAAGAAATATGGAATATCTTGGAACTCTTAGAGGTAAGACTTATAAGAATTGTAGAAATGCAATTATAGGTCTATTAGGTGCTTCAGATGCTCCAATGTATGCTCATCTAATTACATTGGTTCCATTAGCTACAAGCTTGAATATGACTAGACTAGAAGAGATTGAATTTATGAATATTCATCTTACTACGATAGAGTATAATAGAGCTATAAGAATATATGGAGATTATAAGAGTATAATATTCCAAGTGAGAGATTATATGATGGCTGCAGATTGTGAAAGAGAGATATTACCATTCCTCATAGATGGTATTGTGGTATCTTATATTGATTCATATATGCAGTCTAGGCTAGGTAGAGTAAATTCTGTTAATAAATACTCTATAGCCATAAAGTTTATACCTAAGAAAGCTACAACTATATTTACTGGATATACGTTCAGTATTGGTAAGAGTGGTGAAGTAATACCAATGGCTCATTTTAAACCATGTGAGTTTCTTGGTGGTATTCATAATAAACAGACTATCCATTCTTATCAGAGATTTAAAGAACTTAATCTTATCCCTGGGCAGCAATTAGAGATAGAATATCGTAATGAAGTAATGACATATGTCTCTAAGCCAGATAATGAGTATAATAGAAACTTTGTTGGAGAGCCAATAGAATTTATTAAGACTTGTCCATTCTGTGGTTCTACAATAGAGATATCTGAATCTGGTAAGTCTGCTAAATGCCCTAATGAGAGATGCCCAGAGAGATTAAGATATAGAGCTATAGATATGGCAACTAAGTTCAATTTCACTGATTTTTCAGAAGAGACACTTACCCTACTGGGTATAACGTCATTTTGCGAATTAGTGAATATGAGCAATCCTCTACTCACGCAGTTAGGGCCAATTGAGCAGAGAAATTATTTAGATAGGGTAGAATCTCTATTGAATAATCCTATAGAAGATTATAAAGTATTATCAGCGTTAGGATTCTCTTCTGTAGGAGATGAGAGATGGAAACTTATCATGAAGCATATATCATATGATGATATGATTAATATGCCAGATGAGCAATTAATGGAAGAGCTAATAAAGATTAAATCTATTGGATCTAAGCTAGCAAGTTCTATAGTATCAGAAAGATATCTTTATGATAAAGATATGATTGATGCTAGAAATATGCTTAAGATTATTACAACTCAATCTTCTGTAGAACTCCCTAAGGTTAGTTTTACAGGATTTAGAGATGAAGTCTTACAGCGTAAACTAAATGAGCTTGGATATGACGCTGGAGATTATGGAGTTACATCAACAACAGCATTTGTTATTGCAGCAGATAAGAACTCCAGATCTGGTAAACTAAACAAAGCTATATCTAAAGGTATACCAGTTTATTCTAGAGATGAGGTTATAGATAAATTTAATATAGATTTATAAATAGCCATAAACTTAAGAATAACTGTATAATATAAATTAGATAGTAGATAGAATTAAATAATTCTATTTATTATATAGAAGACGTAAAAATAAAACAATTCCAAGGAGGAAAAGAGAAATGAAAGTAATTAGTAGTGAGGTAGTAGCAAGAGCAATGGCAATGGTAACAGGAGCAACTAGGTTTGCAGGTGTTGCCAATAAGTCTCTTGAGGAAACAGAGTTTAAATCAGCGTTTATAGTAAACGGTGATAGCATCGGATATTCATTCGGTGATGATGATAGACCATTTAGAATATTGAAGAGCTTCTTTGCAGCAACTTCATTATTCTTAAGCAAAGCTAAAGTTGCTAAAGATTCAGAGGCAGTAGCATTAGTACTTCTTGATCTTACAGGCAATTTCAAGTTTGCAGCAATCGTTAAGTATAACGTAAATAAAGAGAATCCTGATGAGCCAGGTAACTGGGATTATTCATTTACTTTAAATGAAGAGGATCTTGCAGAGGTTGGAGCTTCTAGAACAGTTAAGAAGTTCTTATTCAGTGATGTAAGTTTCCATTCAATGTTTGATAAGGTTGCTTATGATTTACAGAGCATCCAGTTTGAACAGGAGAGATCAATATATGATGCATGCTGCTTATGTATTGACACTCTTTATCAGATTCTTGATAATGAGGCTGTAGAGGGACAGACAGTGGATTTAGAAATCCCTGGATACTTCATGGCTTCAGTTGAGACTGCTGGAGATAACAAGACATTTGCTATCGTACCAGATGGTCATATGAAGAACATCATCAAAGATGATGCAGCATTATCTGAACTGTAATTTGTTAATGGAATAATAAATATGGGGTGTAGCTTAAGGCTACGCCCTATAATTTTTATTTTTTAGTGGAGGTGTATTGTGAAAAAGATGCGTATAAATGATACGTTGTATAACGTATGTACTCCGGCTGAGTACAATAAGAATCCAGAGAATCACACAATTAAATTCACAGCAGTTGAATGTGGAGATAATGTATTACCACTCAATTCAAGAATTACAGATAAAGCTACAGGTGTATACTTCTTTCCAAAAGAAGATGGTAGATCTGGAATGGTTGGATATGTGAATAAACCTGAAGAGGGTACTGAAGAGATATATTCTAAGAGCCATATGATTGATTATTCCAAGGCAAAGGATATCGAAGAAGTTATGGCTAATAATAATCTGATAAGAGATATTCAGAATGATATAATTATGACAAGTGAGAATATCTTAAGTCTACCAATAACTCAGAAAGATACTCCACATATGAAAGCTTTAAAAGAAGCAATCAATGCTAAGGGTATTGATAAGAAGAGTTATGAAAGTAGATTTGAACAATATCAGAATAATATGAGACTTCTTAAGGGTAATGATATTACTCTAAAGAAGTTAATTGAAGTAAGTAATGCGTTTGATATAAACGTAGAGATTACTTTAAGTGACAAGAGTGGGATTAATAATCCTATAGGGCGAAGTGTAACAGCAAGTCTAACAGAAGAGGATGGTGGAATGGTATGATGAATCAGAGGGAGCTGATATATAATTATAATAAGACACATACTCCAGAGTTTAATCATTCTCTGTTTACCAGAAGTGATGATGATATAATAGAATCATTACGTAAAGTAATATATAGTATCCAGAGAAATAGTACATTCAAAATTATAGTAGAGAATTTTGAAGTAATAACAGATTATGATGAGATACAGCATATATTATGGACTTATTATGATAGCAAGATTAATAAGTCTAAGTATACTGAAGAAGCATTAGCAGAAGCATCTAATAATGATGAAGATAATAAAGAAGAACCAAAACCAGCACCAAAGAAGAAGAGTTACTCTTCTTCAAGTAAGAAGACTATTAATATGGCTGAGTTCATAGATCTTAAAGATTCAGATATTTATATTATTAAAGTCTCTTATTACATCGCAGCAAATGAAATTAAGAATGGTTATGTAGATGAAAGATTTGATACATTCATAGCCGTTCCAAGAATAGTTGATGATTTCTATTTCCGTATTAAGGGTAATTTATATTATCCAATGTATCAGGTTGTAGATGCAAGTACTTATAATGATACGACTTGCAAGAATAAGAAGAAGCATAGTATCACATTCAAGACAGCATTTACTCCGATAAGGGTTTATAGATATCAGAAGAATGTATTAGATTATAATGGTCATAATATATCTTGTACGTATTTCAATACAAGAGTATTTAATAAGACAGTTCTTGCATTGAAGTATATCTTAGCAAGATATGGCTTCTATGGTAGTATGGAGTTTCTCCATATTGAGAGTATGAATATAGTCCAGTCTGTAGATATGATAGATAAGGATTCTAATTATATCTTCCCAGTAAGGGATTTATTCATAACCATTAATAAATATATCTTCACAAATAACCAAGTAGCTCAGTCTTTAGTTTATACTCTTAAACAGATTATAGATGCTTCTAAGGTTATATCTTATGGAGATATTCTTGATGATGCTACGTATATTAGAGCATTAGGATCAGATTTTGTATCTAATTCAGAACCAGAGTTATTATATGATAAGGGCGTATCTGTATTAGAGTCATTTGTTTCAAGTTATGATCAGATTACTAAAGAAGATTTAAAACTTGATGAAGAGAATAAAGCTGATACATATAGAGTTCTTAGATGGATGATGTATGAATTTAGTGCTCTAAGAAGAAAGAGTAATGTAGATATCACTACAAAGAAGATTGTATATGGTAATTACATTGCTTTTATATATGCTTCTAAATTAGCATTGGGAGTATATAGAATATCAGATAATGGTAATAAGATTACTCTTAAACTTATTAAGAAGAATCTTAATATACAACCAATGTATTTGCTTAATGAGATTACCAAATCAGAGGCAGTAAGTTATGATAACTTAGTTAATGATATGGATGCCATCATAGCTCTTAAGCATACATGTAAAGGTACAGCAGGAATTGGAACTAAGTCTAATTCTATTCCTGACGAATATAGAATGGTTCATCCTAGCCACTTGGGTAGATTTGATATAGATAGTTCATCTAATTCAGACCCAGGTGTTTCAGGTGGTACCATTTGTCCATATGTGCAGTTATATGATAAGCATTTCTCTGAGTATGAAGAACCATGTACTTGGCAAGATGCAATGGCTAGTCTTATGGATAAATATAAATCAACCAATAATAGGGTTGAGATGTGTAGGATTATTAATGATAATGGATTATCTAATAAGCCTATGGATGTTAATACTGTAGCAGAATGTGCAGCAATGAATGCTTCATTATTTAATACAGCTAAGTATATGAAAGAGTCTGTAGAGAATCAGCCAGTATATATAGATATTCTTGGTGATGGGTTGATGATATATACAGAAGAGTAAATAATAAAAAACGGAGGTAAAGCAAATGGATCCAGTTTCTATTTATCACAGATATTTTGTATACTCCGGTGAAGAGGCTAAGCGTCATACTAAAGTGTATGGCGCTAATGCTACTCTTGGCACCGTAGTAGTTAAGGGTGTTAGTAAAGAGTATACTAGCATTGTAACAAATTTAGATGGTATAGAACCAGATGCAATTGTTATCACTAAGGGTGATATCAGAAGAATTAAGTACACAGATCCAGTTCATTAATTTTTTTTACATGGAGGTGTGGTATGGAAAAGAAAGAAATGTGTAGGGCTTTACCATATGGTAGTTGCCCAATATGTGGTCATACAGAGTTTATAGTTTTAGATACTACAACAATGGCTTATCTTACAGATAAAAAAGGTCATGTGTCTAGTATGGATGAAGTATATTACAATTGTGAGGGTAGATGTCTCAATTGTGGTACTGAGTTTAAGAGATTTGATGCTTGTGAATCTAGATTTATCCCAATGAGTAAGATTAGAGAGTTATGTAATTTTGATCTAGAATTTAGGAATAAATATTATGAAGAGAATATGAATCCTGACTCATTAAAGATTAAGAATCCGATGGGGGTGGATAAAGATGAATAGCCCAGAAGAAGCGATATTAATGTCGCTTATAAACGGTATTGGTCATACAGGTGAATTCAATCCAGTAGATAATACTGTGATGAATATTCTAATGAATAACGGATGTGCATCATCAGATAACCCAGAGTCTTATATTGCTAAGATATCAGACTCTATGTGTATTGATTATATAGATGGAATGATCGGTAATGCTAAATTACAGTATTACGATACATATAAAATGGATGGTGTTATACATTTAGTTATTTTTTTAGATCTAGTAGGTATTAAAAGTGATAAAGATAAAGATGGTATCTTAGGAAACTCAGCTACGTTTTATAAGATAATGAATATATATGAGATGGCAAATCTGTTAGTGTATAAAGTGCCAATGCTAGATGCATTTCTACAGACTTCAGCAGGTATGTCTATGAGATATACCAGAACGATAGTAGCATATATAGTATTGAGTAGATTCAGTACAGTAACAGAAGTAGATATTGAAAATTGTGGATTATCAGTAGAAGAGATATCTGATATGATATCTAAAGTTGGTATTAAGAATATTCTCTTAGGTATAAGGACGGTATAAGTATGAAAGAATTGTGTAAAATAGTAGAACCATATAAATGCAAAGATTGTGGTAGTGATCTATTATTTTTTATTACATCAGATGGTTGGTCTATAAATTATAAAGAAGTATTTTATAAACGTCTTGGTATGTCTCTTAGTGATATTAGAAATGAGTTAGTACATCGTAAAGTAAAACACTTTAAGTGTCTTGGATGTGGTAAGATTCATTTCATAGATTGGTCTAATGGATTTCCAGTACAATTAACAGATGGTGAATGTTTGAAGAAGTTTGGGGTATGAGGAAACTCATACCCCAGATTTTATTGCTTAAATGGACGTATTACACTAGTATAATACATTCTAGGAGGTTGATTAGTATGAGGTTTGGTTTTATTGAGTTGGTAGGTTATGCAGGTATATATGATGGTATGGGGTTAAATCAGATTAGAATAGATTATTCAAAATGCATATATGGTAATATAGTAATTAGAGGTAAGAATGGTTCTGGTAAGAGTACGTTATTAAATGCATTTACCCTATTACCAGATTCTAATGATAGTTTTCTTCCCGGTGTTGAAGCTAGAAAGATTATTAGTGTTATAAGTTATGATACTGAGTATGTGATTAGATATATTCACCCAGTAAACTCTTCAGGGGAGAGATTAACCACTAGAGGATATATATCTAAGGTAGTAAATGGTCAGTTAGTTGAGTTAAATCCAAATGGGAATATATCATCTTGTAAAGATATCATATATGAAGAGTTTGAATTAGACCCAGCATATATATCATTATCTAAATTATCATCAGAGAATAGAGGTTTAGTAGATTCTAAACCAGCAGATAGAAAGAGATTAGTAGTTGGTATATTGAATAGTGTAGAGACTTACAATGCTATTCATAAGAATATATCTAAGAAGACTTCTGCATATAAGCAATTAATAAATACTCTGGTATATAAGATAGATAAGATTGGAGATGAAAATAAGTTATCTAATATTGTAATTGGATTAGAGAATAAGTTATCTCAATTAGAGAAAGATAAAGAGAAAGCAATAGAAGCATCAGCATTATTAAAGATGCAGATTAGTGAGTATGAGGATATTCTTAGAGAGAATAATTATGATAATATCGTATATGATTTAAAAGAGAATAATAGAAGTCTTGATTCCATATACTCTAGCATACAAAAGAAGTTAAATGATTTTAATATAGATGATATCTCTAAAGTAGATCCATTTGTAGAATCTATTAAAGATAAGATATCTGCATTGGAGAATGCTTTATTTGCTAAGAAGCAGATAATACCAGAGTTATTAGCATTAAGAGATGCAGACTTTAAGAATATGAATGATAAACAGATAGCATTAAATTCATTAACGTCTGATTATGATTATTCTGAGGTTAAGTCTGCATTAGAGAATGCTAGAAGTGTTGTAAATAAATATGAGGGAGTATTCTCATCTCTTGGCTTATCTCCAAAAGATTTAATTACTAGAATAGAATATGAAACAGCAATGACAGGATTCAATTCTCTTATTCAATTGAGTAATAATCTCTTATATTCATATTCTGAATCTGATTTAAGAGATGCTATATATGGTAATAATATTGGAGAATATAATATATCTGAATTAGAGAATGAAGAATACCATCTTAAGAAAGAAAAAGAATTTCTAGATACACAAATCTCTAAATTTGAAGCTATGATGGAGGTTGCTAAGGGATTAAATAAGAGACCAAAGAATTGTAAGATAGATTCTTGTCCATATATTGCTTCTGCAGTTGAAGCTAATAAGAATTATCCAGAATCTCAGTATAATAATCTTATATCTAGAAGAGATAATATCATTAAAAGATTATTAGAGATTAGTGATATATTCCGTAGATTGAATACTCTTAATAATATAAAGAAAGATTTAAGAGTTATAGATATAGAGTTGAAAGATAAGATTAAATTCATGAGAAAGTTTAATATTAGAGAAGACTTTGTTGAGTCTTTTTATGATAGAGTTCTTAATCATGACCCATTCAATGATATTGCTGAGTTGTATAGATATAATGATTATGCTAATATATTGGATGAGTATAATAATGCTAAAGAACAATTAAAGACATATGAGGTTGAGTATAAGTTATATGAATCTAAGAATAGTATTATAGATTCTATGATTAAAGATATTGAGAATTTGAATAATAAATTATCTGAAGCAGATAAGAAGATTGATACTACTCATGCTGAGATACAAGAGATCTCTAAGAATATAGAGTTAACAAATTATGTTAAATCTAAAGTATGTGATCTTCAAGATAAAATCAATTCTCAGTATAAGTCTTTATTAGATAAGAAAGAAGAATTAGAGACTCTTAAAGAATCTCTTGAATCTAATAATGTAGCATTAATAGATTTAAGAGAGAAGTTATCTAGTTGCGATAATATCATTGGTGGTATTAATTCTGATATTAAGAATACCACTAACGATAGAGATAACTGTAAGAGAGCATTAGATGCTCTTGTAGAATATAAGTCTGAATTGAATATGTATAACGATAAGTATATTAAGCTAGATAAGATTAAGTATTATTCTACTCCATCTTCTGGTATACAGACCGTATTCATTCAGATGTATATGGATAAGATAGTCCATACTGCAAACGAGATGCTATCAATGCTATTTGATGGACAATTTGTATTACAGAAGTTTATAATAAATGAAACTGAGTTTAGAATACCATGTCTTGGTGAGGGATTACTTCATGATGATATAAGCTCAATGTCTTCAGCTCAGAAAGCAATGCTGAGTATGATAATATCATTTGCCATATTGAAAGAATCATCTACTAAATATAATATATTAGCCATAGATGAAGTAGATGGAGCTCTAGATATAGATAATAGAAGACAATTCCCATTATTATTTCCAAGACTTAAAGCAATGGTTGGATGTGAACAGAGCTTTACCATAAGCCATAATTCAGAACTTGATTTATCTACCTCTGATTTAATATTGTTAAAACTTAATGCTGGAGAGTCATATACTAATGGCAACATAATCTGGCAGTATTAAATGACAACTAAATAATCTTATAAACAATATTTTCACCCACAGGAGGTAATATAATGAGAAATACTATGAATGAACGCTACTACCCATATTACAAATTCTTTATGGATATTAAGAATAATCTAGATTGGGCAAATATAATTAAGATTGTACCGATAGATGAAGAAGTGTTAAGTAATATTCTTCCATTGGTTGATCTTAATACCATTTGCCAATATCAGATTTTATCTGAGAAGTTTCTTGTAGATCACTTAGATAAACTAGATTGGGATTCTATATCCTCATTCCAGCCATTATCAATGGAGTTTATTAATAGATATATTAATCATATCAATCTTAAGAAGATTGCTAATTCAAATAATAAACTCAGTCTAGTATTCTTAAATGAATACAAAGACAAATTAGATTGGACTCAGGTATCTAAGTGCCAAAAGTTAGATAGTTCAGAACTTTTAGCTTTCAAAGATCGTATAGATTGGCCTGTAGCATTTAAGTTCCAGAATATTTCTATGGAGACTTTAGAGAAGATTATATCTTCTGGTTCTATAGTAATAAACTGGGATGCAATATCAGAACATCAGAGATTAACAGAAGATTTCATTGTTAAATATGATAAGCTTCTGAATATGGATAAGGTATTTAAATTCCAGACTCTTACTGATGCATTTAGAAAGAAATATAATGCTCCAGTAGTAGAGAAAGATGTACCAATAATTCCATTAGTTCCAGCTAAAGAAATAAATAAGCCATCCTCAGATGTTGATTCACGTCCATCTGAGAAGACTGAAAATCCTAAGACGCAAAATGAGGGTAGTACCACTACAATCCCACAGGATAGTCATAAAAATGAGCCAGAAGAGCATAAAGAGGAAAATACACATGTATCAGAACCTCCAGTATCATCAGAGGTTAATACTGGATCTCCAGAGAAGAAAGAAGATGTAGTTGTTCCTCCAGTAGCATCAGGAGAAGATGAATCTAATAAAGCTTCATCTGAAGATAATGCTGTGCATAAGAATGAAGAAGAGCATAAAGAAGTAGATTCTTCTCATACTACAGAAGATACATCACATAATACTGATACTCATACTTCAGAAACTCATACTGAAACAAGACAAGATCCTCCAGTAGAAAGAAGAGAAGAAGAACATTCTCCATCTAGTGAAGATCCAGGTACTACAGTAGGTAATTCTGAAACTAATGTACCATCTCCAGGATTAGTACCAGGTGGATTATCAGAAGCAAGTGATAGTTCAGGAATTAGTAGAGAAGATTCTGGATTATTACCATCTCCAGGTAGAAGAGAGATAGGAGTAGAAAGTGCTTCAGGTGTATAAAAAATATAAATTTACACAAAGCCGATACATATAGGTAGAGAAGTCCATGTGAGATTCACCCCCGAGTTTCTTATTTGGATTGATCTATTTGCTACTATTAGTCATTGCACTAAATTACTAAACCTCTAAGTAGTGTAGTTACGTCGTTAGGAAGAACATCCCACTACCCTAACTGGGTAGTGGGACTTCTTCTTGTTTTTTAAAACTCTGACATATCTGGTTTATCTGCATTTAATACTATAAGTGGGTATGTTACATTTCTATTCTGATCTTTAGCGAATCCACCACGGATATTAATATCTAATTCATATAGAGTATTATCTGATGGCTTATCAACGTTAGGAACAGACTGACCTGTAGCTTTATCTATTACGTCATAATATCTATTACCTGTAGCATTATCATACACTACTACAGTATCTATAGCACCCTTAGCTTCAAGAAGCATTCTATTCTCAGCAGGATTAAGATTAGCTTCCCATATAGCCTGATCATCCATTCCACCTAGAGCCATTCTAGGAAGATTAGATCCTGAAGATATCATCATATCCTGCATAGATGGGCCTAATACATTAGGACCTCCACCCATAGGCATATTAACAAATGCATCATATAAGCTAGCAATCCTAGCATTATCATCCTGCTCATTCATAGTACTCTTTAATTCTTTCATTCTTGAAAGCTCAAGATGGTTAGCATCATTAATACACTTATTCTTTTCTCTTATAGCAGATATCTTAGAACTAATTATTGTAGCTACAGTATTGGTCATATCGGTAATGTAGTTATACTTACCCTTAAGAGTCTTAGATGCTCTAACCTGCTGTAAATCTCCTACTAACTCAGCACCTAATACGTTAAGCTGTCCAATAGATTCATCTAATTGACCCATTGTGTCTGTATATGCTGAAGCATATGGTATATTCTCTTGAATATAAGATAATGATGTTGTAGGAGCTAATGGAGTAACTACAGAAGTAGATACTTCAGTACTACCATCTTTTACATTATTCACTTTAACAGACTTCTTTCTACTACTCTTAGGTGTTGCTGGTTCACTTATAGCTGGTAATACGTCAGGATGTGCAGATATGCTATGATCTTTACATTCCTTATCACCTTTGATAAATGATTTAATATTAAACGTCTTAGTTTCACTCATTTCTTTATCCTCCTTGAGATAATGATAAAAATATATAATAGTTTATTAAGGTGTCATTTGTGCAAAAAAGACCCCCAGTGCCGCCTGTAGCACTGGGGATGATATTGATTGATTAATAAAGGTATTTTTATAGGAGTTTTATTTATGTCTCGATCAAAGTTCAAGTCATTAAGCAAGTGAGGTTTGTTATTGGCTTTTTGGCCCATTTTGTTGTGTGTATCTGTTAGGTTATTTTCATAGCACTAATATATCTCACGAAGAAGGGGGTCAAGATATACTAGAAATGCAGTACAGGCATATGCATTTATTATATTGTTTTAATGCCCAGGATACATAATGATAACGATAAGCTATAGAAATACGGAGGTATAGAGATATGTTTAGAATTCCAGGATATGAAGCGGGGGCTAATATTACAGTATTAAATACTATATATCATAAACCAACAAAGAATCCAGAGACTGGCAAGTATGGTAAGGATTCTATTGATATAATATTTAAAGATCTAGATACAGGAGAGAAACATCTTCATCATATAGATGAACCAGAGTATACATATTATATTGCAAATGATGATTGTAGAGTTCCATATAATAGATTATTCATTTCAAAAGAAGATTGTTTCCCAGTAACGTGTAAATATCGTGAAGTATTAAAAGATATAGCAGAGAAGACTGGTAATCTTGATAGATTTTATGATAATATTAGAAGTGGTAATTATAAAGCAAATGATGGGTTAATTAAAATACCATCAATATTTAATGCAGATATGCATATAGAAGATTATTATAGATTTAAGTTTGGTGAGACTTATAAGAATGAGCAGTGTGAACCAGGGATGTTATTCTTCGATATTGAGGTAGATGGTACATATGCTAGAGGAGACTTCCCAGAGCCAGGTGAGTGTCCAGTAAATGCATTATCTATAATAGATGATGTAAATAAGAAAGTGGTTGTATATGTATTAATCAATGAAGATAATCCATTGATAGATAAATTCATGAAAGAGAATCATGAAAAAGAATTAAAAGAGTTTGTTAAAGAGAAAGTTGGTGGATATAAAGAAGAAATAAGATTTGGTTTAAATGAATATGATTATAAGATTATATTCTTTAGAGAAGAGATTGCATTAATTAATAACTTCTTTGGATATATTAATTTTACCAAACCAGATTTTGCATTAGCATGGAATATTGCATTCGACTTACCGTATTTATTGGCAAGAATTCAAGTGTTAGGATATGATCCAGTAAATATGGTTTGTCATAAAGATTTCCCAGTGAAAGAATGCTGGTATTATGTAGATAAAAGAGCTGATAAGTTTGAAGAGAGAGGTGATTATAGTCACATATCTTGTTATACAGTATATCTTGATCAGTTAATTACGTTTGCATCTAGACGTAAGGGTCAAAAGAAAGGTAATATTACAAGATATACTCTTGATTTTATTGGTTCTATAATTGCAGGGGTAAGAAAGTTAGAATGGAAGCATATTTGTAAGAGTATTAAAGAATTACCATATGCAGATTTTAAGACTTTTATATTCTATAACGTTATGGATACAATTGTTCAGTTATGTATTGAACGTAAGGTAGGGGATATTAGTTTTGTATTTGGTAAATCATTAGCAGTATCTACAAGATATGCAAAGATACATAGACAGACAGTATATCTCTTTAATAAGGGTATAACGTCATTTAGTAAGATGGGATTTGTAATGGGTAATAACGTTAATAAGAACAATGTCAAAGTAGGATTCCCAGGGGCATTTGTTGCTGATCCTAAAAAGGTTAGTGATAAGATTAAGATGAGGATTAATGATATTCCGATTAATGTTTGTAATAATCTTGATGACTTCGATTATACTGCTCTGTATCCAAGTATTATTGATGAGAATAATATGGCTCCAAATACTCAGTATGGTAGAGTAATATTCCCAGAGCCATTTGACTCAAGAGAGAATAGATTTAATAATAGATACTTCCATAGAACAGTATGGTTTATGGAGGATATGGTTAGTGGTGATTATATTACATTCTGTGAGAGATATTTACATCTTGCTGGATATATGCAGATGTATTATGATATTATTGAATACTTCAGAACAATACAGAATCCATTAAGAGGATTAAGAAATTATGATGTAGTATCTGGAAAGAGATTCATGACTCATTATGTGAATAATCAGATTAAGAAACCAATGTGCGCAATTGTTGATGATAATTCTTATAAGAGAGAAATGTGTAGAGTTGCTCATGTTATGCCGAAATGGGGGTGTGCTGCATAATGTATATCACTACTAGCGATTTGTTTTATATCAATGAGGTCGCTAAGCTTATAAAGCAAGACCTCATTGTATTTAGAGATAGAGCATATGGAATATCTGCTCTTACAGCTCATGTATGTGAGTATGTATTAGATATGAATAAGATATCTTTCTGTGTAGATAAAGTTCTTATATTTAATAAGACAGAATTATCTGCATTCATTAAGGGATTGACTACCGAGACTGGATTTGATCTTATAGATATCCAGTCTGGTATTGTACCAATTAGAAATAATATTGGTGGTATATTGAATATTGAATTCAATTACTATCATACCCAGAGAATGATGTATATTTATGATCAGATTATGATGATGAATAATATACCACCAGCAGTTGAATCAGAAGATATGACTTCTAAGTTATCTGCTCTGTATTCAATGAAGAAAGATGATGGGATTTATACATACATTCATCACGATTATTATATGATTTTATATTATGGATTGCTTCCATTAAATAAGCCTGATAAATTATATTTGTCTATCTACACGGGATGGGAGTTATTCTATGCTAAATTTGTTATAAAGAAATCAAAACAATTCGTGAATGTTTATGTGCCATATCTTAAAATCCCGAAACATGAAAATAAACGATAACACCATCTAAGGAGGGATGTAATATGGCAGATGATAACAAAGATGAATTACAGAAGCAACAGAAACCCAGAAGAGGTAATATCTTCATGAATCTTGCTTCAAGGGTTCAAGATAACGTTCGTAGTCTGTATAGGAATACTTTCTATACAGATATGGATGATAAGCAGCAATTAAATGCTATAAGAAAAGACATGTCTGCATCTATTAAACAGATAATGGATATAAACATGGATAATTCTGGTGAACCAAATATTTCTAGATTATATGAGAGGCTTATGTATACTCAGAGTGATAAGTCTTCTGTAGATGAGATAGAAAAGATATTTGGTGATAATGATTTCATTAATAATTTAACAGCATCTTATATGGATACTAGATGGGTTAAAGAATTAGATATTGAAATCGATACTGTAATTAAGTATATGCCTAAACTACAAGAGGCATTACTTACAATCAGAGATAATGTATTATCATCTGATAGTTTCTCTAAAGATTATTTAAATCTTGAATCTAAGTTTGGTATTTCTGATTCTGATAAGATTCAGTTCTCTAGAAATATAGAACAGATGAAAGATGAATATGATCTTCTTGAGCTTACGACTGAGATATATGATGACACCTCAAAATATGGTGAATCTTTCATTTATAGAGTTCCATATGATAAGGCTATTCAGAAGCTTATAAATAATAAGAATAAGATGCCAGTTATAGGGTTCAAGAGTAATAAAGAGAATGCTATCATAATTGAATCTGGTGGATTAACAGATAAGATTAAAATTGATGGATATTCTGAAGAGAAAGATGGTGTTATAGATTTCCATATAAATATGGAATCTGGATTAATATCTTCTATAATAAATAATGAGAAATATATAAGAGATAAAAAGAAGATAATAAAAGAGCAATCTATTACAGAATCATTTATGAATGAATCTTATATAGATAGTAATCGTAAACCATTAAATGAATCTGATCTTAATCCATCATCATTCATTGATAGTACTGAAATAGATATTGAAAATGGTAAATTACCGAAGCATAGAAATTTTGATAGCACTCTAAGTAGCGATATGCCTCTTCCTAGCGAGGTCGAATTAACAAATGACGGCTTTACAGATAGGTCCAAGGGGGGTAGTAGTGCTAGTATTAAAAAAATGAACGGAGCATTGATTAAGAAGTTAGATAGAGATAAAGTATTACCAATTACAATCAATAAGGTTTGTCTTGGATATTATGTATTTGAGGTAGATACTAAAGTTGATGTATATGGTAATTCTAATGTAAGAGGTACATCTAATCTCATGGCTAATACTCTTGGTACAATGAGTAGTGTTAATAGAAATACAACAGACTTAGAATGGATGACTAGAAGAGAAGAATTAGTCAAGACAATTGCAAGTAATATTGCAGAGAAGATTAATGCAGATTTTGTTAATACTAATCAGGATCTTAAAGAAGAGATATATCATATCTTAAAATATAATGAAGAGTTCTCTAATTCTATTACTAATGGTGGTGCAGGTATTAATGTATCATATGTACCTCCAGAAGATATTGAACACTTCTATTTTAAATTAGATGAATCTACAGGTAGAGGAATATCTGATCTAGCATTATCATTAATACCAGCAAAGTTATGGGTTGCTATATATATCACTAATTGTTTAGCAATAATGATTAGAGGTAATGATAAGAGAGTTTATTATGTAAAGCAATCTGTCGAAGCTAATATAGCTAAGACATTGCTTAAGACTATTAATGAGATTAAGAAATCTAATTTTGGTATACGTCAAGTAGAGAGTATTAATTCAGTATTAAATATCACTGGAAGATTTAATGATTATATTATTCCTAGAGGAAGTGATGGTCAATCTCCAGTAGAGTTTGAAGTAATGCCAGGACAGCAGATAGAGATTAAGACAGAACTTATGAATATGCTAGAAGAATCTGCTATAAATATAATAGGTATTCCTATAGAGACTATACAGAGTAGACAATCTCCAGACTATGCTATTCAATTAACCATGAGTAGTTCTAAGTTCTTAAGATTTGTTTATGCTAGACAGTCTAGATTCCAGAAACAGATGGGAGACTTCCTCACAGCAATATATGATATGGAATATCTATCTAGTGATAGGTTAAACCTTATACTCCCACCACCATTATTCATCAATGTAACTAACACCAATCAGCTTATAGTAAATACAAATGATTATTGTGAGAATATTGGTAATATGCTTATGGCTAATGAACCTGATGAGAATCTTAAAGCAGAGTTTATTAAAGAGCTTAAGATATATAACTTAGGATCATATATGAAGATGGATGTAATGGAACAGCTTATAAATAAAGCTAAACAGAATAACGTTAGATCTCTTATATCAAATCCAGATAATATGGAACAAGGTGAATAGAAATAAAATACCCACTACCCAATTAGGGTAGTGGGGGATCTTTTTAGTTATGCTTATATCCTGTATTGAATATTCCTTTAGTCTGAGCTTCTGACATACCCTGATCTTTCATTGTACGAAGAAGCTTATCAGTACCAGTATAGTTATAATTCATACTGTTAACGATAATCTGCTTATTACCAGCATCAGAACTAAGAAGATGTCTTATAAGCTTCTGAGCAGCATTATCAATCTCTGTAGACTGAATTGGGAAACCATTAAACTTAACCTGAACGTCACGCTTATTGATATCACCCTTAGTATAGTTATACATGTCTGTATCTGCAGAGTTAAGCTGAGCAGCAACGATAAGATAAGCAGCCTCTACATTCATCATGGTACTATCAGTATTGATGAAGAGGAATGAGAATACCTCATTCTCAAAACCATCAGCAAGAACACCATTATGAATAAGACCATGATAAGTCTTAACCTGAGTTCTTGGATCTTTAATACCAGTAAGATAGAGTCTAGCAAACTTAGTTAATGGAGTACCAGTCTTCTCTTCATAAGAAAGAGTGAATTCAGAAGCACTCTGCATATTAACCTTATTGATAACATTGATGTTGTTAAGATCATCACCAAGTGTCATAGTTTCAACAGAGATATCCTGAAGACCATCAAAAGACTTAAACTCAAACTCTATAATCTGCTTCCATGTACTTACAAGAGTACCATAGTTACCAGGATCAATTGAAACAAGCTTATTGATAAACTCTGGCATCTGGCAGATAATGAATGCAGCATATCCAGTCTCATATGGAGTAAACTGTACAAGAGAACCAAAGTCTGGTACACCTCTCATAAGTCTATATCCAGTGAGATCTTTACCTTTCTTACTATATCTAAACATATTACCCTGGTAGTCATTAGGCCCAAGGTTGTTTATAGAATCAAGACTTTTTTCCTTGTAGCTGTGTAATGTATTCTGTGCCATTGTATCCTAACCTCCTTTCCTTAATTGATGGCAATTACTTTGAAGTACTCTTCCTGGAAGAATTCTTTGCATTTAACTACAAGAGTTGCATAGAATACTTTATTAACCTCGTACTTCTCATCAGCCATATACTTAATCTCGAGTAACTCATACTTATTCTTATATTTCTCGATAACATTCTGGCATGCATCAAGATATATCTGAAGGTCTCCACCACTAACAAGAGTAAATCTTGTTCTAGGGCAAGTAGTTCTAAGTGCTTTAATAACTTCATGAATACCAACAACGTTATTTACAAAACTAAGCTGTGAGAATGTCTCATTGTTAGTAAATTCAGCATCAAGCACTGGAACTCCATCATAGAGGTTAAGATAATTGATATTACGATCTACAAGCATCTGCTTCTGATCAAGTCCTGGAACTGTATGAGGTACAAAATTAATTGTGCCTTCAATAATCTCAGGGAATGACATACCATTGCTTACACCAGCTAAAGGAGTTGTAGTAGCTCCAGCTGCATATAAGTTACAAAGCTTAGTAGCAAGTAAGTAAGGCATAGTTACAGTAATCTCTCTTCTTGTATATGGATCATATACTTTAAAGAAGTTATGATACCATGAAGTACTAATTGAATATGGTATATTCGTAAAGTATCCAAGCATAGCATCAACAGTATTAAACTTAGTACCCATATCTGCAAAGTAGTCACAATCACCACGAGCATCTACTACATTAATAACCTGCTTCTTTACATCATCAGGCCAATTACAATCTACAATGAAGTCAAGCTTATAAGCATCACCATCATAGATTACAGGATCATATAATGCTCCAGTAGTCTTACCGAATACATCAAGAAGAAGCTTCTTATATTCATCAGGCTTATCAATAGGAGCTGAACCCATTGCACCATAAGAACCACCCTCAAGTTTAACACCAAATCCTGCTGAAAGATTAATGGCTTTATCTGTAAGATCTGTAGGCTTCTTAGCTGTCCATCCATTAGGGTTAGTATCTACATCATCTTTAGCTTCTCCAATGTAGTTAATACCAGAGATTGTAGCCTTACCCTTATTATTATAACCATATAAGAAGTCATAATTAAGAAGAGCAGTAGTATCTACCTTAGCACCTCCAGAGAGAGCTGTAATTCCAAGAGTTTCAACCAGCTTATAAACTTCATCATCATAGAACTTAACCTGAATCTGTTCAGAAGTCTTAAGCTTTGGATTCATAGCCTGAGAAATACCATTAACGATTACATTAGGATTCATTGTAAATGAGATATTATCTAAGAGATTAACACCATCATATACTTCAAAAGAATACAATGCATATTCAAAATTTGTTCTAGAGAGATTATACTCAGGAACAATCTTGAATGTAAGAGAACTCTCACCTCTACCAGCTGCAGCAACAGAGAACAATGCTACGTCAATATTATCAGTATCATCTGTTCCACTTGATCCAGGAACACCATCATTAAGTTCTACATGTTTAAGAGCAGCTTCTCTAACAGATTCAAAATCTTTAGCATTCTCTTCAGACTTTGTGTAAATATAAACATTACTTACATTATCTGCTTTAATAACACGAGCTCTAACTGTAACGTTAGCAAGAGTAGCATCTGAAGATACCATACGATTACAAAGTACAGACCCTCCATTACGAAGAATCTCTGCTAATGTGAGCAGTCCCTGTCCATGTCTTACAAATGAAATAGGTCCGATAACTTTAGTTAAGTCTTCAAACTTATTAATTGTTCTCCAACCCTCTCTACCCTTATCTGATGTATATGGCACCATAAAAAGGGCTTTTGGACCGTCATTCTTAATAACTTCTAATTCTCTGATCATAGACTGATCTTCTATGACGGCCCTAAACTTAGGATAACCTTTCATAACTTACCTCCTTAAGTATTTTTTTGATTAAATTATTTTAAAATAATCTAAGCTATTGAAGCTTTAATGATATGTTTTATGAGGGTATACGCCAAATACTAGTTCATCATAGCTTTCTCTAATGGTGAAGTAGCAGTAGGTTTAACCGTCATAGCTGCAGCAATAGACTCATCTGCATTCTCTGAAGTAATAGCAGTATATGGTGATACATACTTAGGTACTTTGAGGATAGAGATAGATTTATAATTAGTCATATTCTTATCTCCAGATAGTCTAAATGATCTAGTCATATCTTTAGGATCTCTACAGAGTACAGATATTAATATTCCATATAGCTGAGGAGATATCTTATAATTAAGATCATTCATATCTGCATTTGCTTGAATGAGGTTTTGTAACTCATCATATGGTATAGACTCTGGTAGTTTAGATCTCATAAGCATAGTAGTAAACTTCTCTGCATTATCTACAGACATAACTAAATCTAATGAACACATTAATTCATCACCCCTGATGAAGTGTAATGCTCTATATTTAGTCTCAGCATCATAACCCTTAAGAGTAAGAGTTTCTTTAGTAACAGAAGATGGCTTACACTCAAATACTGTTGGTAATTTAAATAAACCCTGTTTGATAATCTTACCATTCTTATCATATACAGCATAATCAAATATACCAAGAAGAGATATAGTATCACCAAATACTTCAGCTATATTTGTCTCAAAATAATTCTCTGGTACAAAATATATACACTCTCCATCATCATTGAATATAAGCTTATTCTTTTCTTCTTTATAGAACATACTCCTTTAACACCTCCTTATATAATAAAGTATTATATAAAAGTCAGCAAAATTATTCCCTCTAGGGAAGATCCCTAGAGGGCTATTATAAATACTTAAGGTTCTTGTTTAATCACTAAAATTGTATCTACTACTTCTTTCATTCCTCTAACATCTCTACTTAAAAGATCTATTCTATCTTCTAGATCTTTATAAGCAATACCAATATCTCCAGCTTCAATCTCTTTAACAAGAGTCTGAAGTTTCTCTAATATGGAATGCTCTCTTACATCTGATGGAACTTCTGGTTTTTTATATTCTTCATCAATATCTAATGGGTTAATATCTCTTATAGAAGCTATATAGATTCTTCTCCTATCAGCTTTACCTCTAGTAGAACAATCCATAACTAGATATGCTTCAGATACAGATGTATCAGTAACACCAATATATCTATCACACTTATCTGGTATAGAAGCACCAAATGTTTCTAAATAACCATCAGCTACACATACTCCAGATTCTGCTACATATATTATAGCATATCTCTCACCAGGGGTTAATGTATAAGCTCTATCTTGGTTAGGTGTATCTCCATGAATATGTATCTTAAGAGACTTAACCATTATGGTGTTAATCTGTTGTACTGATGGTACATTATATGGTGGATTAGAATCTGCTAATGTAGATTCATCTGTAAAACCTATCTCTACAGTACCACTACTATTACCAGCTAGAGTATGATGTCTAGTTGAATTATAATGTGGAACCTCTTGATCAAAGAAAGTCTGACCATATTGATAATTAGTTCTTGTTAAGTAAGGACCTTCCATATTACCAACCTCCTTAAAATTATTTGATTTTAGTTTCAATTCCTCTTAAGGATTTAATGATACTATCAATAATATCATTCTGAGAATCACTATAGTTGCCTATAAACTTAAGAGTGTAGATATTATTTATAAGTTTATAAGCATAAGCCAGATTACTTACATTCTTCTCACCATCAAGATCTAATCTCATTATCTCATCTATAATAACCACTGCAAAGATCTTAAGAACATCATCACTGAAATGCTCATCTCTTCTTGCAGCAACATCATGAACTATCTGAATCATCTCAGATATATCAGGGAATTTAACCCCTTCTTTCTCATTCATTGTCTTATTAAACATATATACTCTAGAGATATACATATTAAGATACTTCTTAATTATATACTTCTTTGGAAGATCTCCCTCTATAACACTATTTGTTAATAATAGATAATCTCTAGAATATTCAAATGCTTTCTTAATCTCTCTAAGCTTCTCAGCCTTCTCAGGATCAGTAGTATCAAATTCACCAATACGATTAAAGATCTCTTCTGTAGCAGCTGTAAAGATATCATCATACTCTGTACTCATATTACTGATAGTATTATTCATATCATTAGTATAAGACTCAAGAGTATTATTCAGTTTAGCATCATTAATAAACTGATCTAATAATATCCCAGCAGCATCATCTTTAGAAACTCTCATTCCACCAGCATTAGCAAATCCATTTGCTAACTCTTGAATCTTCTTTGGTAATTTAGAATATAATCCAGATACTTTAGCAGTATCTTTATATTCAGATATTGCTTTATAGAGTTTTAATGTATCATCATTAGATAATCCATATGGTGATAGGGATTCTAAGTAATCTTCTTTAGATTCATCTATAGACTCTATTATAGAAAGAGATGGATTAGAATTCATCTCCTCTTCAGCTGCCTTTTCTGCATTAACAAGAACCTCTGGTTTCTTTTTGTATAATTCATGCTCAATAGATATAATATTGTTATCCATCTTTATCCTCCAAATTATTTATTTATATAATCTTCTATGGTAGTATTATTACTATTAACCATAGAATGTAATGCCATCTTAATATTAGATATAAGCATTGGTCCACTCTCTGGGTTAGTAATATCATGCCAATATACATCTCTAAAGAAACTACCCCTATCAGCAAATGCATTATCTAAGAACTGTACTACATTTGGATCTTTGTATACTGTAGCAAAGATATCTGATAGCTTAATATCCATGCTATAGATATAATTAGTAGCCATACTTACATTAGATGCTATAAGGATATACTTCTCATCATCATATACTGTCTTAGCATATGAAGTAGAAGCATTCTTATCTCTACGAGATATAGAAGAATTAATAGAGTTATATATAAACTCTTTATAATTGATTATTGCTGTAGTAAAGAACTGAATAATCATTGTAGATCTATTACAAACTAAGAATTCATATAAATACTTAGCAGCAGTATATAGATCAATATTAGGATCTACAGTATTATACTGAAGATTGAATCTAGAACAGAGAAGATCTATAATTTGAAGATACAACTGTTCTCTAATAATCTTAATATTCTGAGTATCTCCAGTGTAAGTATCTTGCATGATCTTAAAATTCTGCTCTATGGCATCAACCATGTTAGGATCTTCTAAGACTCCTAGATAGTTTATATTATTAATCTTATCATTAATGACAGAAAAGATATAATCAGAGTCGAAATGTCTGATTGCTTCAAGCAATTCATATTCATTATTGATATTATAAGCCTCCATGTTACTAATCATGGCAAAACCCTCCTTTAGGTTAAAATATATTAAATCTTAATATTGTGTATTACTACGCATATTAAATAAAATATTAGGGAAGCCAATTAAGGCTTCCCTGTATATGGTCTAAAAGTTAAAATGCTCGTAATAATTATAATCTCCATCATTCATTGTCATAGCAACATCTGCTGGCACAGCACCAATCTGATCATATATTCCACTACCATCATCATATGGATTCGATATTGATGTATTCTCTTTATAGAAATTATCAAATACACTATATGGAATATCAGAATGAGCATTCTGTTCACCAACATAATCTTCTATTCTAGCATTTGGTGGAAGATTATATGCTTCTCTATATGCTTTAGATCCTAACGGGGTTAATGCAAACTCATTAAACTTCTGTCTCTCTTGCTCTAGAACTCTATCTATATATTCTTTTATAGTTGGTCCAGCAGCATTTATTGCAGCATTAAGATCAGCATTAATTTCTTGATTTACTGAAGCTTCATCAGTAACAAAATGACTTACTATCTCTACTCCAGATTCATCACTATAATAATCTAATGATTCATCTATATCTTCATCAGTCTTAATGGTAGATTTTCTAATACCATAACGTTCACCAAGATCTACACCCTCATACCATACATATAAAGCCATAAGCATAGAGAAGACCTGATCGTCATGTGTTGCAGCAGAGTGTTCTACTTTACCATTACGTTTAATCTCCATACCTAATAACTCATTATATATTATTGGGGATATGATTTTATCTTTATGATTCTCAACTCTCTCTATAAGAATATCTATAAGATTCTTTCTTACATCCTTCGATGAGTTTAATCCATACTCTTTAACTCTAACTTTCTGTTTATAAGCATGGATACCATCCTGACGTTCTTCTACAACTTTATCTTTGATCTCATAATAGAGATTCTTTCTTAATCCCATCTTTAAGAGTTTAGATATTACCGTAGCACCATAACCACCATTACGCTCTACATTCACTACAGCATTAGGCATCCAATTCTTTACAATAAACTCAATACATCTAGCCAAGTCTAATGTACTAATATAATTACAATTCATACAACCTAATACTTTAGTTGTAAGAGAATCAATAATGGTAATTGTAGAACTATCTTTCTTATAACCACCAGCAACATCGACACCAATAATCGGTGGATATGTTCTAGTATCAACCTGAAGATATGATTCAAATCTATACTTATTAAGAAGATATACTACAGATATTGGTTGTCTAATCATACCAGATATAGCATCTAAATCATCTGGAGCAAATGGTGAATTATCAACACCTGTAGCCCACTCAAGAAGTATCTCTCTTCGTATGTCAGGCCATGAGTTCTTTAACAGCAAGCATACTTCATTAAACCATTCATCTGAACAACCTAACTGCTGATATGTATATTTTACGTATACATAATTAGATGAAGTATTAGAATTAATAATCTCCATAATCTGAGTATAAGTCATATCATACCAGCTCTCAGAGAATACAGTAGCAGATTCTTTCATAGCATATGCTTCTTTACCCTCAGGAGTACTCATAAATCCAGGGGTTGTAGTTATAGTAATACCATATGGAGCTCCATTCTGTTTAGCGATAGCAGAAGCAGTCTTAAATGCAGGAGCACCATTCATATATATTACATCATTATATGGTAAGAAACCATACTCATCATACCAAAGTAATACAAGAGTCTTACCTCTGAGGAGAGATGCAGCTCTTGCTTTATTTGTAGCAGAAGCAAAAGTCTTAATACTATTATTATTAAATGGATTAGCTATATCAGTAGTATTATTCCTACCCTTATCTACTTTACCTCCAGGGAGTACTTTCTCTGATAATAATAAATATGGTGGTAGTAAATCTCTAATAGCTTTAAATGTAGTTAAGTTATCTTTAGCACCTTCCATACCTTTATGGAGGAATGCCATCTTAGAGTTAGTAGTACCAAAATTATATAGATATAAATATCTAATAATAACTCCAGTGGTTTTACCACACTGACGTGGCTCTTCTAAGAATGTATTAAGATTTAAACCTGAAACAAAATTATATGCCATATTACCACGGTCTAATTTATACATCATTGGAGCAGCACCAGATGATGGTAATCTAACAACTTCTCTTATAAAGTACCAGAAGTTACATATACATTCTCTAAGTATTTTCTGTTTATACCAAGCATTAAGTAATGGATCATGTGGATTAATACCATCTAGATCTGGATCTAATAATGCTAACATGAATTCATTATTCTTAATACCAATACTCTTAAGATAATGATGCATATCTAAGAATGATTTATTCTTAGTAGTTTTCTGTGAATATACAACTCTAGATTGTGGCTGTCTCTGTCGAGGGTAATTTACTGGGGCTTGTCCATACATATTCTGCCCATTAGGCATAGGTGTATTTCTAACCACAATATTATTACTAAAATTCACACAAATCCCTCCTTTCAATTATCATTTATATTTAGATGTCGTCAAATAACGTTATATAGATAATATAACTTAATGGTAATCTTATTATTCAAGGAGGATATTATGAAAACAAAAGAACAGATTTACAAAGAGCTATTACCAGTAGCTAAGATGAGTGGGGATTGGATAGAGTCTTATATAGATCTCTATAATATTGATACCTCATTAGATGCTGAAGAGGTATTTGCTCTAGGATTAAACTCTATTAAGCTAGGTATGGTTAAAGAGTTATCTAGATTCTTTAGTAATAACGTAAGAGAGACATTAGACTTTGTTATTCAGAAGGGTTATAATGAATCTCAGATTCAGATTATTCTTAAAGCTCTTACAGATTCTAAAGATTATAAAGAGCTTCTAGAATGGATTACTAATAATATAACCAAAGAGATTCCATATTCAGTAATGAATTATGCAATACTTGGATATATGGATGGTATTAAAGAATTCAATATGGATTTTGAAGAGATGATTAAATTCAATCAAGATCAGTTAGCAACCATATATGCTTGCATTAAAGATGAATTAGAATATAAGGATTTATTAAACCCAGGGATACCATCAGAATATATGGAAATTATTAGACATGCTAGATATATAGGCCTAAAAGCAGAATTTAATTCTGACAATAAAGTAGTAGTATTTTAAACCCAATGTAAACGAATATAGTAGGTTAATAGTAGAAGATACTACGGCGCTTTATGGTTTCATGAAATCATAAAAACTTCCACTACCCTATATGGGTAGTGGATATTTTATTGCTTATTTAGAATCTTACAATATTTGAATATGATACACTATCATTATCATTTCTATTCATTCCTAAGGGTTCAAATGGGAAGTTCTTAGCATACTTACTAACAATACCCTTATAGTCTACAAACTCCAATACCCAGTCAGGAACATCTACATTTGGAGGTAATGCCATTATATCTACTTTAGAACCAAGTGTAGGATGATCAAATAATGCCATTAGTTTCTCATAAGTCTCAGGATATTTATCTTTGATCTTAATAGCATTATTTCTATTTACATCTAGAGCTATCTTAATTACATAATTCTTCTCATCCATATCTATTGCTGGCATATGGTCATCTCTTAATTCATTATAAATTAAACATGCTACTACACCATTTACAGATAATGGATTCTTCTCATAAGAACTCATGGCTGATACATTATCTGGTTTATAATAATCTAATTTCTTATCCATGATATTCTTATATATTGCTTTCTCAAATAATACCATTTCTTTCATTATCTTAACCTGATCTATTGTATCACAAGCCATTACATCTTCATACAATATCTTCTTAAATACATCTTTAACTTCTGTTGGTAATGTAGACTTATCCATTGGTAAACCTGCTACTGCTAATGCTTTACTCTTAGGTATCATTTTACCCTCTTGTATCTCTTGGAAGCTTGCATAATTACGCATATTCTCTGTAAGCATAGCTCTAGCAAATAAGAACTCATTCTTCATTACCATTTTACATTTACCACCATCACCACTATTATATGCTTTACAATATCTATCAAGATAATCAACTACAAGATTGCTACATATATAAGCAATTATATTTATAATTGAATATCTTAATCCCTCTTGAGGTGATAACTTACATGGTTCTATATATTTCTTAGTTTCTATAACTTCATCTGTATAGAAGTCATAATCATATTCTGGCTTTACATATTCACACATTACTTTCTTTGGTCTATCACCAAACTCATCTGGCTTAACCAATTTATACGCATCGTGTTTCATATTCTTAATTCTAATCTTTCTATTATTATAAGTCTTACCCAATGCAAATCTATACCAAGCATCAAATGATATAATGGTTGAGTCTGTATCACATATTGCTACTACGTCTCTTTGCATATAATCAATTCTATCTAATTTATCCACGTAGAAATGACCATAATATACATACTCTTTAACTAGATCTACTAGATTATCTAATTTACTCTTAATTTCACTTGGTGGATCGTTAGGATTCATAAATGGGTTCTCTAATGTCTCTAAAGTATCATTAAGAAGATTACTCATAAATGTATTATCAAAGAACTCATAAAGATTATTCTTATAATAAACTCTATTTAAATCTTCTTGAGATAATGATGCTATATATTCAAATACTCTAGCCATTTCATCTTCACTTGGAGCCCATACACTTAAATCTACAGTATCCATAATCTTAATGAAACAATCAACCACACTAATATTCTTATCAAGAATACTATAGTCATTATATTTTCTACTATCACTCTCAGATTTAGTATTATTAATAAACATAATAATTTCATTAATACTATTAAACTTCACATTATTTGCTAATAATGATTCAAATAGCATAATACTACAAGAGATATATGAACGTCCTTGTCTTGTTATTGCTTCTGCTGTATAAACGTTATAATACATTGACGTTGGAGATCCAAGACAACCATAACTAGCATTAGCATTTAATTTCTCCAATAATTGAAAGAGATTATATCTCTCATATAATACAGATCCTCTAGGATAACTAAGCATCTCTTTCTTATATTTCTTACGGTCAATAAGAAAACCATTAATCATATCTCTTAATGGATTCTCTATTTCTTTATGCCTTTTAAATAATACACCACTTGAAGTCATTATTGGATCTAATGATTCAATATACTTAAAGAAGTCTAATACATACATATTGGTTTCTTCTTTAATATAATTATTATCTATTACAAGTGGAGCATTATACAATCTTTGAGATATTGAATAATCTATTGCATTAGATAATTCATTGAATGTAAGCCCTGGGAATGATGCATGCATACCATCCATCATAACCCTTTTATACTCCTGAATTGGTTTAACATTAAAACTTGTTTTCATATTCATTTTCCTTTCCTTAATACATTATACCTCTTTATATTGCATTATAATAAAGTCTTATGACGTATATTTATCTATTATATAGCCGTAACATCAGAGTAAATACTTATAGCCCTTCTATAAGTACAAAAATCATTATAATGATAAAAAATATTCAAGGAGGTATACCCAATGTTTTTGAATGGAATTATAAGGGAAGGTTCTGAAAACGAAGACGTTGTATTAGATGACGTTGATCTTGCTATTGAGAAAGACCCAGATACAGAAGAGGGTCTTGATGGTATAGCAAATGATGTTGAGAATCTTATGATGCAGACAGCTATGGAATCAGCTTCATATTTTGATGGTGGTGAGCAGGCTGTTAAGACATTCACAGAGTCTACAGAGGTTAAGGCTCTTGTTGAAGGAAGAAAGCTTTCAAAGAAGACTTTCGTAAGACTTGGAAAGAATGATGATCTTAAGCGTAGAGCTCATTTAGCTTCGATTATCATTGCTAAAGAGAAGAAGGATCCTCTCTTTAAGGCTCTTGCTCTTAATAGAGTAAAAGAAAGAAAGCTTAGAAATGCTATATTTACCAAGTATGGTAATAAAGCTATGATGGTTGCTAAGAGATCACAGAAGCAGCACATAAAAGTTATGTCAAAGATGCCAGCTCTCCCAGCAATTAGAATGAATTAATAACCAAAAATAATGGGTATGGTTAATTCCATACCCAAAATTTTATCTTTAAAGGAGGTAAAGAGATATGCCTAAGACAGATGCAGGTAAGAAAGCAGTAGAGAAGCTCATAGCTACAGCTAAAGCTGAAGTTGGATACTTAGAGAAAGCTAGTGAGAAAGATCTCTATGATAAGAAAGCTAATCCAGGTCATAATGACTACACTAAGTATGGTTATGAAATGCATAAAGTGTACCCACAGACTATGGATTATCCAGCGTATTGGTGTGATTGTTTTGTAGATTGGTGCTTCTATAAGACATTTGGAGTTTCTAATGCTGTTAAACTTCTTGGTGGAAGATTTGATGATTATACAATTAACTCATCTGGTCTTTATAAAGCTAAGAATGCATACCATAAGACTAATCCAGAGCCAGGAGATCAGATCTTCTTCAATAATGGTGTAAGAATATGCCATACTGGTATTGTATATAACGTAGATGCTGCATATGTATACACCATAGAGGGTAATACTTCAGCTTCAGCTGGTGTTATAAGAAATGGTGAAGGTGTTGCATTCAAGAAGTATGCTAGAAGTTATAGATACATTGATGGCTATGGTAGACCTGATTATGATATGCTTGCTACTAGAACTCCTAGCACTACACCTATTCCTGCTCCTAAGACAGAGAGTACTGCTAAGCCAGCTCCTAAGAAGTCTACAGAGAAGCTTGAGTGCCCTAAGCCTGTACTTAATCAGAACTCTAATAACGTTACTGAGATAATTAAGTTACAGAAAGCTCTTAATAAGATTCTTGGAACTAAGCTTTCTATTGATGGTTCATTTGGACCTACAACACTTAAAGCTTTAAAGGATTTCCAGAGTAAGCATAAGCTTACAGTGGATGGATCCTATGGTCCGGCAAGTGAGAAAGTAATGAAGTCTCTTTTGTAATAAAAAATATATATACAACAAATAAGTATATGAGGTGAAAAAGTGCGGTTAAAAAATGCATGGCTTATAACTGTTGGCGCTACAGTCTTATATGCCTTCTTGCATCGGCCAAACCTATCCTCGACATCTCAAAAACTTCGCTAGCCAATGAACTATTGCCATACCTTAGGTGATTACTCATTTATAATTTGGTCATTGTGTCAGTGGTTAGCGAAGGTGATTTTCTGTTTTATGATTCATTTTTCCTTTCTTAGTTTGAATTCCCTCTAGGAGAAATCCTAGAGGGGATTTTTTTGTTTCTTAAAATACCCATGACAAATAATTACACGTAGCTTAAGAGTATAATGTGTATTTCTATTGCATATTATATATATGAATTATTAAAACACTATAGGAGGAAAAGGTAATGAATAAGGAGATTGAAGATCGCAGATTATGTAGGTTAGTAAATTTTAAGAATTATCTCATGTATGCAGATGGGATTAAGTCAGGTAATATATCTGTTCATATACCAACAGATATCACTAAAGATAATATTGAAGATCATATTGAAGCTATAAGAAATATACTTAAAGATGGTATAGAGCTTAAGCTTATACAGAATATGAGAATTACTATATCATGGGAGGATAATATTAAGTGTAAGCTTAGCATATTTGATTATTGGATTAATCTATTTATGTGGCATATGCTTCTTAGGATAGGAGTTCCTATAAGACCTAAGAATATCTTCTATGATGATACTTTAAGAGTAGATAATATTGCAGAGTATGTAGATAAGTTTACTCTTACATTTGAGAATAAAGAGAGATTAGATAATTATACATTGAATGAATCTATAGAGAACGCTACATGGTTCTTTAGTTATGTAGATGATTATTCTCTCTTCTTAGCTAATACTATTAATAATGAAGATGATATTGATCTTATGAATGCATCTCCAGAATATGATGCTTTATTACATCAGAATTTTGAGAATGAGTCATTTGAGACTATTAAGAATTCTGGTCAGAGTATTGCTGATAAGACTATAGAGTTTATTCAGAACTCTAAGAAGTATATTGGCTATGAGCATGGTTTAGCTAACTCATTTAGAGCTAGAGAAGCTATAAATCCTAGACAGTATAAAGAGTCTAGAATCAATATTGGAGCTAAAGCAATTGATGATGCTGTTATTCCTATACTGATTAATTCATCATTTGCTACGGGAGGCATTAATACTCCAGAATACTTCTTTGCAGAGTCTTGTTCTGCTAGAGATTCTCAGATTAAATCAAAAAGAAATGTTGGTGATTCTGGAGACTTAGCTCGTATTCTTAATATAAATAATATTGATACAATATTTAATAAGAATAAACAATATGAGTGCATGTCTACTCATTTCATTAAGTATGAGATTAAATCTAAAGATCATCTTAAGAGAATTAGAGGTAGAAGATATAGAAAGAATCCTAATGGTATTCAGCATATCATCACTGGTAATGAAGAGAATCTTATAGGTTCTACAATATTCTTAAAGTCGCCAATGACATGTGCTAGTCATTCATCTGGTAAGGGTATCTGTAAAGCTTGTTATGGTAGTTTATATAATACCAATATAGATATTAACCCAGGTATTATTGCAGGTGAATTATTAACATCAAATCTTACTCAGAGATTATTATCAGCAAAACATCTTTCTGAGGTGTCTGTAAGATCTCTTAAATGGGTTAGAGAGTTTGATGAATTCATGGATGTAAGTGGTAATATAATTCAGCTTACAAGTGGATTAGATGCTGAGATTGCTAATTATAAGAAGTATTGTATTATTATAGATCCAGAAGAGATATATACTTCTAATGAAGAAGAAGAAACTCTTACTACTGGAGATGATGACGATACAACTACAGATACAATATATTCAGATTATGTTGATCATTTTGTTATTCGTACTGCTGCAGGAGAGATAATTGATATACATACTGAAGATAAGTCTCCTCTATATTTAACAGAGGAGTTTAGTGCTAAGATTAAATCATCTGCTAAGAAGCATGATGATATTGCTGAGATGAGTCTTGATTCTCTTGATGAGATTCCATTATTCTATATTAGAATAATTAATGACCCGTTAACCAAGGCTTTATATGATATCAAAGCAATTATAAATAAGAAAGCAATTACTACAAGTTTTACACCAGATGAAGCTCTTCAGAGTATTATAGATATTACTGTAGATATTGGTATGAATATAGATAGTGTTCATATTGAAGTTCTATTATCTAATCAAACTGTAGATGAATCTGGTATTAAGAAGCCTAACTGGAATGATAGAAATGCTGTAGGTAGATTGGTTAGTCTTGATAATGCATTGGTGAATAATACTTCTCCAATCATATCATTACTCTATAAGGATATTAATAAAGTATTCTATAGCCCATTGACTTACAAGAAAGATTCACCATCATTCCTAGATATGTTCTTTATGGAGAAACCACAAGAATATATGAGACCGGATATGATTATAGATAGAAATGAAGCTATAGTTACAGATCCAAATACAAAGATAGAAATGTGTAAAATTGTAGAGAAGAAAGAATAATCAAATAATACGTGGGATGGGTAACACCATCCCACATTTATTTTTTCTGGAGGTATATATTATGAGTAAAATAACAGTAAAACAGACTAGAATAGAGATAAGTAATTATGATATTGGAGATGTGCCAAGATTAGAATACATATTCTCTATATATGATAAAGTAAGACATGAAGCATATCTTAAAGGGGTAGATTATAACCCAGATACTAGAATATTAAGATTACCAAGAGGTATAGATATACCATGGGTAGAAGATGTATTTTGTGATGGTGCTAGAATAGATAAAACTTATGATGAGTATTTTGATACAGAACAGATTCCTATAAAGTATCTAACCAAAGATAATAGACAATTAGAAATATTAAAGTTTATTTTAGGAGAAGATAAGTATCGCTATACAAAAAGCCACTCTCAGCTAGCGATTAACGCTACTACAGGATCGGGTAAAACGTTTGTAACGGTCGCAGCGATGTGTATCACTGGGAGTCGTCTGGCCCTTATCACAAGTTCGTTAAATTGGCTAGAACAGTGGAAAGATAAGATATTAGAGTATACTCCATTAACAGAGAAAGATATATATACCATAAGTGGAACTCCATCTATAAATAAGTTATATGTTAGAGGAGCAGATGAGTATCAAGTATTCTTAATATCTCATTCTTCTATAAAGTCTTATGGAGATTCATATGGATGGGGTAAGGTTAGTGATTTATTTAAGTATCTAAAATGTGGGATGAAAGTATTTGATGAAGCTCATTTGTATTTTGATAATATGAGCAAGATAGATTATTATACTAACACTAGAAAGACTTTATATCTTACAGCAACACCAGAGAGATCATCTTCAGATGAGAATAGAATATACCAGTTATATTTTAAGAATATCCCATCTATATCATTATTTGATGAGAATACAGATCCTCACGTAAATTATGTAGCATTACATTTTAATTCACATCCATCTCCATTTGATATAAATAGATTATGTAATGCTTATGGATTAAATAGAAATGGTTATACAGATTATGTGGTTAAAAGACCTAAGTTCTTAGAGCTAGTTGTAGTAGTAATAGAAATGCTCTTAGGTTTAGATGGTAAATCTCTAATTTATATTGGGACTAATAATGCTATTATGGAAGTATATGAATACATCATTTCTATATTTCCCCATCTAGTTAATCATATTGGTATATATACTTCACTTAGTGAGAAGACTACTAAAGAATTGAATCTGTATAAGAAGATAATATTATCCACTACAAAGAGTTGTGGTGCAGCACAAGATATTGCTAATCTTGTATGTACAGTCAATTTAGCAGAACCATTTAAGTCTTCTGTATTGGCTAAACAATCTCTTGGTAGATGTAGAGCTGATAATACTTTATATTTAGATATTGTAGATAATGGATTCTTCCATACCAAGGCTTATTATAAGAGTAAGAAGCAAGTATTCTCTGTATATGCTAAGAGTTGTAAAGATGTATATATGGATGATGCTATGCTAGAAGAGAAATCATCTGCAATAATAGAGAAGTATAAAACAAAGAAAGTTATGTGTAGTAGAATTTATAAAGAGTAATAATAAATATAATTGTATAATATAAGAATGAGAGTAGTAAGAAAATACTACAAAAATAAAACAAATTAAATTATATTAGGAGGATGAAATTATGTTTAAAATCAATGAAAAGACTTTAAAGGGTGATGTGTTACTTCATTTAACAGCTGGTAGATATGTAGATCCTAACAAGGATCTTAAGGCTGTAGATAAGATCTATAATGAAGATGGCACATTATCTGAAAATGGTGTTATTGAATTCATGGGGGAGAATGCTAGTTGTTTGAGCTTTGATGATATCATTGTTCAGCTTGGAGCAGTTGCCAAGGGCTCAGATAGAAATAAACTTTTGGATATCATTGTTGAAAGATATTCAAAAGATAAACCTGTTAAGGGTGATAAATCTGAAAAGGCTACAAAGGCTGCTCCTAAAGCATGTGAAAAGCCAGAAGTATTAGCAGAAGTTACAGATCTACTTCCAGTAGAAACTTCAGAAGAAGTTAAAAGGGAAGTTGAAGCTGTAAATAAGGCTTTTGAAGATGCTAAGCAGCAGAAAGGTGAAAGTATAACTCAGTCTGTTGTTGCTGCGGCGAATATGCAGCAGCCAGTGATTATGCCAAACCACGACCAGCAAGTTCCACTGTTTAGCCCGCTACAGTTTGTTCAGCCACCAGTGGTTGAACAGCCTATGAATACAATAGCACCTCATCAGCTATATCATATAGCACAACCAGAGCAGCCTAAGCCTGCTGACGTTGTGCCTGTATCGAATATAGTTAATGTAAATGGGGCAGTACAGCATACAGGTCAAAGACCTGCTGATGTTGTAAAGCCTTTACAGGCTATTGCAAATAAGCATAATAATAAATATGCATATCCTACCAAGGAAGCATGTTTAGCTGGGATGCCTAAAGATCCACGTCCTGACTTAGATATGAAAGGTAAACTTGCATATCTTAAGAAAAGGATTAAGTTCATTGAGGGTACCCACCCTAAACTAACAGAGAAGAACTTAATGGCTCTCATTCAAGCTATTGATGAGTCAGCTATGTCTAGAAAGATTGACAATAAGTTCAACTCACAGAAAGATTACAGCATAGTAGAAGTTCCAGTCCCTACAAGCATTAAGGATACTTATGACTTCTGCTTTGAAATAAAGAATAGGAAGAATAATACAGTACTTAAATTTGTATTGAATTCTAACTATGATGCTGTATTAATACCGGGCGAGGGCTATATTAATAGTTTCGCTCTATCAGAGGTTAAGTTACATTAATCTCTGTTACTACTCTCAATTAAGGCGGGATGGTTGCTACCATCCCTGCCGTATATTTAATTTATTTTTTAATATATGATAATAACCAGAAATATATATATTTAGAGGTGATCATATTGGAAATGGTAACAATCGTTCATAATGATTATGAACGTATGGCAGATACATTCTTTAATGAAAATAGAGATTGGATGATGAAGTTTGTATTAATGCTGAATTCATATGCTGAAAATGGAGATAAGATTAATTTCCATAAAGAGTTTATATATAAAACCAAGAAAACTAAGTTTGCAGTATCAATAAATAGAGAATTTAAATATTTCTTTGAATTATCTGCAAATACACCAATCTCTCCAGATATTAAAGTCACGGTTAAGATATATCCAGAAGACTTCTATATATTTAGAGAGAAAATAAACAATGTAATAGATTTTATAAAGAATAATATTACTACCACTAAGGATGGTAAGTTGCATATAAAGAAAAGAAGCACTGATAAAGTAGTCTGTAAATTTGGTCAATATATAGAGTTAGAACCATATATTGATAGTGATATTAACGTTGGAGATGATAGTATACAGAATAAGATAGGTGTAAATATGTACATCAATTCTAATGAGATTAAAAGTTTTATTCCAATTAACCAGTTGATGTATTTAGCTAGTAAGATGAATGAATTTAATATGGATATTCATGCTAAATTAATGGCTAATTATCTTGGTAGACCTGAGAATGGAACTAATGTCATGGATATGATAAACTATGTAGCACCAGAAAACTCTAGAACATTTTCTCTTGATATCAATAAGCCATATCAGAGTTCTAATAATAATAAACCAAAGAAAAGCTTCTTTGATAAGGTAAATGTTAAACCAAAAGAATGACCCTCTACGGATATACCGTAGAGGGGTATATACACATTAATAAATTTATTTTTTAATAAATATTTATAATGGGAGGTTTAATATTATGATGGAAGAAAAGAAAATGCTATTACCATATACCATAAGTAATGGTAAATTAATACCAGCTCCAATTGATGTATTAGAAGCATTAATTGAAGAGTTTAGTACTATTGATGCATTAGACGTATCTAGATATCCTAACCCGAATAGAGTTAAAGGGTATTGTAATAAATTTAATAGTGCTAGAGCTAAGAAGATGCATGCATATCAGAATATATATACAGATTTATTAGAAAATGAATATAATTATTTATATAAGACTGTGATATATTGTACGGGTGATGTGGCAGAGTATTTTAATATTAAAAATCATAATAAAATCGAATTTAAGTCGGCATAGGGTTTCCCCTATGCCGTATCTTTATTATTTTTTATACTGTAATCATAATATATTGATTTTCATTTGCTGTAGATACATGGGCTTCATCTAAGATCCTGATGATGTCATCTCTCTTATTAGACCATTCTTGTAGTGCTTCTAGACGAAGATTTAAAGTCATATATGTAGTCTCAGTATCATCAAAGAATTTAAGCTGTTGATATAAGAATGATGCTACATCACTTGTACATAGATCTTCAAATACACCCATCATTGTAGGAGATATGGTCATTAAGTTTGTAGGGTGCTGAATAAATACTGTTAATGGGAATGATTCAAATCTATTTATTATAGCACCACTTGCAGTAAGAAGTCTTATCTTATTTGGAGGTAAGAAATCTACATAGATTCCTAAATCAAATAATGATCTATAGTCTGCTGCTGCTTGAGTTAGAGCAATACCATCTGCATTATCAAGCATTACATTCTGATCATAAGTATGGTATCTATTAAGTCCAGTAGCAGTATTCTTATAAGCTTGCCAATTAACATCTTTAGCTCCTAAGATAATACTACCGCTAGGTAGATCTTTATCTATAAAGAAGTAATTATCTTTATAGCAAGTATGGTCTATATTTACAGTTACAGCATATGGAAAATATCTACTAAAGATTGGTAATGAATCATCTTCAATTATAACAGGCCAATAGTCTTTACCAATCTGCTCTGGTAGATTAAGCATTACAACACCTAAACGACGTTCTATTTTATTAAGTAGTTTAGACATTCTATTCGCTGGGACATTAGAGTCTTTATACATAATCGCACCTCCATTATTTTTAGTTTATTAATGTGTCTGCAAAGAGAGGTATGATTATATATTATATATATGAAGTAAAAAATACAATGGAGGAATTAATTATGGATTTATTAATTTATGGTCATACCAGAGAGTGGTATAATGAGTACATAACAAAAATATTTAATTATTATAATGGAAGAATTAATAAGAAATTCTCAGCCATGATTCAAATTAATTGGATAGATACTAATAATGGCCCTCTTGGTTGTTTTAAATCTCCAGGAGTTGTTACAATAAATGCTGGGTTTATATATGAGAGGACTAGAGATGAATATATATTTATTATAAATATAATAGATACAATGATTCATGAGTTACATCATGCAGATCAATATATCGATAATGCATATTTTGATGATATCGATGAGTATGAAGAATATATAGAATTCCCAGTACGTATGATGACTGTAAATTACATACTGTCTCATGTTGATGAAATAGTATGGATAAGTGATGGTATTATTAGTAGAGAAGATATTGCTTATTGTTATTTATCATCTAAAATGGAAGAAGGTAATTATATTTATAATAAAACTGATATCACGAGATATGTATTTCAATTAATAATTAATATGCTAAGATTAGATGATAAATCAGTTGATGTTTTTGCAAAGATGTATTATGATATTATTAATAATAATGGAGGTTTAATTCTTAATATTGATAATTTCATATATAGAATAATTAATGATGGTATTATATTTACAGATTATGATCTGATAAATATGTATTTTCGCCATGTAATTAAGAATTGTAATTATTACAATTTTGAAATAGAAATAAGAAGTATAAATAATTCTCATATGGTTATTGTAAATACAACATGTGAGAATTCAATGTGTAAGATAATAGAGGAGAAATAAAATGGAAGAAGAATTATATTATGGTTGTACAAGAGAATGGATTAATAATTTCATTATTAAAGTATTTAATTATTATAATGGAAAAATAAATTCATTTAATAGATGCACACTAGAGATAGAATGGGCTGAAAGATTGAATAGTAAAATCTTAGGACAGACTCAAAACCCAAATATGGTTGTAATATACCCAAAAGTAATATTAAGAGGGTGTAAGACATTCCCATTCTTTATATATATGATTATTCATGTAGTAATACATGAGTTACATCATGCAGATCAGTTTATATTATATACTCAGATGGGTGATAATGAGCAATATACATTCTCTATAGAAGCCCCAGTAGTAAGAGAGACTGCAAAATATATATTATCTCATCTAGATGAGATAGAATGGTTATCAGATAATATAGTACATAGATCTCTATTAGATCTTGATTCTCTATATGAAGAATCTATAAGTAATCTGAGTTATGATTATTTTAAGAGAGATATAAGATCTCATATAATCATGGGATTAACAGAAATACTTGGTGTTAAATATGGAGATAGAATGGATGCTGTATTAGAGAGAATAAATGAGTGTATGGAGGGTAAGAAGAATCTTATCATAGAGATTAATGGTCTTAGATATATGATAATAGCTAACGGTAATATAGTAACAGATGTAGATATGTTTAATAGTTTTATTAGATATGAATACTTTGGTAAGACTGTATTAACAAGCCATTCTCAACTATTTGAGGGTAATAGAAGTTATATCATAAAGATCAATAGTAATAATAAAGATCTAATGTGTACAATGTAAAATGGAAATAAATAACCCTCTACGGTAATACCGTAGAGGAGTTTATTTTTTGTAATAGTATTATTTTTAATTATATATCATATCTATGAGCATATATAACCTTACCTTATATATACTCTATAATCCAATCATGGATGTCATCACCATCCAGAAAGGAGGTAGATATGATAATACCAACAAACAAAGCAATCAAGGTATTGACTGATATTGGTATGAGTACGCAAGAAGCAATCTCATCATTACTATGTGGTAATATTGAAGAGCTTGCAGACTTATATGGCGACTCATTAGAACTCAATAAGATTCATGATATGCGTGAATTTAGAAATAAAGTTCTAGTCGCTGGATAAGTATATATAAATGAATATGGTAAGGGTATTCATTTATTTTTTTAATTATATATCATATCTATGGGTGTATAAAGAGGCTACACCTTTATACACTTTCCCCTTTAACTGAAAGGAGGTGATAGATATGGTATTACCTACCAAAGAATTAACTTCAGCACTAGTTAATTTAGGTATGAACAGTCAAGATGCGATATCATCTTTGATTTGTAATTATCCAATAAATCTTAAAGATTTATATGGAGACTTGAGAGATCTCCAAATGGAAATTAAACAAAGAAAGATGAATGAGCAGATGTCTAAAGTATTAGGCATTGCTTAAGCATTCTTAATTATATAAATGAGCATGTAGCCTCTGCTCATTTATTTTTTGTTCATTACATTTTAAAAGCATAATCCATAAGTATATTACTTACATGCTGCTCAAGATTAACTAATATCTTCTCACCAAATCTAGATGTAAGAGCTAATGTATTCTCATCAATAAGAGTAATCTTATCATATAGAGTATTAAAGCTCTCTACTATCTGAGTTAGATTAGCTGACTCTCTCTGCATCTTATTTATAGCTGTAGCTACATCATGATCTGTTATAGTAATAATAGTACCAGGGTCATTTACAGGTACTACAAACTCATTACTATTATTCTTACCCATAGCAGATTCTGTTAATACGTTAGCTGTATATGCTACTTTATGAGATGGATATATTACATGATCCCATGTAACTACCTTAATACCTTTAACATAAGCCTTACCCTGATCATTTTCAATATAACCAAGAGCTCTAAGAGAGAATGCTGGTTTTCTACCATCCCTAAGATCTGCATCAAAGTCTGCTCCATAAGTATTATTAGCACCTAAGAAGTTTGCTTTGATAAGATTACCCTCAATCCATACTTTCTCAAATAATACACACTTAAGCTTAGGATCAATAGTCTGCTGTCTAACAAGATCTTCTGTTAATGGATGACCACATTCACCATAGAACTGACCAGCATTAATAAGCTCAGTCATTCTAGGTCCATTAATCTCTGGAGATAAATCTGCTTTAGAATATATTCTTTCATTTCTATTCTTTACATCCATATCTTGAAGAGTACCCGTAGCTCTAAGTCTATTACCACTCTTATTAGCTCCAATGATAACACTATCTTCAGCAGTAGTAGCACCCTCTAAGATAACGCTACCGATTATTTTATTCTTATCCATTATATCAACCTCCCTAATATGATAATTATAGTATTATAGTGATGTTTTCAGGTAACATTCTAAGCTTGGACTTTATAATAATAAAAGAAAACCCATAAAGGAGGGATGTTTAATATGTTTATACAGGTTAATGATGTGATTAAGAGAAGAGATAATTTATCTTCAAAAATACCAGTTAGGGAGAGTGTTAATAACCCTAGATTGTATGATGATAAAGAAGAGAAGTTCTTTACTCAGAATGCTGTATATGCAATAGAGAACACTAGAAGTCTTCATGAGAATTATGATAAAGCTGTAGATAAGTCTATAGATATATTCTATGAGATGATGCTTAATGGTGTTAATAAATCTCAATTAAATACTTCATTTGCAATAATAATGGAGAATGTAGATAGAGTAAGAGATGCTAATGCATTGATTAATTCTATTAAGCATAAGAATTCTAGATTTAAATCTAAGATTGGTACTAAGATATCTAATAAGATTGATGCTGCTAAGAGTGCTATTGGTAATACAACTCAGAATATATTTGATAAATTACCAAAGAGTGCTACGGGAGGTACTGTTAAAGCAGCAATGCCAGCAGATAATAAAGAAGAAAAACAAGAAGAGTCTGTATATTATACTAAATTAATTCGTAAGTGTAAATATATATCAGAATGTGATAGAATTCTTCATAATCATGAAGCTATCAATAATAGAATTAATCTCAATGAATGTATAGATGAAGAATCTGCATATAATACTGCTGCTAATATTGCTAATAAGATTGATAGATTAGAGATTCCATTTATTAATAAATTCAATAGCTGTCTAGAATCTACTCAAGTATTATTAGCTTCTAAGTTTATTAAGTATTCACCATCAGATATTATAAATGGTGCTACTGATTATTTTTTATTTAATTCTAAATTCTATGAGAGTGATGTAAATACTCTTGTTAATAAATCTGTATTATATAACCCATCAGACTTCTCTGGTTTATATTACTCTAAACCTGAGGTGTATAAAGAATCTTCATATGGATTTGATTTAGATGATTATATTACAGATCATCAGATGTTTATAGAGAATGAGTTAGCAGAGACTCTTAAGAAGAAAGGTGAAGATCTTAAATCTAAAGCAGATAAGACTGTTAAAGATGTTAAGAAAGCTACAGAAGAGAAAGATCCAGAAGTTAAGAAAGATAATAAACTTCATGATATGATGCAAGAGTTTAGATCTAAAGCATCTAAAGAAGTAGATAAAGATCATAAGTCTGCTTTTAAGGCTTTATTGACTAAATTCTTTGCTGGAGATGCTTATCATATTGCTAATGATATGATGACTGTATTTGATATTCTTAGAGCTACCATTATAGTTGGTGCTACAGTAATACATCCAGTAGTTGGATTATTATCTTTCATATCAGATCAGATATTAAAGATTCATTTTACTAGAGATCAATATGAGAAAGTAATTAATGCTTATAAGAAAGAGATTACTAAAGCAGTAAAGAAAGAGAAGTCTCTTAAAGATGAGAAAGAGAAAGAAAAGTATCAGAAGTATATAGAGCTTCTTAAGAAAGACTTAGAGAAGATTAGAAATAGTAATATGGGTAATTATACTGATGAAGAGAATGATAATAGAGATGCTTATGGATATGAAGATAATTATGGTGAAGATGTAGATACAGATGATTTTGGTTTAGATGATAGTGAATGGGATATAGAACTTGAGGGTGCTGTAGATCTAATGAATTCTGGTATTAATGGTATTGGTAAACTAAATACTAGATTAGCTAGATTAGTATCTACTAGCGATAAAGATATTAGTAGTAAGATGATTAATGACTTTAGAGATTCTCTAGGTGATAAGATTGATGAGAAGGATGTTATATCAGCTAAGAGAGTAATACAGAAATACTTTGGTGGAACTCCTACAGAGATTGCTTATAATGCAGATGGAATATTTAGATTTCTTAGAACTATAATAGCATTAAATATATTCTCCGGAGCATCAATACTATCATTAATACTCTTAATTGGATCTATTGCTGCTAGAACTAAACTTAATATGAAAGAAAGACAGAAAGTTCTTAAAGCATATAAGAAAGAGATTGATTATATTAAGAATAAGATTAAATCCTCTAAGGGTGAAGATAAGACTAATTATGAGAAGTATCTTAAGAGGTTAGAAGATGATTATGCTAAAATAAATAAAGATGGTATTGCTCTTGAAGAGGATACTGTAGAGTCTGTAGTATCTATTGCTGATAAATTAGAATCCATATCTGAGGGTCTTATAGATAAAGATATAGATGGTGTTATCTGTAATAATATCCTAAAGATGGATCCTAATGAATTAGATAGTGCTATAGATTTTGTAGTCACAGTACCTGACGTAATTCATGAGGGTGAGTATAAAGATCGTGCTGAAGCAGAAAGAGTTGCATTAAGACAGAGTAAAGATAAAGACTCTGCTCTTAAAGTAGATAAGATTAATGATAGTCTTAGAAAGATTAAAGATATGAAAAAGAGAAATCCAGATGAGGAACCATTATTATCTGAATCTCTTATTAATCTTAGTATAATAGATGCTATGGTTAATTATAATGAACAGACTTTACTAGAAATGGATTTTAGTAATACTGTAAAGATTGCTCTTAATAATATGAAGAAGATGACTACTAAGTTATCTGATAAAGAGAAAGAAGCATCAAGAAATCTAGATGCTACTGGAGAGCATATATCTAGAGGTATTGAAGATGCTGTTAAGACTAATAATAGAGAAGCTGTCATTAAGGGTAAACTAATACCTAGCTTATCTAAGTCTATTAAAGTAGCATTAGGTTTAGGTGTTGCTTGGGCTGTGAATCCTGTAATTGCTATGATTGGTGCCATTGGTGGATTTATATGCATGAAGAATATGCAAGATAAAGAAAGACAATTACTCTTAGATGATATTGAAGTAGAGATTAAGATGTGTGAACGTTATATCTCTAAAGAAGAGGGTAATAATAATCTTAAGAAAGTTAGAGAATATGAAAGACTTCTTAGATCTCTTCAGAGACAGCAGCAGAGAATTAAGTATAAGATGAATGTAGAGCATAATCTTAAAGCTCCAAGTGCTGATGCTAGACCTAAGGGTGTTGAAGAAGATTAATTTTAGGAGGTATTAGTAATGATATTAAATATTGGTGAGATTGATAATAAGAGAAGTGCTCTAGGTGTAGTTCTATTAAATGAGTTAGAGATAAATGATCAACCTGTAGAAGATGAGGATGATAATAAGCCTGATTATACAGATGATAATAATGAAGATGCTGGTGGGGATAATACCCCACCTGCAGATCAAGATAATGAACCTGCAACAAATGATGATAATGCTGAGGAACCAGCAGAAGATAATAGTCCTGAGTTAGCAACACCGGGTGGTGATGATGAAGATAATGATTATACTGACGACGGTGGAGGAGAAGAGGAATCTGAAGAAACTACAGACTATACAGATGATAATGGTGAGGTAGATGCTGAGGATGACGGAACTGGAGAAGATACCGGATCTGATAGAGGGGAAACTGGAGATAGTGATAGTGGAGCTGGAGAAAGTGATACATCAGAGGGCGGACAAGATACTACTGATACAGAATCCACTACTGATGATACCACCGATTATACTGATGACTCCAATAGCGATAGTGGTGGAGATGATGATAGCGGTGATGATAGTAGTACAGATTATACTGACGATGGTAGTAATGATGATACTACTGGTGAGGATGGCGAAACAGAGGAAGCTGAGGGTGAGGACGAGACTGAGGATTCTGAAGAGGAGAATGAAGAGGGAGATGGAGAGGAGGAAGAAGATCTAGATGATTTAGAGAAAGAATTATTCTCTGGGTTAAATCCTCAACAGCTTGCTATAAAGAATACTGAGCTGTTAAGAAACTATATGGATCTTTATTCCACAATAGATGTAATTATTCAAGACTTAGATAGAGTAGAGAAGACTGCTGAGACTACTAAGAGAATAGAGTTTATTCAGGCTAAACTAACTGAGTTGAGAGATATAACTAATTACACTATTACTACTACTTATATTACTAGGACTTATGTAGAGAATCTCTCTAATTATAAGCAGTCTATATTGATGCTTCAGCAGATTAATTCTATGCTGAAAAGCCTTATAAAGAAGCCTAAAGCCGAATAATGCACTATAACAATACAGTAAATATTTAGGCAAGTTCCTAATTATTTATATAAATAATTACGTACAAATAATTTTAAGGAGGTACTATTATGCCAGTAGTTGGTGAGAGAAAGTCTCAGAGCATGGGTAATATGTCTAAGAGTCCTATGTATGCATATGCTCAGAGCTTCTTAGAGACACAGCAGAACATGCTGAGAGAGAATAGTGTAGATTATGGATTTGAGCCGGTACGTGCAATTTCTATTCCTGGAAATAGAGAAGCACTTCAGAAGTTCTTTATAGAGAACTCTGTAGTTGATGCAGGTAACCTTACTTCAGAACAGTATGAAGATCAGGTTTCAATGATGAAAGAAGCTTTCATTAATGATATGCAGGCTGTACAGGAGAATGGTGCTCTTGGTTTAGCATCATACAACCCTATGGTTGGTTTATCACTTCCTATGCATAAGTATCTTATGCTTAACTGCGTATTCGCTCAGGCTGTTCCAAGATTTGTTGCTAAGACATCTGTATGGACAGAGACAATGGAAACCAGATTTATGGTTACTCCAGAGGGTAAGAGAATTGATATTGCTAATCAGCAGAATCAGATCTTTGAAGCTTGGAAGTCAGCTAATAAGCCTGTAGAAGTTGGTATAGCTCTTCCAGAAGCTAACTCAATTGATATTCTTAATGAAGTATTCCATGTAGATAAGGTTTCTAATAACCTTTCTGTTGCAACACACATCTGTGCAGTTGCTGTAGAGGAATTCGTTAAGGATGGTGCTCCAACTGTTAAGATTACCCCTGCTGTACCTGGCGTAAGTAAAGCTAAGGTTGAAGATGAAAAGAAGACTGGTGGAGATGGTAAAGCTCTTGTTTGGAAGCCATGGAAGGCTGAGTTCACACCTGGATATGGTGAGTATAACAGAGTAATTACAAGACCAGTTGATATGATGCTTCAGAAGGATGCTACAACTCAGGAAGCATTCCATGATTCAATCTTTGCAGCTCAGAAGGACAACATGTTTGAGATCAATTCTGGTGGTAAGATTAAGGCTGTTAAGCTTCTTGCTAGATTTGATGCTTCTGCTAGATCACTTAAGACTAATAAGGTTGAGTGGTCAGAGAGAACAACTCATGTACAGATTCCAGAAGCTGATGGTATTACAGTACCTATCACTCCTGAAGAGGTTAAGGATATCGGAGCTAACTACGGTATCAACCAGGTTACAAAGTACATGGGTATGATCAAGGATATTCTTGATAACGTTAAAGATGATGATATTAAGTCTCAGCTTGATGAGTCATTCGTAAGACTTGATTCAGAGCATAAGCTTCAGAGAACTGTTGACTTTGCTCCTCCAGTTGGATATGCTCTTGATTATCTTGAGTATCTCCAGAAGACATTTATGAATACTCTTAGTAACTTTGTAGGACCTCTTCTTACTGTATTAAGAGATCCTAACGTTGAAGTTACTGTTATTGGTAGACCTCAGATTATTAAGCAGATTACTCCAGTAGAGTATTCATATCAGACACCTGCTAACGTTGGACCAATTGAGCTTGACTATAAGAAGACAATTGTTTCATCTGATAAGATAGTATATAACTTCATTGCTTCAGACAAGATGTATGGAAATGATAACCTTATTGTACTTCTTAACCCTAAGAATACAGATCGTATCATTTACAGACTCTATGATTATCAGATGTACATCAGTAATGAGATAAGAGATGCTGAGAATCCAGCACTTCCAGCTCTTACTGCATTCCAGAGATATAAGTTCTTCGAGTATCAGCCTGTTCAGGGTCGTCTCTTTGTAGCTAACCCTACTGGACTTAGAGAACATCTTCCTAACGTTAAGCCTGTTGTTACACAGTATAACAACAATGATCTTGGTAGTGCTTATAGCCACTATGATAAGGTTCTTGGTACTAACGTTCCTACAAAGAATGAGTTATAATTTAAAATTGTTCTCTTTCTCAACGGGAGTAGTCGAAAGACTACTCCCAATCTTTTGTGCAAATGAGATAATATAGGACACTAAAGTAAATCAATAAATTACTTTATAAGGGAGGTTGTATAGATATGGAATATATAAATACTAAACATGATTTTAGTATACTAGAGAAGCTTATGTTTGTTATAAGTGAAGATCATTCTACATCTACTCTTGGTAAGCTTAAGACTGAGATAAATAAGATATTCTCTAAGTCTAAGTGTAAAGATATTCTTTATACTAATAATACTGATAAGCTATTCTTTGGTATGAAAGTATATCCATTATTTGATGGTGATGATACTATGGAGATAATGGGTGATTCTAAAACTAAGATATTTGATCAGTATTATATTGAGTTTGATTCTAAACTATTTGATCCTATGCTAGGATTAACTGAAAAAGAATTAACAGCAGTATTATTACATGAGATTGGTCATATCATATATGATATTGGCACCATAGATGTAGTAAGAAAGAATGTAGACTTATACTTTGCTGATGCACATGAGTATGTAGATCTTAAAGCATCTAAGGGGTATAAAGAGCTTATTGGGTATGCTCTTAAAGATGCAGTAATGAAAGTAGGTTCTCTATTTGCTAAATTTAGAGATGAAGAGATTGTAGCTGATGCCACTGTAGTAGCATGTGGTTATGGTCCAGACTTAGAAACAGCATTAAGAAAGATAAGAAGATCTGCTACATACTTAAATAAAGATGTAGATGATAGATTCATTACATTAGCATGGGTATTAAGACTCAGATCTGAATTTACTACTAAGCGTATACCTGCAATCCATACCCTCAACAGAGCTAAAGCATTAACAGCTTCTCAATTAGAGAAGAGAGAACTTGATTATGCTGTAAAATTAATGAATAAGATGGATGATCCTATGAGTGAAGGAGTAATAGATAATATTAAAGAAAGATTCTCTAAGAAAGTTGCTAAGTTTAAGATGAATGGGGTTAGATCTATAAGAGATGATATTTATGAATTAAATCTTAGACTTAGATGTGCTGAACATGAGGATGATCTATTATTTATTATAAGAACTGTAAATACTGATATTGCTATACTTCAGGATTATCTATCAGATGATATTGATGATTATGAGCGTCAAGAGACTACTAGAGCTTTACAAGATCTTTATGATATAAGACAGAGAGCTTCTAAAGATAAGAAAGTAAGATCATTAAATTCATCATTAATAAACGTAATATATCCAGATTAATACAATTGAGGTAAGCAGAAATGCTTACCTCTTTATTTCTCGTTATTTTGCGTTATATGTATTTTTTTAACTTTACTGGCACATAATTATAAATGTCACGTTAGATATGTGGCATGTAACTACATTATATATCTTAAGGAGGATAAGATTATGGCATTCAATAACAATCAACCAACAATTACGGTGTATACACCAATTAGTTTCTCTAACACAGAGTCTAAGATTAATAGATCTAGACTTAGCATTTCTTACTTTAATAGACTTATGAAACTCTCTATAGCTAATGCTGTAGGTAAGGGTAGTGATGGGTATATTAAATATGATAATGATAGAGAAGTATCTGTTTATATATCTCCTACAAAGGCTGGTATATTTGCAAGACTTCTTAGAGAGTACTTCTTGGGTAAGAAGAATGATAATGTATGCATTGAGCTTAAGAATGGTCTTCTTAAAGTATTTAGAATTAAAGATGCTTATGCTATAAGTATATCTTCAGCAAATGATAAAGGGGATGTTACAGAAACCATATATGAGTGTAAACCTCAGATTGGTGCTTATAATTATAAGAATAATGAGTATTCAGAAGCAGTATTTGCTGATTTTGAAATAGAGTATCTTACTATAGTATTTGAAGAGTATTATAAAGCTTCTTCATATGCTATTGCTGCATCTGTACATGAAGCTGCTTTATATAGAAATGAATCTAAGTATAGTCTTCTTAGAGCTATAGCTGATAAGGTAGGAGCATCTACAGGTAGTAGGAGTAATAGTACTTATAACTCTAAATCATTCTTATCTGGAGGTAATAAATCATCATCAGAATCAACTCCAAAAGAATATGAGGCTGCATCATTTGATGATATTGCAAACTCATTAGGTCTTAATGAAGATGATTAATTCTAAATTATCTAAAGATAATGTACTCCTGGTAGACTTTGATTTTGTGATTGATATGGATATTGCTATATTAAGATACGTATTGTCAAAGTTTACTGGGAGTAATCTAATAGATGAAGAGATTCTTGAAGTAGATGATGATGATTTGAAATATTGTCTTTTATGTAGACCAAATAGAAATCCATTAGATGTCATATTTAAAAGTGGTATTAAGACTAATGAGATATATCATAATATTCTAGAAAAGAATTATGTTGATATAATGACTAATTATGCTGATAGATATGACACTTTTGGATTATTATATACATTCATTGAGCAAGCATCTTCTGTAGATATCTATATAAGATGCGATACTCAAGAACAGAGTGATCTTATTAAGAAGATAGATGAGAAAATGGATACTGTAATATCTTCTAGAGATAAAATTGATCTAAATAAATACTCTGTAGTATATGAGAAGTATCTTGAAGATATCCTCAAATATAATTATATTGAGGGTAAGCATATTTATACTGCTAAGGCTGAGTTTAATAAACCATTTATGTTAGGTCCAGCATTTAATAAGTATGCTGAGTGTAATCTTATTCATTTTATGGATTTATACGTAAATATTAAAGTGGATCAATATGATGAAGTAAGTAATAATGAGGAGGAATAAATGAAGACTAAGATTTATTCAAATATAGTCCCTACAAAGATAGTTAGGGATGTACAACAGGATACATTAAAGGTTATGGCTGATGCTTTAGTTAAATCATTTGGCCCTAAGGGATCAACAACAGCATTTGTTAAGAATCTTGATGAGAAGGGAATTAATATAGCTGTAGAGTATACTAAAGATGGATATACTATAGCTAAGAACATTCTCTTTAGTGGTCCAATAGAAAGATCAGTTCAGGATCTTCTATGTGATATAACCAGATATGTAGTTAAGAAAGTTGGAGATGGTACAACTTCAGCTATTGTATTATGTGAAGCTATCTTTAGATATCTTTGTACTAATATAACTCTTGCTGATGTACCACCATCTGAAATCATCAATAAGTTTGAGAAAGTAGTTAGAGCTATATCTGATAAGATTCTTGAGAATAAGAAAGATTGTAATATAGATGATATATATGATATTGCTTTAGTATCTACCAATAATAATGAAGATGTTGCTAATATAATTAAGAATATCTATGAGAAGTATGGTATGGATGTATTCATTGATGTTGGTATATCTACTGAAGTAGAGAATATTATTAAAGAGTATGATGGTATGACTCTTGATACTGGTTTAGCTGAAAGATGTATGATTAATGATCGTGCTTCTAATAGAGCTATTGTAAATAAACCTAAGATTTATTGTTTCAATGATCCTATAGATACTCCAGAGATGTTAGGATTTCTTGATGCTATTCTAGAGAATAATATCTTTAGAGCATATCGTAATGATTCTGTATATGAGCCTACCCCTACAGTAATTCTATCTAGAGCAATCTCTCCAGATACTAGTTCATATTTTGAAAGTATGATTAAACTTATGCATACTATTCCTAATATACCATTGCTTATTGTATCTGATATACATCAGACTGCAATGTTTGAAGATATTGCTCAGATGTGTGGAGCTCCATTCATTAAGAAGTATCTTAATCCTGACTTACAAGAGAAAGATGTTGAAGCTGGATTAGCTCCAACTATAGAAACAATATTAGATTTCTGTGGTTCTGCAGATGCAGTAATATCAGATGAGTTTAAGACTAAGATTATTAGACCTGCAAAGATGTATGATGAGAATGGTCAGCATAGTAAAGAGTATTATGGTATGGTATCATATCTTGAGACTCTTATAGATAAAGCTATATCTGAAGATCAGGGTGTGGATGCTATACAGAATGCTAAAAGAAGACTTAATTCATTTAAGGGTAATATGGTAGACTTCTTAGTTGGTGGTGTTACTCTTGCTGATAGAAATAATCTTAAAGCTGCTGTAGAAGATGCTATTCTTAATTGTAGATCTGCTGCAATGGATGGTGTAGGATATGGAGCTAATTATATGGCTTATTCTGCAATTACTAATCTCATTGATAATTCTAAGCATACTGATGAATTATTAGATGCATTTTTATTAGTATTACAGAGTGCATATAAGAGATTAATTAAATCATTATATGCTTGCTCAGATAATAAAGATAGAGATGCTCTTCTTACTGGAATGGCTAACTATGGTTGCCCATTAAATATTAGAACTAATCTATATGATGGGAAAGTAAAATCTTCCATTATGACTGACATATCTATACTGGGTGCTATAAATAAGATATTGATGCTTATGTTTACAAGTAATCAGTATCTTGTACAGACTCCAATGCATAATACTTACGTTCTTAATGATTATGAGGAAGATACTTCACTTAATGATAGACCTGTAAATACAGAGCATAAGTATACCACAAATTAGAGAAATATTCATACACAATAATTGGGCTAGAGATATCTCTAGCCCATTATATAACGCTTATGGGAGGTAAATTGATTATGCCAGATATGACTGATAATGAAATCTCGTTTGATAAGTATATAGATAATCCTATGGGCGGTGCTGTATTATCTAATAGAAATATGTATATAAATCTTTATACTGCAAAATTTGATGAACTTATGGTAAGAGAAGATGGTAAGATGCAGTATACTGTATTTAAAGATTCTGATGATTATATTATCCATCTTAAAGTACCATCAGAAGCATTACCAGATTTCTATTATGATGTGGTTGTTAGATTATACACTAAGGTTTCTGCTAAGAAAGCTAATATGAATCTAAGAAGACATGCAGCTCAGTTCTTTTCTAACGACCCAGCTTTTATATATACATTCGCATATGCTTTTAAAACAAAAGATATGTTTGTAAAAGACTTATCATCCAAATTACCTAAGAAGACTCTATCTACTAAGTTTAATACTTCTGAAGATAGAAAGAGAAATCCTAACCATGAAATTTCATATGTAAAGTCTTTATTCTTTGCATATATTATGATGAATAGACAGAATCTATTCGATAGAAATAAACTTGATGCTATAGCTGTAAAGTATAGTAGAAGTATACTATTGAGAGATGTATCAAGTTTTGAAGATAAGAATAATGAAAGATATGTAAAACAATACGAGAAAGATAATCCTAATAAGAAGAGTACTAAGATTCTTAAGAAAGAACCTACAAATAGATGGTCTTCTAGTAAGGGGATAACTAGAACATCTACGGTTGCTAAGACATCCGTACAATCTAAGATGGTTAATAAGACGAAAACTACAAGAACGGTGAAAAGAAAATAAAGTTGTATAATATAAATATGAAGCATAAAACAATTTAATGGAGGTAAATTGCAATGATTATGTGTACAATTAAGGACAAGAGTAACCATATTAATGTGGATGAATGGGGTACAGAGAAATACCCAATAGCTCCAGAGGATATTCTAATTAAGAGTATTAAAGATGAAGTAATTATTCCTGTTGCTGAGATATCTACAAGCAATCCAGCAGCATATCAGCAATTAAATTACTTTTACATGAATACAAAGAGAGCTTATAACTCAGATAAGACTAGAGCTCATATTTGTTTATATCTAAACTACTTTGAGAAGTTCTATGATACAGAAAAAGAACTTCTAATGGTTATTAGTAAGATTAAGACTGTAATAGATTATGAGAAAGATTATACTGTTGATATGTTTATGGATGACGTTAATAGATATATCATACGTAATTGGAATCTAACTTCTAAGATTAGAAGATTTGTAGAGGATAATTATATTATTAAGCTTTCTAATAATGGTGGTAAGACACCTAATTTACAGTTTGCAGATGATCATGCTAAGATATTGTATGAAGTATCTTTGTTTATGAATATATATATTCCATTATCAACTCACTATATGTATATTCATATGATTAAGAACTCTAAAAAGGTTCAAGATTTTATGCTAAGACTATTTGATCTTTGTAATATGAAATATATAGAAGAGAGAGGTGTTAATGTATATGCTAAACTGTATGAAACCTCAGAGTCTATAGTAAATAAATCTAAGAATGTTGATAAACTCTTATGGGAAAAGAATCTCATCAGAGGTAATAATACTACTACACATATTCTGGATAGTGTTGATGATAATATTCTTCAGATTATGCCTAAGTATGTATTTAATCAGCATATTATAAACTTTAATCATCATTCAAATCGTAAGTCTTTACATTATAAGATTACTGATATTGAATATGAGTTTGCATTTCATAGATTATCTTCTACAGATAAAGATGCAGATCAGAATTCAGAATATGATAGATATGAGTCTCGTCTTAATAAGAAAGATGAAGCTCTATCTTTACAGAATAGAACAGCAGCAGCTCAGGCTATGCATAAGATAGAAGCTTTGTATGGTCCGTTTGATCCTGCTGAGGTAGAGTATTATAAAAAGAAACTACAAGAGAACAATGGTGTAGTTATACATGAGTTAACTAATATCTTATTAGGATACTTATTCTATAAAGATCTTGGAGATCCTATAACATGGAATAGTATTCCTAACCAGACTTGTTATATTAAATTAATGATTGCAGCTAAGAGGATATTGAGGTCTAAAGGTTTAATAATCTTAGCAGAAGTATTATCTTCTAAGGTTAGTAAATATGCTACAAAGAAATCAATGTCTAAAGATAGTGTAAATAATATTAGAGCTTCAGAGTTATTTACACAGTTGGAAATGAAGTATAATAATCCTAAAGTGATACAGCAATGGTTTGACCTCTTAGGTATTATTAAGTCCTCATCATTTATTATTATAGATTATCATAATAAGAATATTGATGGTGTTACACTACCAATGGAAGATGATAGATTGAATGATGAGTTTATGAAATTCTGTTTGAATATATAAAAGGAAAAGGAGGTAGGTGAGATGGAGAACACAGAGGCTATGATAGCCGACAGATTATTCAGAATGCAGTTAGCAGATATCCGAAAAGCAAAGAGGCTTACTCAGGAACAAGTTTCCAAACTAAGTGGGTTATCTAAGTCTTGCATATCTAATATTGAATCAGGCTCAGATTCTTCACCTACCCTCCGAAGTTTAATTAGATATATGACTGCAATAGATGCAGACATATTTATCAAGCAAAACTAGTACTTGTAATAAACACATAAAATGTTTAAGATTACAATCCCCCTAAACTAAACAAGTTCCAAACGCCAAAGGCTATTGTTTTTTGTGTTGGTATGGTTATCACTCAACCACCACGTTACCAGCATAATAAATTTTTACAATTAATTGTAATCTTACAACATCTTCCCCTTGAGCGTTACAAGTATTAGAGATACCTCAAACAAGAACATGCCTTTTGATTGACCATTAGAAGACAAAACAACTTATACTATTAATCTTTTTTAATACTACATACAATTTTGCATGAGGTTTTGATAATCATTAAACTTTTAAGAATTCCTGTTATATATAAACGGAGATGGGGAAACCCATCTCCCTCTTTTATTTTTTTCTATCTTTAGGGATACATAGGGATAAAATAAAGCAATATAAAGAGGTGAGGTAATGTATAAATACTTTGGAGATGAATTCATCCAAATGATGAAAGATAATATACCCGGGATATGTAAACCTGCGGGTAATAATAAAGAAGTAGTGTGTAGATGCCCATATTGTGGAGATTCTAAAGATCCTACACATGCTCATTTATATATATCTGTACCAATGGGGCCAGATGATTTATCTATGTATCATTGTAAGAAGTGTCCAGCACATGGTGTTGTTACAGCAGACTTATTAATGCAATTGGGTTGTTATAATGGTAATACATTGACTTCAATTGCTAGTCATAATAATAATGCTATGAAGTCTACAAAATATAGATTTATTAAAGATACGGATATATATAATTTAATATATCCAAATATTAAATTAAATAATAATGTGGATATTGTTAAGTGTAAATATATAAACTCAAGAATTGGATCTACTCTAAGTTCAGAAGAGATGAGAGATCTAAAGATTATTACATCATTAAAAGATGTAATCTCTGTTAATAATTTAAGATTAACAAGAGATAGAGATGTGGTAAATAAATTAAGTAGTAATTTCATAGGATTTGGTTCTTATGATAATTCATTTGTTACAATGAGAATGCTATATAGCGATGGGTTATATGGTTCTATTAATAAGAGATATATAGTATATGAGTTAGTTAATAAGATGAATGATTCTAAAAGCTTTTATGTAATCCCAGGGTATTTAAATAAGTATTCATTAGACCCAGTGAATATTCATATCTCTGAGGGTGCATTTGATATTCTTTCAGTATATTATAATCTGAATAAATCTAATTCAGTTAATAATATTTATATAGCAAATGGTGGTAAGTCATACTACCAAGCATTGAAGTTTATACTGGAAGAATTTGTATTGTTTAATTTCAACGTTCATATATATCTTGATAAAGATGTATCTGATAATGAGATTAATAGACTACTATTAAATAAAATATCTGACTTACCATGTCATGTATATGCTCATAGAAATATGCATGATGGTGAGAAAGATTATGGTGTTCCATTAGATAAGATTATTGATAATATTACACAGATTAAGTGAGGTTTTAATATGGGAATGATAAGAGATTGTAGAAGATTTTATAATACCGTAAATGATATAGAAATAATGGATAAACCATTAGATCAGATTTATAATGAGTCCCAGATGTACCTTAACAGGCACTCTGACGATAGGCTATTGTTGCTAGAACGCAATATCAAGAGGGTACTAGTTAATCACATAAGGCATACGTCAAATTTCGATTATCATAAGGGTATTCGTCAAGTTCAGTACTTATCTAGAAATTGTAAAGATCAGGAATATAATTATAGACAGTATAAGAATATTATACTTAATAAGATAGGCGAAGCATATCCTACATTAGCAGATGAATGTGAAAGACAGAAATATGAAGTGAGTATGGTTAGAATTGTTAATAAATAACGTTAATCCCACATGGAGAAATCCATGTGGGTAATCATACTGTCATATCATATACGTTGAACATCAAATTAAACGTATAAATATAAGAAAGGAGGTTGATCAAGTGGCTGGAAGATTTATAAATACTAATAGACAAGGTAAGATAACTCAAGGTGCTATATCTAATAGTATCAATACAGCTGTACAGAATATACTTAATAATCCATATTATTTATATTCTGATAAACGTGGTACAGAGTGTACATATTTCAATATTAATACCACTATGACCACATTAGATGAAGCCACTAGAGGGAACTTTGGTGAGATATCTCCTGAGAGTCCATTTAGATATAACCAGATAGATGGTTTCTTCTTATATGGATTAAATAGATTAGATATTAATCTTGAGGTTGGTGAATTTGGATTAGAATCTTCTGAGATTACAGATGATGGATTTGTATTACCATATACCATAGTACCATACCCTGGGGATTTCTTTATGATTAATAATATCAAAGGTCCATTGATGTTTAAAGTTATAGGAGTTAATCCTAACACTTTAGATACTGGAGCTACAATGTATAAGATTAATTATACATTATGCACTTCAGATGGATTAGAAGATATTACCCCTCAGGTAGTGAGAAGATATAAGTTCATGATTCAGAATATTGGTACTAATTTTGCTACATTTATGGATGAAGAATCTTATAATAATGCTGGGGATTTAGAAGCATATTCTACAATGCTTAAGAATTATTATATCTCATTATTCTTTGATAATAAAATCCAAGGATTCTCTTATGAGTATAGAGATAATGGAACTATTGGTGGTGCTATGATTAACCCTTATGGGTATCATGAATTTAATGGTTTTAAAGTATATGATGCTTATCTAACTGAGTTTATTATTAGAAATAAAATCATTGTAGGGTCAGATGAATATATTTATCTAACTCAAGCGATGTATATGCCTGCAACGTTCCCAATAGAGTATTCTAAAACATTCTTCTCATCACTAGAAGAATGTGATATCTCTAAGCATAATGGCAAGTATGTTGGTAATCTCTTATTATGTGATCAGAAGTTATCATTGCTATATCAATACCCAATAGATTATTACTTCATGGAATATAGTAATAATCTTAAAGGATTATTCTTGATTAATATATTTGATGATGATTTCTCTATAAGAATCAAAGAGAATAGAAAATATCAAGAAGATGAATACAAAGGTCTTAGAAATATTCTTATAAATTACTTCAATGGACAAACTACAACAATGGATGATCTTAAAGATCTTAAACATATAGACTATGTGCCTAATAAGGAGTTATTCTATTTAATTCCAATGGTTATATTCTGTATAGATAAATCCATTGCTGGTATTGTAAGTAAGAATAGAGATACTAAAGACATTATAGGAGGTAATAATGAAACAAAAAGAAATCTACAGAACACCTATGGAAAACTTGCTATTACAAGAGATGGTGGCTGAAGACATGCGTGAAGTAATACCAGAGAATGATACTGGTTTTGTTACTGATATGCTAATGCCTAAGTTTATTCCTGATGATGATTCATATGATGGAATAAATATCTTAGACGAAATTGAAGATACTGAAACTATATTCTAAAGGAGGAAGATTATAATGGATGAATTATTATTCGATGGTAATACAGCCATAGAAGCTATTCTAGATGATGCTGCATCTGAACTAGAATTAGCAGCTACAGATGTTATAGAGTATGACTCTACAGACATTGATGATGTTGCTGAGATAGAAGATGATGATGTAGGACCATTAGAAGATGATGAAGATCTTAAAGAAGAAATTGATTATCTTGCTGATACTGAATCTTATGATGACGACGTAATCACTTATCCTGTATATTCAGATGATCTTAGTGATGACGAAGATGATGATGAATATGATTCAGAGACAGATGATGAAGAACTAGATAATTATTTATATTAATCAAGGGAGGATTAACAAATGTTAAACGAAAACTATCCAGAGATCAAAGAAGTAAATGTGTTTCCTAAGTATGGTCCTATTACTACAGTAAACCCACCTATAAGAGTTGCTATAAAGAACGCTCTACAGTCTATTGAAAACATTAGACGTTGTATAGCTGCAGGTGCTTTAGTAGAAGAGGTATTAGATGGTGAGAATCTAGTACTTGACTTTACCAACTATGATGCCGATAATAGATCAGGACAGCCTGTAAAGCCAATAGAAGTTAAAGAAGAAGTTGTAGTAGAAGCTAAGGTAGAAGAAGCAGCTCCAGTAGTAGAAGAGCCTAAGGTAGAAGAGGAAGCTACTAAGGAAGAAGAAACAGAAGAGGCTGCTGAAGAAGAGAATACAGAAGAAGTAGGAGAAGTTGTTGAGGAGGAATCTTCAGAAGAAGATGAAGATGCAGAAGAGTCTACAGAAGAGAATAAGCCTAATAACAATAACTACAACAATAAGCATAATAAGAAAAAGAATAGATAAAAGTTCTTATTTATAATTGCATATTATTAATATGAAGTGATAAATGAATAATATTTATCACTACCCCACCCCATATATATACATTATATGGAGAAAGGAGGTGCACCATGGAAGATGAAATCGGAATTGGTGTATTAGAATAATTTTTATTCCCTCCTTATATTGATAAGACATGCTATGACAAAAAGAAGATATAAGGAGGGGAGAAAACATCCACTAGGGCTATGACCCTAGTGGATATTTTTTTGTCTAATTTAAAACTTTGGATCTGTAAGTTTAGTGGTAGATAATACTAGGGTTAGATTATACATTGCTTGTATACCCTCCATATGAGTAGTCTTAATATTAGTACCACCTAGAGTAATATATTGAGCATTACTATTCATATATTTCTCTACATCTTCATTAGCTTCTATAGTCCATGGAGTTTTAGAAGATATCATATCTCCATCAAAGTCTGCTCCCATTCCAGCACAATGAAGATTACACATATTCAAACTATCAACAAACTTATTTGATGTATCTGAACCTATATCTTCAACTCTTATCTTAGGATACCACTTATATAATTCTCCATTGACTACCAGACACTCTGTTTCATTAGTTGAGCTAATCCTAATCTTATTATAAAGCTGATTGAAGTATGAGTCTATAGGATATCTAGATATAACAACAGTTTTATCTTTAACAGCAGCACATGCAGCTATATAGAATAAATCAACCCATGTACCAGGTCTTGTTATTATATTCTCACTTTCTCTAACTCCATTAGCATATTCTTCTGGAGTAATAGAATAACCCTTAAACATCCAATACGAAGGTCTTTTATTATCTACTAAAGGTATTGGTACTTTCTTAAATCTATCTGAATAACCATGGATGAATTCATTTATCTCTTTATCTAATCTATCATCAGAGAATTCTATTCTAGCGTCTTTAAGCTCTTTCATTACAACCCCACCAGTCTTAGAATCAATACATGGATATACAGTCTTACCACCAAATTCGTTAGTAAAGAATTGTCTTAATTCATATAAGATAAATGGGTATAAATTTGCTAATGCTGATGCTAATGGTACTGCTGAATGTTCTACGTCTACTTGAAGTTCTTCTTTAGTATTTACATCAAGTTTCTGAGAAGTAATAATAAGACGAGTAGAATAATCTACAGTCTTAGACATAACAGATCTTCTCATAGCACCCATCTTCTTAAATATACCATTACCATCATCCCCCGTAGGTGATAATCCTACAGTGAACCAATTATAGATATCAAGCATTATATCTTGTATTCTACCTCTAGTACCACCAGCTAAATCTAATCCATAATCTGTAGTCTCTTTTAATCCTTTAACTGCATTAATAAGAGCTATATACATCTTATTTATTTCACCAACACCAGCCTTACCATCTTGAGTATTTACATCTCTATAGAATGGAGGGGTTACAGCAAATTTGTTAGTAAATAGAATACCATCTTTTTTTGCTTTATTTAATGCTTCTAAGAATAATTCTTTCTTACTCTCTTTAAACTTAATCTTATCTATATTCTTTCTTAAGAACTTTATACCTGTATCACCATTATCATCTCTCTCTAAGAAACCATCTTTATTAATCTTAAAATTATCTGTCTCATATATACATGCTTTAAGATTCTTATCTATACGTAACCATATCTTATAGAAGTATGGTTGAATAAAATACTCTTGTAATCCTATATATGCTGGAATACCAGATCTTTCTGCTTTAGTAATACCAAATATATCATTACTTAATAACCCGTCAGGTGTAGGACCACCAATACCAAACAATGCAGGATTAGTCACTTCAGATAAATCATTATCTTTTATCAATTTATCTTGATTTAAGATTTCTATATTAAATCTTTTAGCCATTTTCTATCGACCTCCATTCGTGTATTCTGATTTACATATTTGTCGAGAAAAAGTATCCCGGTAGGGATATACCCTACCGGAGTGTATTTGCATAGATTTACTTATTTATTGTAATACATAGCAGATCTCCATTAATAAATATATTAGGCTTATATTCTTTACCATAAATTATTAATGATGAACTATCTAATTCTAATAACCTCTTCAACTCAGCTTCAGTAGCTCCACTGCTCATAGTAATACGATACATTATAGATGCACTATCTATTGATATATCATTTATAGATACAAAATCTGCATTCTTAATTATATCATATACTAGCATATGCTGTTCAAAGAAATCTTTGAATATAATAGCAATTTGGTCTGCTGGAATATCTTTAATAAATTCTGTATTATTCATATTACAGCATCTCCTCCATTCCATCTTCAAATACTTCTGCTTCTTTTTGTTCCTGGCCCTCTTTAGACTTTGACTGTTGCTCAGCTATCCGATACAATGTATTTATATATGCTAGAGGCATATGCATCATCTCAGTGAATGATGTTCTGCCTCTATAATAAGTACATATATTCTCTAACTTAGTTATGAATTCCTGATTTGGGCCAACTGAGCTCGTGTAAAAAGCATCTGAAGAATAGAAGGAATTGAATCTTCTTTGATGGTCTTATGACACTCTGGGCATTCACACTTAGGAAGTACATATGATACTTTAGGTGTACCATTAGCATTAACAAGTACTCCAGTAAGCATAGCATACTGATCTGGAGATAAAGTCTTTAAGATTGTAAGAAGAGTCTTAATCTTAGACATAACTGTCTTATTAACGTTATTAGGATACTCTTTAATCTCTATAGGAATAAGCTCCTGAGATTCTCTATCTATCTTATAGATATCATCAATGAATGTAAGCATACCTACAATATCAGGATACTTCTCAAGTATCTTCTTAGGAAGAGTAGAGTTCTGAATATGTAAGCTATAGAGAGTTGATGGTAGGTAGCTTATTACATAATCATCTGACATCTGATACATCTTAGCTTTAATAGTATTAGAGTGAGATGTAGTATCCTGACGTCTAAGCTCGTTAAACTCTTCTTCTGCATCACTATCAGCAAACTTAACCATATCTAATATTGGAGTATCTACAAGAGATGTCTTCTCACAACCATCTACATCTTTTCTTGCTACAAGATTTGAATCTGAGTAGCATGCTGCATATAGACAGAATAAGAGAGAATCAAGATCATCTGAACAAATACTCTTTGTCCATGTATCAAATGATGGTTTGTTAGCATCTACTACATGATCATATATGAATCTAAGAGTATCAATAATAGCATTAGTATTATTTCTATTATTAACAGACTTATTCAATGCTTCAAGCTCAGCACCATCACATTCCTCAAGAGTAATACTTCTCTTAGTATTAAATAATACCCAGTCATACTTCTTCTTATTACTAGATACATTCTTAAGGCTATTGAGAGAACTCATAGGCTTCTTTCTGATTCTAAACTCAGCAATATTTACAGGATTCTTAACTGGGACTATGATAGAAGCCATAGTCTTCTTGAATCTTTCTCTAATCTCTTCTACAGTCTCTTCTTCATCTACATTGAAATCATCATCTTCTGTAGAAGATTCTTCATCATCAATATCATTTAAGAATTCATCTATTGTAGAATCATCATAATCAGGCTTAGTAATCTCTTCTTCCTCATCATCTTCATCTACAGAAGATTCTTTCTCATTAGATTCTTCCTCTGTATCAGACTCATCATCAAGATCACTAAAGTCATCATCTTCCATATTACTCTTTACTTCTTCACCAAGCTCTTCAAGCTCTCTATTAAGCTCATCTTCTTCAAGCTCAGCAGCAGCCTGTTCTTTAGCAGCTTCAATACCAGCTATCTTCTCATCAATAGTTTTATGCATCCCCGATAATGCATTAGCAACTATCTCTGTATCTACTACCTTTTTAGATTCTTCTTCAGCAGCATACTCATCTGGATGTGTCTCCATACGATTAGCTATAAGCTCTTCAGAACTAAGCTCTTTCATTGTGGAAGGTGTAAATACATCAGCCTCAGATACCTTCTTATCCATGCTATTAGCAAGATCTTCAAGTGTCAATTCCTTACTCATCTTCTTAATCCTCCTTAAGATTTAAATTTTTTAAGACTTTCTAGAGTGTGTTCTGCAGGAGTTAAATTGGTAGTACTAGTATCATACTCTAATACATAAACTCCTCCATTATCAGTATTAATAGTAATAACTATCAAACCTTGGTCTATCTCTTCACATACTACTCCAGTACCACCAAGCTCTGGTAGATATTGTTCTATTTGTTTTCTAATATCTTGCTGAAGTTCATCTAATATATTTTCTTCACTATTAAATCTATATCTAGATCTAATTCCTACACCCATATCTGGATGAGATTGGAACTTACCCTTTTCTAAATAGATTAGATATATTATAGCTACATATGCTGCATCATTCCCAGTCAATACTTTAGGTCTATTAAAATCATTTAATGATAAAGTATGTACTTCCATAATTATAATCACCTCCAATAAGATATTATTTTAAAGTCACCATAATAAATATTTACGTTATTTAAGACTATAAAACAATATATAAGCGTATATTATATTTTTGAATAGAATAAATTTACTGCTGGTAGAGATATACCAGAGAAAGGAAGGAGAAAGAAATGCTAATAGCAACAATTGTAAATTATGATGGGAGGAATAGATTAATATCTATTGTATCTAGAGGTAAAGATGTATTTAGTTATAATATGGGTGATACTGCTAGCTGGATGATGCAATTCACTAGAGAGTATTTAAAATCCATTAATTACATTGGAGAATCTAAAGTATGTGTATTATTCATTCCAGAGAATGGTAGTACTGCATATCGTAGAGATTATATGGTTACAACGCATTATAGAGAATTACGTTGTAGGGATAAGAGATTTGCCATGGATATTACAGATGTAGTATGTAATGGACGTAAGTATATTAATATTCCATCTGATATTGCTAGTATTCTATCTAGTGATATTAAGATGCTTAAAGATGAACCTAATCTTGGAGATGATTACTCTGTAGAGCTATTCCAAGATACGGAATATTATACTGAAATTAATCTGTCTGAGTACTGTAATATTAGAAGATATCCAACTATAGTACTAGTACCTAAGATAGATTGATAAATAAAATATTACTGCTGGTGTATATATACCAGAGAAAGGAAAAGTTATGTTATTAGTAAGCGTATTAAAAGTTAATGAAGAAAGGCACATAATGCTGTATGCTAAAACTATTACAGCAGAAATAAGAGATGAGACAACCCATCTACCAAGTAAGGGTACAGTAGATAGGTATTTCAGAGACTCATTGGATTTATTAGATAAGCTAATAAAGACAAGAGATTCATTTCTAACCCATAATTATGAAGTTGAATTATACTTCATTGATGGGTTACATATAACCAAGGTTATTAGAAAAGTAACAGCTGGAGTTGTACTGAATAGAGCTGTGAATGTATTTAGACCATACATAAGAACCAAATATGCATGGGGTAAGAAGATATCTACTAGAGAAAGGTCTGGTGAGATATTAGCATGCCAGTATAATCAAATGGGTGCAGAGAACTTTGTATTTGTATATACTGCGGATACTAAGTATTGTACTAAGTATAGAATGCTGGCTAATGATAATGGTATAGTATTAAAGATAAACAAAGATGGATATGAATTTCTTAGCAAACCATCACATGGTTATGCTGACAGATATTCTAAATGCAGTGGAATATTCTTTGAAAGAATATATCAAATATAATTAATAAAAGAAAGGAAATTAAAAGTATGATAGTAATAACAAGTAACGCTAATAGAGGGTGTGTTAATAATGATATTTATTTCGATACATTCAAAGATATTATTGAAGATACCAAGATAGTCAATGTTAAGACTAGAGATGACTTCATTGAGTATTTTATTGATTTAGTGGATGATTATTATAATTCTCCATTATATCGTAAATTGAGAAAAGTATTGAATCCTATATATTATAGGATTTCAGTATATATAGAGGATGGTTCTAGATTCTCTATTACTGTAAACTTTAGGGGTAGTGATAATAATAGCCCTAATATTACATATAAAGAGTTATCTAAGTATGAAGTAGACCAGTATAATGCATTTGTTGTTTATGTAACAGATGCTAATTGTGGTGAGAATATAAATATTCATACTAGATATATTGACGCTAATGAAGATAATCTAAATTCAGCGATAGCATATGATGTAAATTCTAAGTTTAGAGAAGTTCTTTATAGAGCTAAGAATTATTTTGGCGTTAATTTTAAGAATTTTAATGAGATGATTGATGCATATTGTACGGTATGGTATTATCCATTCATTAAAAATAATAATGGGTTCTATACATCGGTATTTGAAGACGATGGTGATGATGGATGCATAAGATACAACTCAGATATTGAGCAATGGGTTGTAGATTAATGTAATAAAACAAAAGGAGAAAATGTAGTATGGTTATTTTAGGTTGTTTAACAGACCCATATAGGAGGAATATCTTATATGGAAGAGCATTAAAGCATGAGGTGAAAGATTTACCATTGAAAGAAATCTATAGTTATCTTGATAAGTGTGAAGATATGGTAGAAGAATTATATAATGGTGAATTTACAGACAGAGTAAATGCTGCTGTAGAGTTGTATCTAATCAAATATACTGGAGAGGTATGCCGTATTAGACGTAATATCTATATCCGTAAAGATGAGAATGGTAGAACTTATGTACCCAGAATAAAAGGAAAGGATATTAATCGAATTAATGCAGGTAAAGTACCAATTCTATTTGCTACATCGGTTAAATTTGAAGGTAAGAATTGTGAATATTCTTCATATGATGTATTTACAGATTATGATGAGTATAAAAGAAGTGAATTGTATTCTGGTATTTTATTTGGAATTCATGATAAGAAAGTTATTATGGATAAATCTGATGCTTATGAATATAAACCAGTACTGACAGGTAGATGTAGTACATTTTTAAAGAGAAAAAAGAGAATAGAATATACGGAGGTATAAAGTTATGATAATAGTTATAAGTAGATTTATGTATCATATAGATAATAGAGAATTTGGAGAGATAATATCTGTAAACCATATGGTTAGTGATATTGAATCATTATGGCATGATACAGAGTTCTTAAAAGAGTATTATATTAATACTAGAAATAAAGTAATTGAGAATTGTCATTATGGTTCTGATGACCAGGATGCATATATAGAGATAATCATATATGATGGTAAATTCAGAGAGATAGTAATTTCAGATAAGAATATACCATCAGATAAGATTGATAGTGTAATTGATAATAGAGGTATGAGAAGACTTAATAAGCCAGTCATTGTTGGATGTGTGAATATCTTAATTGATATTTATGGTACCGATGATATTAAGACGTATGATTATATGGTTTATTATAGAACAGATAAACCAGAAGATTGTAGTGTTACTAACAAATTAATTGCTGATAATACCATTAATAACCTTATTAAAGATAGAGGCGGTCATCATAGATTATCAGTAGATAATAATGGTAGAGTAATTGTTAATGATGTAGATGCATTTGATATTTTAATCACCAATAAATATATTGATGATGATGAGTATATTGTATCAAGAACTAACAATTCTAAGTATCAGAATAACTAATATATGATTAAAGAGTATTTTCTCAGAGAGGTATTTATATATCTCTCTGGGATGTATTCTTAAATTATATAATAGAGGAGATGAAACAAATGAACGTGGTAGGATTTGGACTAGACAGAGATGGTAGTAATATTGAAAAGCTTATGGTATATGAGAATGAGTTCAATGTTTCTACCGTAGATGAGTTCTTTGATAAAAAAGATTTAATTGATAATTATATTAAATCAATTAGAGATAATTATAAAAAGAAGCCATCTTATACAGATAAAAAATCTACACTCAATATTTATTTTTCTATAAATTCTGAAGATCTGATAACGTACTTTGAAGATCCCAATATGGAAGATAACAGTTTTACACATATTAAAGCTAAAGAAGGGTGTTATAATTCTTTAGTTATAATTCAAGCCATGAAAAATAAGAAAAGTTTTTATAGACTTGCAACGTATTCATATGAAAAAGATTCTAATGATATTAATAACATACTGAACACAATGGAGCATATTTATAATAGTGCTAGTATGCTAATACCAGGTTTAATTGGTGGAGTTAAAGCTTATAACATAAATGAATTATGGAATAAGGGATATAAAACCAATCTAGGTATTTATGTGTTTAAGAAAGATAATATCAAAGTGCTATCAGAATCTATTAGTATGAGTAGTAAGTCTAGGAGGGAGAATAATGATAGCAATAGGAATGATGGAATACCAGCAGAAGCATGATAAGATGCTTCAGACGGTATTATGTATAAAATATATGGGTAATATATCATATATAGATTTAAAAGAGAATAATGATTTTTATATTAATGCTATAAGACCACATATTGAAAGTGGGTTTGATACGTTACCATTGAAAAAGTGTATTAAAGAACGTATATTGAATAATAATATTAAGCATCGTTATAAGATTATATGCGTATGCGAAAGTAGTGTTGTTCAATATAGTACAGACTTTAATAAAAACGATTTTATATGCGACTCGGTATCTAAATTTACCATAAATGGATTATCAATTAATGAGGCTTTTATAAATAACTATATTAGTGCTACTAAATGCCTCTCACCGATATATCCTACAGTGTTAGATTATTATGAGAATGATCTAAACAATGAATACGTTAGGTCTGTATTAGATGCAGAGAACTTATCTGTGTTTAAAGATATTACAGATAGCGTAGATGTAGATGAGTTAAATGATTGCATGTATCCATATAAGAGTCTTACTAGATATCTAGTATTAAATGATCATGAGTTTCTAGTATTAGAAGCAGATCATGTTCTTAAAGAGGTATATGTAGTCCAGAATAGAGATAGAGATACAGTATGCTAATTATTACCACATGGGGGTTCCCATGTGGTATTCTTTTTTTGTATCACATTTGAGTAAACTGAATAAAATTTAATAATGGAGGATTAGATCTATGGCAACACAAAAGAAATATTCATGCCCATATTGCAAAGAGAGATATACAAGAGAAAAATTAATATCTCATATTGAGAAGAAACATGAAGAGTTAATACCAGATGGGTATTCTGCATCTAGAGTAGTCTTTAATGATATTAATAAGACTTCTGGGGGTAAATGTAGAGTATGTGGTAATACTACTGAATGGAATGAAAAGATTGGTAGATATAATGTATTATGTGGTAAAGAATCATGTAAGCAAGCCATGAGGGATAGTTATAAAAAGAATATGCTTCGTGTTAGAGGTACTTATAATATTCTTAATGATCCAGAACAGCAGAAGAAGATGCTTGCTAATAGAAAGATATCTGGAACTTATAAATTCTCTGATGGTGGTAAAGTAGATTATACGGGTACATATGAACGTAAAGCATTAGAGTTTATGGATACAGTAATGGGTATATCTTCTTCAGATATTATATCTCCTGGTCCAACTATAGAATATGAATATAATGGTTCTAAGCATTTCTATATACCAGACTTTCTATATGTGCCATATAATCTGATTATAGAAATTAAAGATGGTGGTTCTAATAAGAATGCTAAAGAGTCTCCATCTATGAAGGCTTCTAGAGAGAAGACTATAGAGAAAGAGAAGTTTATAACAGACTCTGGTATATATAGTTATATCAGATTGACTAATAATGACTTCTCTCAGTTATTAGAAATATTCATGGAGATTAAAGATAAGATTCTTGTTAAGAATTATTCTCCTACAGTTAGGGTTAATGAGTCATATATACAATATCCAAAAAGAATAATGGATAATAGATCTGCTGGAGGTGCTATATCATATGAACTCTAATAAGAAATTATTATTGAATATAATATATATTCTGGTATTGGTAGTTATTCTTACAATGCTTATATTTAAAACAATTATAGCATTTAGTGCTACTAAGAAACCTGAGAAGATAAGATCTGTTCAGAAATTAGAAGTCCCTGTAGTTAAGCAATACCCAGAACTACCTACTGGATGTGAACCTACAGCATTGACTTCACTTCTTATGTATTATGGATATGCTATAGAGAAGACTGACTTAGTAGATAAGTATTTAATCTTTAGTAAGACTGGTAGAGCTAAAGATGGATTTGTTGGTAATCCATATAAGAAATATGGTGCTTGGTGTTTTGCTAATACTATTACTAATACTGCAAATAAGTTTCTTAAACATATGGAAGATCCAATATATAAAGCATATGATATCTCTGGTGCTTCTAAAGATGATTTATATAAAATCGTTAATGATGGTAATCCTGTTATAGTATGGACTTCAATGGGTAATATGTATCCTAAGAGGATTGATTTATCTAGATATAAAAAGGGTAATTATCAGTATTATGATACTGAGCATTGTGTAGTATTATCTGGGTATAATAAGAAGAAGAATGTAGTATATGTAATGGATCCCATGTATGGTAATATGACTTATAATGCTACAAGATTTTTTAAGATATACTCCATGACAGGTAAGTACTCTAGTATGATAATAGACAAGGATTCTAAGATAAAGAAATGGCTTGTTAAGAAGTTTAATCTAGAGAAAAAGAAACCTAAGAAGAAATAATATGGAGGGATGTATTATGAAGAAGATTATTATTATTAATGGTCGTGGTGGTGTTGGTAAAGATACAATGATTAATGTATTACAGAATTCAGATCAATATGCTGGTAGAGTTGGTAATATCAGTTCTATAGACCCAATACGTAAAGCTATTAATGATCTAATTGGTAATCAAGATCCAATTAAAGATAATAAGTATAGAAAACTATTATCAGATATAAAAATGGCTCTTACAGCGTATAATGACATACCCACACTACTAGTCTACAGGGAGGCTCTTAAAATCATCGATAATGAAAATATAGAGTTCTTATTCGTCCATATTAGGGAACCTGAGGAGATAGAAAAATTTATAGATACTTGCAATCTTTTAGCAACACGTGATTTTGATATAATTACTCTTCTAATTAAGAATAGTAATAAAGAAATATCATCACAGAGTTTTGGTAATATATCTGATGATTCTGTAGATAATTATAAATATGATTTTATATTTAATAATTCTAGAGATATAAACGAAGATGGTGCTAAAGATATGATTGTAAATTTCTTCAATGGTATTTTGAGATAAAAATATTCCACTACCCATATTGGGTAGTGGAGTTGTTTATTTTCATATTATAATCTCATATAAAATTACCACTCTAAAATATATTACTGCTACATAATATATTTTATTTTATAAGAGATCTGCAGATAATCTCTCAGAGTGGTAATCACATAACACTTTGTCAAACGAGTAAGTACATAAATGGATGGTAGCACATCCATTATAGCATTGTTTGTGGAATAAATAAAATTTTGATAGTATATTATATTTATAGATATAAAAATTATACACAACAAAAGGAGAAAAAGAACATGGGTAAATTTAAGTTATACGTTAGTAATAATCTACCAACCATGGTAGCGAATACTACATATGGACCATTCATTTGTAACAATAGTGATTATGAAGCAAATATCCATCGTGTTAAAGAGCAGATACAACTGCATGAATACTTTAGCGATTATAGTGGAGATCTTACGTATATATACACTTCAGATACTGATGTAGTCTATGTAGATAAAGATGGTAACGCTAGTAAGTATAATTCTAAAGATAAACAAATAATGAGAGTTAAAGTATATGATACTTACTCACAGTATTTTGTTATTGATAAAGTATTTACCATCAATAGTAATGGTAAGACTGAATATGTATATGATGCTGAAAGAGAGAAGACTTTCATTAAGTATCTCAAAGAAGGTATCAAGATGGCATTAAAAGATCACTTCATTAATTATGATGAGGAAATGTATCAGAACTTTATGTATATTAGTTGGCGTAATGCAGATGTAGAAGATATATTTAACCGTATAGATGATCTAATACCATATGAATGCATTATTAATGCACCAGATTATAATAAGAAAGGATAATTATATGAATACTTGTAAGATTTATTTAAATGCAATTGAAGATGGTTCTAAATTAATCAGTAGAGAGATTACTCTCAATACTGTCGATACAACCATAGTGGATAAGTCATTAATAAATGCAATTAAGGCTTATGCTAGCTATCAATTTAATATGAGCAATATAAGTGCTGAGTCTATTGGGTGTATTGCAGTACTTGATGGGTTTGTTTTACATCTATATTGGGATGGTAATGGAGATGATCCATTCAATGATACTGCTATAGATTGTTATGATACTAACTCAGTTCAGCTCATGAGTATTAATATTGGTGGGTATGACTCTAGAATGGTTATAGTAAGCAAGATCTTTAAATATCGTAATGGTAAGACGATAATAACTAATGAGGATAATGATAATGCATACGATAATAGTATGAAGCTCTTTAAACATACTATTCCATTATTACGTGATGAGATTATAGATCTCTATAATATTCAGCATAATGGTTATGTTGATATTAAGATCAAATGGATGGATATTGTAAGTCCTACAGATTATGAGGTTCATGAAGTTGATAAAAATGATATTGAACCTATATTTTGGTTGTAATAAAAATTTAATTATACAAGGAGGATTTAAAGATGTCAGATTTAATTATGTCAAAGGTATTTAGTAGTGGGGTAAATGATGCTGCTATAATATCAACAATTGGAAGTAGTATATTTTTTAGAGGTAAAGAAAAATTTTATAAGAATCTTTACGATGGGTATTGTGCAAATATTAAAAGTTTTGCAGATGAAAATAATGTTAAATTATCATCAGTTAATAGAATGCTGGTGGGTGAAGATAATATTATAGATATTAGTAGACTTAATGATGATTCTATATACATATCTGAAGATAATGTAAAGATTTATAAAACTAAAGATCAGCAGGTAGCTAGAATTAGTATTAATGGTCATAATTCAAGATGGATGTTATTAGAAAAGACTTTTGAATATCATGATGGTCAAACATGTATTGCTAATATGGATAATTATAATATTTTTAATAAAACCATATTGCCGGTATATCGTGATGAGATTCTTAAGATTTATAATATCACAGATAAAGATATTGATATTTATCTTGAATGGATTGATGCTAAAGATGTTTATCACTATAAAGAAAATGTTAAACTTAACGTTAATATTAAAGATATAAAAGTAGATTGATAAATAAACCCTCATGGAGAAATCCATGGGGTATTCTTTTTTGTAAAAGTCTTAATTTTCAATGATATAATATAAATGTGTATATAGAAGATATATACAAGTTATCACTGCTGCGCAGAGAACAAGACGTTCTATAAGCGTTGGGTGATACTATTTACTACCCATAGGCTTCTGTATATGTTGAACATTAACGTCGACTATGGATGGTGTAACTAAAATAATATAAAAAACCCTATGATCCTGAAGAATAGTAAGGTATAGGTAGAAAGCGAGAAAGACATGAGCAATAAAATATTAATCTATCCAGGAAAGTTTTTTATGAACACTTGGGATGGGGAGAATGCCCCATCTATATATCAGCTTTTATCCAAAAATGATATAATTGATTTTGTGAAATTTATCAAAGATAAATTTCCTAAGCATCAAGTATATATCTATGGTGCTTGTGACGGCAAGCACCGCTGGATTGATGAGAGTGAAGTAGTTAAAGCTGCAGCTGAAGTAGCTGCAGCCACAGCTACAGAGATTTGCATATCTAAAAATATGCTAGATTTATGTGAGGTAGTATATCTACCTCAGAGCGATACAGACCTCTTTGAGGTAAAAGAGATAAAAGCGCTTAATGGAAACGTTAAGTTCTTTTAAAATCAAAAAATCCATAAGAAAGGAGGTGGGAAGATGGAAGAAAATAGAAAATACTATTACAAGTACATCTCTGACGATGAGGCTGATGACCTCATTCGTCAGGGTGTTACTTTTGAGGAGCTCGAATCTATGGATTGGGGTATAGGTTATGAGCTCCAGAAAAAGCAAAAAGAAGAGGAAGAGAAATAAAATCTCTTCCTCTACCCGTAAGGGTTATTATTTTTTCTAAAATATCAAATTCTTCGACAATACTATAATATTAGTATAACGAAAGGATGTGATTATTTTATGATTTTTAATCAATATAAAGATGAGTCTAATGATAGAAAGAAATCTATATTAGATGCATTGATTAATAAGTTTAAAGCAAATGGAATTAGTTATCATTGCTTTGATGAAGATAGAGAAATATTCTTATCTGGAGAATATAATCCTGAGTATGGAGATCTATGTTTACCAATCTATATAGATGGTAATAGAAATAAAGCAATTAAGATTGCTAATGAGTTATTAAAAGATCATAATGCTAGAGTAGAGAAAGATCTTAATAATTCTATATTATTAATTCTTAATAATGATATAGAATTAGAACTACCATCTATGAGTAGAGATATACATGAGATATTAGATTCTACTCCAAATGATAGAATATTTATAACCACAGATTGGCATATTGGAGCAGATCACTACGGTAAGGGTAAGAATAAAGTAAATATACAGAATATAGTTAAATGGTGTAAAGACCATATTAATCCTAACGATGTGTTTATTTATTTAGGGGATCTTGCATATAGATATAGCAATAAAGAAGATCAGTCTAAAGCTCAAGAGATATATAAATCCCTTCCAGGGATTAAGGTATTAATATTAGGTAATCATGATATCCCATTAGGTCCACAGTTCTATACCAATTGTGGGTTTGATTTCATATTTAAAGCTCTAAGACACAATGATATTATTTTTTCTCATAGACCAGTAGATCTTGGTAATTATGCTGACGCTATAGTGAAGACTAATATCCATGGGCATAAGCATGAAGATATGATTTACAATGTTACAGATGGTAAAGATTCTATAAATTGTTACCCATCTCTATTCGATAATAAACCAGTAACGTTAGATTATCTCTTAAAGAATAAAGATAAGTTAGTTAAGAACCATGAGCATGATTATTGGTCTCATTATACTGAATCTACATCTGAGTTTGGTGAAAGGAATGATATTATGATTATGAACGATGATAATAGATTAGAAGATGTAGATATCTCTAATATTAAACATTGGTTAGTTCATGAAAGAAGATATCCTGAAGATATTGCTATAGATGATTATAAAGATTCTCTAGAGGTTGCCATAGATGGTCATTTGGGGGATAGATATGTATTCATCTGTAATAATGATGCTGATTCATTAGAACCAATATGTGTTGGTCAGATATCTATATCTGAAGATAATGAATATAAATGGATAATCAAATATCCAGTAGTAAGTACTTATGGTAATTATTATTCTCTTATGAAGCAAGATGAGTATTGTACTCCAGTTGTAGGTATTAATAATCCTCATCTTATTAAGACTAAAGAAACAGAAGATTCTATTCCTGTATATGCATTTAGCCCTAATATATTCTCTAATAAATATTTTGTAATTAATGAAGATTCTAAATTAGAATTAATTGATGCTGATAAGATTAAAGATTGGAGAATAGAATCTCAATATAAATTCATTGGAGATATGAATAGAATCAAGAAGATATATGAAGCATATGATGATTCTAAATTTGTAGATAATACAGCATTCTATACAATACTTACAGGATCACCAATGCTTAGTGAAGATCAATTAGATTTTGATAATAATTTTGAGAAGTGTTTATTTGGATTAGAAGAGACTGTATCTAAGTCTAGAGTAGCAACAGTGGTATATGAGTATGCTAATATATCTAATTTAGAAAATAATTCTGGTATATCATTATCTGATGGTATTAAATATAATTTAGAGGGTTATTACTATCAAGATAAGAGTGGTAAGAGAACAGATTATGTAGATTCATATATTAATGCTCTTAGAGCAAAACAAATACTCACAGAGGCAGGTGAAATATAATGGAAAATTTACAATCTTTAATAGAATCATTTACTGAATCTACTCCTGCGGTAAAGATGACTAATGGTACAGATTATCCAGAGTATAAAGTAGTTAATAGATTCACCCCATACTTTACTCCAGAAGAGAAAGATAATCTAGATGGATATTATTCTGATATAGAAACAGAAGAAGAAGATAAACTATATGATGGGTTAGTATATGAGTCTAATATAGATCAGACTACTACTGCTAAACCATGGATGGAAAGAGTTAGAATACTTCAATTACAGTTAACTCAGACAGAAGATCCTGAAGAGATAGATGAGATTAAAGAAAGATTATTAGCGTTAGGATGGAATCCTGAGATTGAATATAATCTAGAGAATTCCATTAAAGCTGCTAATAGATTTACCAAATTAATACTACCAAAAAATAGAATGATAATAGAAGATGTATCTAATTGGGAAGTTACAGATGCTGATATTATTAATGAATCTAAATTACCAGATTTATTTCGTCCAGTATATTTAGTATTCAGTAAAGGAGATAGTAAATTCTCTGATCTTATAACTACTGTAACTGGAGGGGAGTTTTCTCATGCAGCAATATCATTAGATGAATCTATGGAGCATTTATATAGCTATAATATATCCGATGGTACGGTTGGATTATTAGGTGGATTCTCTAGAGAATCTATAAAAAGATATTCACAAAATAATAGATTTGCAGTATACTCTGTGGTGTTAGATAAATTATCATATAATATAATTAAAGAGAAAATAGATTATATGATTAATAATGCTGATAAGACTAAATATGCATTTAAAAATATACTTGTATTCCCATTAAAAAGTATTGGGTCTACAAATAGATTTGAAGCAGAGATGATTTGTTCTCAGTTTGTAGATTCATTATTAAAATTAGCAAATATAGATTTAGCTCCAGATATACCAGCATCTAAAATATCACCTCAGAAATTATATGAGGTTATAAAAAATAGTAATCATGGGTTTATGGTATTTGATGGTACTGCTAAAGATTATAATGCTGTAAAAGCTAGAAATATAATGAGTAAGGTAATTATGAAGAAGATAATACCTAAACATGAGGGTTGTATTATTGAAGCTAGAAGTATTCCTATAGAGGTTAGTCATAATGGAGATGTATTATTATCTAATCCATTTCCAAATTTTGATGAAGAATACTATGCTTCCCATAAGCTGTTAATGCAGTATGAGAAGTCTGGTAATATTGAAGCTATGAAGTATGAGTTATGTAGATTATTCTATATGAATTACATATTAGAATCTAGACTCTATCATAATAAGATTCTTTCTAATAAAGAAAAGAATATTAAGACTAGAGCAAGAATATTAAATGACTTCAATAAGTATTTGAAGTATGTATTATCTAAAGATAAATCATTTAATTTTGCTGAGTATTATGAGAAGTCTCCATTCTATGCTCATACATATAAGATTACTAAACCTACAGTATTAGCAGTTGGTGATTTAACAAAATATATTGCATCTATGATGGTATGAAATAATAACCCTGTACCGAATATGGTACAGGGATAATTTTTTGTTTAGTCGTATATTATAAATATGAGATACTGAAGACAGTATTATTAATAAAATATATTCAGGAGGACACAAAATGTATAATGTAGGAACAAGATGTTACAGATATGATGAAGATGGAACTTTTCTATTATTTAAAATAATTAGAGTAAAAGAACAATCTTATACTCTCAAGGGTATGAATAATAAGAGCGTACATATATTGATTGAGAAGGACTTAAAAGATAAGTATATTATATTAGCCCCAGATGCTCTTATGACTTGTGTTATTGCTAACTCATCTACAGCAGAAGATAATAAGAAGAATCCTAGAGAGGATGTAATTACTTCAGTATATAAATTAGTACCAGATGAGGAATCTAAAACTAGTTCTATAGATGGGATTCCAGCATTGGTTATGAGACAAGATGTATATTCTGCATCTAAGAATATGCTATTCAGTTCTCTAGATACAATCTACGTAGGAGATTGTGTTAATAGAAATATGGTAGGTAATGATCAAGATATATTAGACTTCATAGAATGTGGAGAGATTAAAGTATCTACATCTATATCTCTCTATATAGATGATAAGTTTGATGATATCTTTAAAGTTATTCCTAGAGAGTTTGTAGAAGTAGCAGATAAAGTAATGCAAGAATTTATTAAGTCACAACCAGATACAATTAAAGGTGTATCTAAATCATTTAAAGATCTATTTATTGATAATCTATTCATAGCTGTATATAGACAGATGTTTAATATAATGGCTTTGAATTTTCCAATAGAACTTAACTCATCAAATGAGGTTATTATTCTTAATGCTAAACAGCATAAGAAGTTAGAAGATCTATTAAGAAAGCATATTAAGATTTATAGCATCATAAAATATGATAAAGATATAGATATATCTAAAGTCGTAAACTATAACCATATAATGGTTTCTGATATTAATGATATAATCTATATGATAGTGTATGATGTAATAGATGAGTATCCTGTAGATAATGATATTGCTAGTGCTTTATTGGGATTATAATTTACACTGGCATAAACAAAATTATAATCGCATACTATAAATGTGTATAAGCAGAATGTATAAGAGCATTCTGATTATATAAATAAAATATTTTAAGGAGGGATTTATCGATGAGCGATAACCTTAAGAATGTAGTAGTAAACAAGGGTGAAGTTCAGAATGAACAGAACCAGAATGGCAACAAGCCAGTGAAGATGTACGGATCTTTGAGGGAGGATGCGTATTTAAAATTCACAGCAACACCATTTGAAGCAGATGATAAAGTTTGGTATTTAACAAACAAAGAAATCTGCGAAGAGGTAAAGAAGAAGTTTGCAGAGACATTCCATGATTTAGTGGGTGTTATGCTTAGCTTCAATACCGACGGTAAGATGCAGTTTAACATGCAGTTCTTCTTTAAGAACAACACACTGCCATTACCAGAGGGAAAGATTAAGAATGTTATTTCATTGGTTGACGTAGTTAAGAATGAGAATAACTTCTATCAGAGCCAGAAAGCTATATCTAATAGCGCAGCTGGTAACTTCTTCACTATATCTGATGAGACAAAGCTTCTTTTGTCAAACTTCATGATTAAGGGAAGACCAAATAATATGCCTAACAACAATAGTTGGTCAGGTCATATTACTTCTTTCACAACAAGAGTAGCAAATGATCCATATTATGGACAGTTTGCACCTCAGAATGCTACTGAGACTATGCTTGTTGTAAAAGACATTGACATCAGAACTATACTTAAGCATTGCTTATTCGGAGACGAAATGGTAAGACTTACAGTAAATGGTGAAGATGGTTCAGTAAACAATATTATGGCTTCTGCTTTCTACAATATCTCATTCGGTGAGATTCTGGATATCAATGAGCAGATCTTTAGTATTAAGATCGATCAGTTTGATCCAGAAGCAATAAAGAGAAAGTTCAGCCAGAGATATCCATATGTAGCTACAATGGCTCCAGTGGGTGTTAAGTATTTCTAATTAGAATGCTGGAAGATTCCGAGACGGTATTATCCGTCTCGGGATTATTTTTATTTTTTATGCGAGGTAAATATAATGGATTTGACAGTTAAATTATTAATAGTTGTAATTGTATCCATAGTACTAATGTGGTTACATTTTGAATCGTTATATAAAGATATTAAGAAAGATCTATCTTCACAATTAGAAATAATAAGAGATTTAGTACAAATAACTAGTGATATTAGAGAGTGCTATGATTCATTAGTACAAGTATTATATTCCGATAGCCAGACTATTGAAGAAATGGTACTTGATACCATTAAGTGTTCTAAAGAAGAAGATTCTAAGAAAGAGGTATAAGAGATTATACCAGTAGTAACGTTATTATAAAAGCATAAAGCTTTTAATCTAAAAATTATTGGAGGATAAATATCATGAAGAAAGATGATAATTTTAGTTATGAAATTAATAAGGAGTATGATTATATTATTGAAGAGGCTGCTAATACTACCATATGTCTTAGAAAGATATCATGGGGTGGTAGACCTGAGAAGATTGATATAAGAAAGTATTCATATTCAGATGGTGAAGAGAAGATGATGAAAGGAGTATCTTTATCAGATGAGGGAGCTAATGAGCTTACAAATATCTTAGCATTTACAGGATATGGAGATACTAAGAAATTGGCTAAAGCTATAAAGAGTAGAGAAGACTACTATGATGGATGTGAGAATGATATAGAAGAAGAATCTGAAGAAGTATCTGAGGGTGAGTATTATGATCCGAAGATGCTTATATCTTAATGGAGGGAAATACATATGAAATTATTTGGTAATACTACTGACTTATTTGGATCATCTACAGATAAACCCGTAGATGATAAGCCAGTAGAAGAGAAAGTAGAAGTAATATCCTCTAGCAATACTAGTAGTGTTGTTGGAGTAAGTGGTGGATTGAATTTTGATACTGCCATAGATTGTATGATATGTGGTCAGCCATTTATTCAAGACTGGCAGCATAAAGAATATAATATGTGTAATACATGTAGAAATAAATTAAGATCATTGATTGGTAGGTGATATTATGAACTCTGATTATAGAGTTGATATAGAGAGTTTATTGTATGGATATTATATCAAATATGATAAGCTCTCTGAGCTTATAAGAACGGTAAATTGTAACGTAGGTTGTGTTGATATTTATATTGACTTATATGATATTCTTAAGAATGTGTATAATACAAATATACATACTTCTAAGCAATTAACCATAGTGTCTTCCATAATTAATATGGCTGCACATTATAGAGGTTTCTTCAGATACCGTTTAGGTATTAATACAAGAATATTTCTTGTGTATGGTGAAGATATTACCAATAATCATACTCAGTATATTCGTGAGTATAAAGAGATATCTAGAAATTTAGATAATCTTAATTATAGTAAGATTGATTCTGTAATAAAGTCTCAATTAGAGATGGTTAAACTCTTATGTGGATACATACCAGATGTATATTACATCCACAGAGCTACAAACTCAGCAATGTTTATTTATGATAATATTTTATCAAATAATTCAATATCATTTATAATATCTAAATCTAGATATATGTATCAGATCCCAGCAATGATTCCTAATAATACTTATATTCTTAGACCTAAGAAGAAATCTGGGGAAGATATATCTTATCTTATTAATCATGGTAATTCATTACTATATCAATTTGATAAGAGTAATAATGATAAATTAAAAGAGTTTAATCCTACTCTTATGAGTTGTCTTTTAGCATTGAATGGATTTGGGTCTTATAATCTTCATGCAAAGTGTAATATCACTGTAGCATGTAGTCTTATACATCAAGCAATACTTGAGGGTAAGATTACTAATGGTATGAATCCAGATCCAGCATATGTTTACTCTAAGCTTGATTTCTCTGTGACTAGATATATATCTATAACAGATTTTAAGTTTAGATTCATGGCAATAGATTTAATTAATCAGCATTTGTTATATAGCAATATGATTGAATCTAAAGATATTACATGGAATATTAATTTGTATGACCCAGAAACGGTAAGACATATCGCAAATAAGTATTTCATCGACAATCCATTAGATTTAAATAATCTCTAGGAGGTGGTATAATATGATTTATTTCAGATATAGACCAGAGCCAGATTATAATGCATTATTAAAGAAAGATATTGTTGGGTATACTGATGATACTCTACATGGTGTTATGTCTGATGGTGATGCTGGCAATCTAAAGTATTGTGCAGCATATCTTATTTGTGAATTAGAATATATTAATGGTCTTACCATTAATAAGAACCCAATAGTTGTTGTAGCTCAGAATGATAGAAGTGCTTGTGAGTTATATACTGAAGTCACTGGTAAGGTTGGTTCAATCATGGAAATGATTAGAAGTAATTGCTCAAAACTTAAAGTAGAGATAGGAGATTAATGACATGAATAAATATATAATATCTCAACAGAATAGAATCCTTACAATGGATCATGTGAATATGTTATTCTATATCCGTAAGGGTGATATACAGACTAAAAATGCAGAACAGTATACTGTAATGAGAAAGTATACAAACTTCTCTCAGCTTACAGATACATCAAATATCTATAATGTAATCTTAGCAGTTGCTAGCGTAGAGATTGGTTCTGGTTTACCAGATAAGATTGAGTTTACTGAGAATGCTGAGATTGATAATAATAGAATGGGTAAAGTATTCGGTATTGTTTATAGTAAGCCTACGTCTAATGTATTCTATTTAGAATTAGCATTCTGTAAAGATATTGAAGCAGCTCAAGAGCTATTTACTAAGAGATTAGATGGATATGAGAATGTAAATAAGAAATCTATTTTCATATTTGAATTTGGTACTCTATTGAAGACTGAAGATAATGATAAATATATCTATAGCAAGAGAAGACTTATAGTTGTAGAAGAATCTCAGTCTCCAAATATTATTGTTAAAGAGGGTATTGATGCTCTAGAAGAGTTCAATAGAAAGATGTATTCTTGTGAATTAAATGAAGAGGATATGTAATATGAGTAAGAAAGAAGTAAAAGAAAAGATTACTAAGAAAGACTTCATTGATAAGTTGATGTCTATGACACATCAAGAAATCAATGATTTTATCAAAGCCAATGGAAAGGGACCGAAACCATGTAGAATGTGCCATATTGTAACAAACAAGGTTTCTAAACAAACGCAAATCGATAGTTAGGATATAGAAAATTATTCTGATTATCACATATTCATAATCCCTAAGAGGGATAACATAATAAAATTAATGGAGGAAACTACTATGGAATCTGTAAAAGATCTAGTAAAACAAATTGATAAGACCAGAACACAAGCTTCTGCGTCTGCTAAAGATGAAACTACTGTAATGAGGGCTATGCTTAATGATCCTACTTACAAAGTAGATGTATATAGCAAGAAAGGTATTGAAGGTCAGTATTGTCCTCATGATGAAGCTGTTAATTTAGCTTCAAATATTATTAAAGGAGCTGCTAGTATCCCTGCAGCTGAAGCTAATGAGTTGGCAAATAAGTATGAGTTTACTAAGAATGATGCTAATATCATGATTGGTATTTCTAAAGAGTTTGTTAATACTTATCTTGATACTGGAAGAAAGTTACCTCTTGGTGGAAGAGAAGATTCTAATATCTCTATTAAGAAGAGAGTTAAAGAAGAATCTATTTCTAGCTTCCCTGTAAAGACTGGAGTTAATTCAGATGGTACAGATAAATATGAAAGCAAATCAGGTAAGAAGATACCAGCTCATGGTAGTCTTAAAGTATTCTCACCATGCCCAACATGGCTTAAGTAATCATCAGCTTGTTACTGTAATTCGATCTCCTATACATTTGGGAGTGGGGAAACCCACTCCCCCTCTTTTTTTGTCTAGTAAGACATTTGATTAATGTACGTAAGGAGGTGAAAATAACATGGCTATGACGAGAATAGACCAATATGTGAAGAATTTAGTAAGATCTACTGTGTTTACAGCAGCTGATGTAGTTAAGTCTGACTTAGCTCCAGATACTGTAGAGTTTATTCAAGCTAATAAACAAGTATTCACTACTACTTATTCTTTATTGAAAAATCCTAAGGCTGGATTTAAGAAATCTGTTGAAGCTATACAGGATTCTAAGATATATAAAGCTTTAGATTATGGTCTTAAAAATACCCTAGAGGATTTACGTACTGGAAACTTCTACAATGTTGAACGTAAAGATAGAGATGAAGCTAGACTTGCTGGTATGGATGCTAGTAACATGGGGGATCTATCTGAGTTTGGCATTGATGATAACTGGGAAAAGAATCTCGGGAATAACACAAAGCCTGAAAGATCTAATGTAATCACTAGTGGTGATGAAGCTGTAATTAATGCTGTAGAGGGATCTATATCTGCATCAACATCTGCTAATGTAAATGCTATTATTGGTAGTGCTGATGCTATGGTTAAGACTTCTAGAGCTAATACTGCAATGCTATATGCTCAGAATGAGAAGCTTTTTGGAGCTATCCATAAAGACATCATGGGTATTGGTAGTATGATGAATGAAGCTTCTAAGATACAGACTGCTGCAATGCAGAATATCGATAAGAATTCATCTACATACTACACTCAGTCTATTAAATTAGATACTGAACGTAATGCTATTCTTAAAGAGATGCTTGAAATGCAGAGAGAGATGTATAAGACATCTGCTGCTAAAGAGAAGGCAGAGAAAGATAAGCAATCTTCTAAGAAGAAGTTAAGATGGTCAGATGTTCAGTATAATGGTATGGTAGATCTTGGTAATTATTCTAAATTAGTCAATAATAATATTAAGAATTTAACTAGCATGTTTAATATCCCTGGTATGGGTGATGATTCTAACATGCTTGCTTCTATGATGGTATCCCCATTACAATTCGCATTAGAGTTTGCTGTTAAAGGTGTAATACCTGCAACTATTAAAGAAGCTACTAAAGAGCTTAATGATACTATTGCTAGTGTATTTGGTGTCACTATTGGTAGGATGACTAAAGCTAGAAGAGATGATGAGGGTGGTATTTGGGGAATGCTATCGAAGATATTCGGTATTAATTCAGATCCAAATAGAACTCTAGATACTTCTAAATATGAAAAGGGTGCAGTACCATTTGATGGTATTACTCGTAAATCTATTATAGAAGTTATTCCATCATATCTTGCTAAGATTGAAGCTCATTTGTTAGGATCAAGAGAAAGATTCTATGATTATGAATCTGGTAGATGGACTAAAGCTCAAGATACAAAGAAAGAGTTTGATAAAGTTAAAGATAGATATGAAGAATCTGCATCATCTGAATATATGAGAGATCTTAATAAAGCTACTAAGAATATATCATTTAAGAGTAAATCTGACTTTACTAGGTTTGAAAAAGCCAAGAAAGAAATGATTAAATTCATATATGAAACAGATGGATGGATTAATTGGGAAGCTAGTGCTGCTGCTAATGGAGTTAATCCTGCAAAGTATCCTAATCTATCAGATGAGAATGTATGGACTTTAATTACTAAGACTTCAAAAGATATGTATACGTTTATGGGAGCTAATGGTAAGAAGAACTTTAAAGCTTCCAAACTTATGGGAATAACCAATAAGGTTAGAGATGCTAAAGATAGTGAAGAGAGATGGTATAGAGAAAAAGAGAATGGAGATAATGCTCTTAAAGCTATAATGTCTCAAGGATTCTCTAATGTAGATAAACATATTTCTTATCTAGATAAAGATAAGAAATTTATGAAAGTTCAAAGTCCTTATAGTACTTTTAAAGATGAATATGGTAATTCTATATTTAATTATCTTCAGAATATTAATAGAGAATTAACGTACATGAGAATGTATGGTGGTTTAAGAGGAAAGGGTACTGGTAGTAATAACTTACCTAATATAAATACTGTTATTGATCTTAAGAACCCTAACTGGAATCCTAATACTACTAATTCATCTCAAGAAGATAGAGATATAGAGAAGTTATACCAGAAAGCATTAGAACGTGCTAGAAATGGTAAAGCTATAGTATTTAGTGATCTTGATAGATTAGATTCTGAACAGCTTATGAATTTAATGGGTGCTATAAGAGATGCTGCTACAGATGAGCATAATGCTAATCTTAGAGCTATGGTAGAATCTAATGCTTTATCTAGTTATCTTGATGAAAGATTTGGTACTGATAAATCTTCATTAGATCAAGCTAAGAAGAGACTTAGTACTGGTAATAAAGCTACTGATGATGATGACGATGAGGGTATAGAGAGTAGTGATCCTGCTGAGAAGAACTTTATACAGAAGATGGTTGGTAAGATTAGAAAATATGGTTCTTTCTCTAAAGCAATAACAAGTACTGGTACTGAGATATTTAGAGATATGCTATATAGTGCAGATGCTGCAATATACAATATGTTTTTTAAGTCTGAATTACAGGGTGATGATAAGAAGCAAAAGTTCAAGGGTATGATGGACTTTATGGCTAATAAGATTAATACTACATTTGATAAGGTTAGTGATTATTTTAAAAATCATGTATTAGATCCTCTTAAAGAAAAACTCGGTATTAATGAAGAAAATAAGAAGAGATTTAAAGATGCTTTTAGTGGTATGGCTAAAGGTTTAGGTAGAATGTATGTTCAAGCCAATAAAGATGTATTTGGTGAGGGATATAAATACTTTACTGGAGAAGAATATGGTTCTAAGAAAAATAAATATGGATTAACTCCAGATCCAACTCTAAAGCCAATAGCAAATAAAAACCTAATTAATGAAATTTATGATACTAAGCAACCTACAAAAACTCCAGCTACTAAAGGTAATCAAGTTGGTGATACTACAGCTCCAGTATTAGATATAGATAGTCTTGGTGGTTTAGCTAAGGGTACTATGGGCAGACCATTTATGGGTAATAGTATGCTCTCTAAGGGTGAGTTAATATTTAACTCTAGAGGCGTTAGTATGATTAATAAGACTGGTGCTTATAGAGTTAATGAACCATCTCATATTCTTAACTCTGAGGATTCTCATACTCTTCTTACTGGAATGGGTATTAATGCTGGACCTAAGCATTCTATAGCATCATCTTTAGCTAAAGAGAAAGCTGAGAAGAATAGATTATTTGGTACTAATGCTAGAGGTATATCTCATCATGCTGATGCTGATATGAAAATAGAGGGTACTGATTTTACTCTTGGTGAGTTATTAGAAACTGCAAAGAAGTATGCTCCTGAGACTGCTGCTGGTGGAGCTATGGGTGGATTAATAGGTCTATTAGTTGGAGGTCCATTAATTGGTGCTGCTATTGGTGGAGCATCTATGCTTATAAAGAATAGTGATTCTCTTAAAGATAAATTATTTGGTAAATTAGTAGATGGTGAAAGAGAAGGTGGATTTGTCCCTAAAGTTATACAAGAGAAAGTATCTAAATACTTCCCTAGTATGACTAAATATGGTATGGCTGGTTTATTACCTGGACTTATTACTCCTTTAGGTCCTATAGGAGGTATTCTTGTAGGTGCTGCATTTGGTTTCTTAAAAGAGAATGAAGATTTTAAGAAGAAGTACTTTGGTAAAGAGGGTAAACTCACTATAGGTCAGAAAGAACAAGATATTCTAAAGAAGATGTTCCCTGCTGCTGGTAAGGGAGCATTAGCAGGAGTAGTTGCTTCTGTAGCTTTAGGTGGACCATTTGGTGTCTTAGGTAGTGCTGCTCTTGGTGCTGGCTTAGGTATGATGGGTGCTACTGATGAATTTAAGAATATGCTTCTTGGTGCTGATATAGATGGTATAAGAAGTGGTGGTCTTGTTGGAGCATTTAAAGATGCTATTGCTCCATTAGGTGAGTCTATGGCGACTCTTGGTAAGAAACTTATAAATACGTTTGATAAGAATGTAGTAGATCCATTATCTAGATTCATTAAACCTGCTATACATGCTATACCTCAAGTCTTAGGTATAATACCTAGAAAGATAGGTGATGCTCTTAAAGATAAAGTACTTAAGACTAGTAAGACTGTAATGGATAAATGGTTTGGTAAAGAATCAGTACTTGGTACTATGGCTAGAGGTGCTATTGGAGCTGCTGCTATGCCATTTAAATTGGCTACATCACCATTTAAATTATTTGGTATGGCTGGAGATGCTATAAGACAGAGACAGGTAGATACTCTTAATGCTAGTTATATGACAGCAGAAGAACGTATGGAGTTTGCTAAGAGACGTGGTAAGAAAGTATCTGGATTAGATGAGATGCTTGCTGGTGCTAATAGAGCAGATCTTAGTACATTAAAAGATACTATTGCATATAGATTAGATAATAAAGAAGCCATATCTAAGAAAGTTAAGAGTTCTAGTGCTGATATTCTTAGAACTCTTGATAGCTTCCAAGGTAGTAATGGCGGTAAGATATCTACTAAGGGTAGAGAGAAGATTACTAAAGCATTAGACTCTGGTAATATTGACGCTGTGATGAATATTCTTTCTAAAGAAGGATTATCTAAAGAAGAATTCAATCAGCTTATGAATAAAGATATTGATCTTAATAGTAAATTAAATAAGTTTAGTGATTTATATAAGAGAAGAGATGTTGCTGGTAATAAGACTGATACTGGGTTAAGAGAAAGTGAAAAGGTTATACAAGAGATTATACGAAAAGGTGGTATTAAAGGTTTTGATATTAATAATAATCATGATCTTGAGAAGTTATATGCTACTATAGCTGCTGAATTAGAGCATAAAGATGCTATGAATCCAGCAGAGTTAGAAGCTAATGAGAAAGAATGGAAATTAGATGAAGATCGTAATACTACTCTTAAAGAACTCCTCAAGGCTACTAACATATCTAATCAACTTCTTGGTGCATTAAATGGTTTAAGTACTGAAGATATGAAGAAGACATTTGATACCGATATGGATAAGCTTAAAAATGGTGAAGTTAGAACAGAAGAAGTTAGTGATAATCTCTTGGGTATGGCTAAGATTCTTGATAATGCTAGAAATACAAAGAACTTAGTTAATGATAAGACTGATCAGATTAATGCTAAAAAAGAAGCTATGGCTGATCGTCTAATAGGTAGATATGCTGATATTGATATGAGTGCAGAAGCAACAAGACATCAACTCGATAAGCTTAGAGAAATAGCTTCAACTCCTGCACCTGGAATGTTTAAACATGGTGGTTCTGAAGCATTTATGAGAGCTTCTAGAAGAGGTATGTCTATCAATCAGTTAACCCTCTTAGGAATTAATAAGGTTCCTATATTTGATAGGTTCTTAAAGAAGACTAAAACTAGAGGCAATCAATATGATGATAAAGCTGCATTATACATTGCTGAGTTAAATCCTGTAGATAGAGATAATTTACAGAAACTTATACTTACTAAAGGATTCTCTAATTGGCTTAGTGCTATAAAGAGACCTCTTACCGATAAAGATGTTAAAGCAATTCCATTACTTGGAGCTAACTATAAAGAGTTAGGTAGAAAGTTTGATACTGCTGCTAAGAATCCTAAGAAGTTTAAAGATGTAGAATCAGTTATAAATATGAGTACCGCAGATTGGGTACATACTGATCAGGGTATTATCCCTACAGATGAACCTACTACAGAGACTAATGGTCTTGGAACACTTCTATTGGGTGGAGCTAAAGCATTATTATCTGGAGGTGCTAAGTTAGCAGGTAAGATATTTGGTGGTAGAGAAACATCTGCTCGTAGTGATGGTGGTGGTGCTGTAAGAGCTCTTAGTGCTCCAATATCTACTGAAGTAGAAAATAGTGTTGGTACTAGCACTGCTGGTAATTTTGATGAAACTGATAGAGCTGGAGATGGTAGAGATGTAGTACCAACCAGTGAGGGTATGGCTTTAATTAAAAGAAGTAGTGATGGTTCTGTAGATTATGATACTACAGATTCTAATACTAAATCTATATTACAGAGATTAGAGTTAAGAAAGAGATTCTCAGAGAAGTTACAGGCTGCTCAGATGAAAGCTTCTGAATTATCTAGTAAAGTATTTGGTGAGACTGAAGAAGAGAAGAGGAAGAATAAACTTGGTATGCTTGGAGCTATCTTAGGTGGTACTTTCTTAGCTAAGACTGGTATATTTAAGAAGTTATTTGAAGGTGTTATTAAACCAGTATGGACTAACCATATAGAACCATTCTTTAATGATAAAGTAATGCCATGGATTCAGAATGATTTACCTAATCTTATTGGTAATACCATATCTGGTGCTGTTGAATTATTAACAGAGAAGATTCCTACTATAATAGAGAAAGCTATAACTGTTGCTGTTGAGAATATGCCTACGATAATAGCTGCTGTTCTTAAGGGTACTGGTAAGGGTGTAAATAAAGTATTACAACACTTAACTGGAGATGATCATGGTGAGGGTACTGAAACTAAAACTACTGTAACTGATCTTAAGACTGGTTATGATGAGCATGGTAATACTCTTACTCCAGAACAGATGGCTAATGCTTCAGTAATATATAATGCTCAGGGTGTTGGTGCTAGAGTAAATCCTGATGGTACATTAACGTTTGTTGATGATTCTAGTGAATATGCTACCTTAGCTCATACTGTAGGTAAAGCATCTTTAAAATCTTTTATGCATGGTGGTGTTCTTGGAGCTGGTCTTATTGGTAAAGGCTTAAATGCTATGACTAAGAGTAAGATGCCTGTTGCTAAATTACTTGGTTATGCTGGTAAGGGTATAATGGCGCCTATAAATGCTGCTGGTAATGCTGGTAGGGGTATGGCTAATATGATAGCAGCAAGATCTGTTAATGCTGTTAATGGTATTGCTAATCCTACATTAGCATCAGATATATTTAATAGAGCTGGTGGTAATAAATTAGTATCTAAAGTATCTGGAGTTGGTAATAAGATAAGTAGTGCTTTAAATGCTGGTAGAGATCTTAATGCTTTAAATAAAGCAGGATCTGTATTTGCTAAAGAAGCTACAGTTGGTCAGAAAGTTATGTCTAAAGTAGCTAAGGGAGTAGATGCTACTAAAGCTGTTGGTAGTAAGGTAGGTACTATAATAAGTGGACTAAAAGCTGGTCTTGATAAATTATTCTCTAATAATGTAGTATTATCTAAACTTGGAGATATTATAAAGGGAATAAAGAATACTAAAGTTGTATCTGGATTAATGAAGATGAAAGATAAGTTATTCTCATTCTTCTCTAAATTAATAGCTGGTAGTGCTGCTAAGGTAGGACCTAAAGTTGTACTTAAAGCTGCTAGTAAAGTATTATTTGTTCTTACTATAGCTCAGATAGTTGCAGACTTTGTGTTAGGTTGTGATCAAGCTGAAGCAATACTTGGTGTTAATCAGACTGATATATTAGAAGAATTCTTATGTGGTATTGCTAAAGCAGTATGTGGTGCTACTGTAGTATTAGATATTGTACCTGGAGTTCCTGCTGTAGCTAAGATGCTTTGTGAATTCTTTAATAAAGATCTTAATCTTGAAGCTAGAAGAAAAGAAGCTGATGCTGAATATGAGAAGTATAAATTAGAAACTGGATCTACTGAATCTAAAGATGAGTATTTAAAGAATACTAAATCTGTATCTGGTAAGGTAGGTAAAGTTGTTGGTAAGGCATGGAAGGGTGTTAAGTCTGTTGGTTCTTGGGTTGGAGATAAAGTCTCTGGTGTTGCTAATGTTGTAGGTGGAGCTGTTGGTAAGGCAGGAGAATTCATTGGTGGTGTTGTTAATAAAGTAGGAGATGTTGGTAAAGATTTAATAGGTGCTGTTGGTAGTATTGGTAAATACGTTCTTAAAGGTGACGTATTTGGATTGGTTAAATATAATACTAAGATTAAAGGTGCAGAAACTTATGAAGGTAATTTAGCTAAACCTGTTGTTGGTATTGTTAAATTATTAAGCTTCTTACCTACTGTAACATCTGCTGTAGTTCATAAGATAGGAGATGTAATAGGTGGAGTTATAGATGTAGTTAAAAATATTGGTATTGGTGTAGGTGAAATATCTACAGGTCTTGGTTCTAATTTATTAGATGGAGATATTGCTGGGTTAATGGAATATAAAGCTCCAGTATATAATGACTTCTTAGGAGATACAGCAGCATCAATGTTTACTGGTATAGGTAAAGTAGCTTTATTCCTACCTACATTGATATCTGCTGGAATACATAAGGTAGGAGAAGTTCTTGGTCCTGTAGTAGATGGTGTAATTGCTGTTGGTACTGGCATAGGTACAATATCTTCAGATCTTGGTTCTAAGATGATAGATGGTGATGTTGTTGGTCTTATGGAATATACTGAACCTAAGTATGATAACTTCTTAGGAGATACAGCAGCATCAATGTTTACTGGCATATCTAAGGTTGCTTTATTTGTACCTACAGTAATATCTGCTGGAATACATACAGTATCAGATTTTGTTGGTGATATTGCTTCTGCTAGCGTTAGTGGTATGGAAAAGACTAATGAGATGGTAGATAAAGTAATAAATGGAGAAGTATCAATCTTTAGTGCTGAATATTGGGATTCTGGTGTTAAAGCAGATGGTATTGCTGGTACTATTGCTACTGGAGTAACAATGCTTTCTAGAGCTGTTAATGCACCTATAGCTGTAATTGGTCAGATATTTAAAGGACTTGGTGATTTTCTTGATGGTATAGTAGATTGGGTAGGTGGATTCTTTGGTGGAGTAAAAGAGTTCTTTGAAGATCCATTAGGATTTATCTATGAGAAATTTACTGGAGAGAAACCTGATACTAGTAATCTTAAAGTTAAAGATGAAGATAATGCATTATATGCAAGATTTGGTGGATATGGAACTAGATATGGTAGAGGTAAGTATTCTAAACAAACAGATCCTGCAATTGCTGGAAGAAGATTTAATGCTAAGGGTGATTCTTCTCTACAGACTATTGGTGATTCTGCATGTGGGCCTGCAGCTGCAGTTAATGTAGTTGAGTCTATGTATGGACGTGGAGGTAATGCTGTTCTTAGTGCTGCTAATATGGCATTAAAGGGTGGATATAAAGAGAAAGATGGTGGTACAAGACCAGACTTCTTTGGTGATTACTTCAGTCAGCATGGATTAGATTCTCAGATGTCTACTAGCAGATCTCAGCTAGCTGCTAATATTAATAGTGGTATGCCTACAGTATTAATGGGTTCTGATGCTAATGGAACTTCTGGTAGAACTCCATATGGTAAGACTCCTCATTATGTAACCGTTACTGGTACTGATGGTAGAGGTAATGCTATAGTTCAGGATCCTGAAGCTAGTAAAGATGATCAGTTATACAATATGAATACTCTTTTAAGTAAATCAAACTTAGGAGTTTCTGCATATGGTAGAGGTTCTAGAATACCATTCCATAGAATACTTCCTACATCTGCATTTGGTAAACTTAGTCGTAGTAAATGGGGACGTGGTGAAGCTACTATGGGAGCTGATGGTCTCTTAACTGGTAAAGTAATTAATATACCACCAGGTATGGGTTCATTCTTTGCTTATATGGCATGGCGTAAGATTACTGGAGCTTCTTATCAGCTTACTTTAAAACAGAAAGCTGGAGAGAAATATGATAATGAAGGATTTGCTAGAATTGGAGATCGCTACGTTATTGCTTGTACGACAACATTTGGTGTTATTGGTGATTATGTAGATTTCTATCAGAGTGATGGTCATGTCTTTAAATGTATCATTGGTGATGTAAAGAATCCTAAAGATCGAGGATGGTCTGTATGGGGTCATAGTGAGGGTAAGAATGTTATAGAGTTTGTAACCAATTGGCCTGATCATCATATAAATCCTGGAACTAAGAACTTACATCCTGAATGGGGTGGTAAGACTGTTGTTAAAGCTGTTAATGGTGGTTCATTCTTTACACCTGAAGAGAACTTAGCACAGAGAAAGTTCTTATATAAGAGATATAATGGATTATATCCTGGAATTGGTCCTAATGGTGAATGGACTAAAGTAGATGGAGACACTACAAGTTCTGGAACTATGACTAATATGGGTGGAGTTAGTGGAGATACAACTACATCTACTGAATCTCAGCAGCCTCAGGGTATTTTTAATTTATTTAGTAATTTATTAGATAACTCTATTGCTGGTAAAGCATTATCTGCATTTACTGGAAGTATGTCTGGTGATAGTAGTTCATCATCTATGGCATCTTCTGGAGATAGTAGTCTTGCATCTGGTGAGAGATATACTGGAGATGCTACTGGAGATCCTAAGAAGCTTCTTGAAGTTGCAGCATCTCAGGTTGGTACTAAAGAAGATCATTCTAGAAATGATACTCAGGGTCGTGGTTGGACTAAGTATGGTCAGTGGTTTGGAATGCCTAATGAAGAATGGTGTGCTATGTTTGTATCATGGGCAGCAAATCAAGCTGGTATTCCTACAAGTGTAATTCCTAAACATGCTTCTACTGTTGATGGTGCTCAGAGATTCCCAGGTCTTGGTGGCCAGTTAGTTACACCTCAGAATGCAAGTCCTGGTGATATTGTATACTTCTATTATCCTAGAGCTGGAAGAATAGCTCATGTAGGTATTGTAGAAAAAGGTGGAGATGCTGTCCATACAATTGAGGGTAATACTGGAGCTAATATAGATGAAGTAAAGAGACAGACTTATCAGTTTTCTGATCCTTCATTAAATAAGATATTTAGACCTAACTATGCTGTACCTAACGGTAAGAATTCTGTATCTAGTGAATCATCTAAGATACTTGGTGATGGTCCTAATACATTAGCAGAACTTGCTACTCATGGACCTAAGAATAAGTCTACTGCTAAAGTAACTGGAACTAATGTAAATATATCTGCTACTGGAAGTAGATATGGTAGAGGTAAACCTTTATCTAATCTTGGTACTTTTAAAGAAGCAGCTAAGAGTTCTGTACCTAAGCTTAATGCTATTCCTACAGATAATAATAAAGATCTTATGAAAGAATCTAAAGCTAATGGTACTAAAGTAGGTGATGTTATAACCTATAATGGTAGAAGAATTGCTGCTACTGGAACTAATGATAGACCTAAGATGATGGGTGCTGATATGGCTACTAATGTAATCATACAATTGCTATATAGAATTGCAGATAATTCAGATAAATTAAATCTGATATTCCAGATTCTTAGTGATAAATTAAATCTAAAGATATCTTCTAAAGATATGCATAAAGCCACAGAAGTAGATAGAAGTCTTAAAAGACAGATAAGATCTGCTCTTAGTGGAAATGGCGAAAATGCCGATAGTGCGTCAATTCAAGACATGATCAGTAGTATGAGACTGATAGCATCACAATAATGCGAATTTGATAAAATGGCATGTCCTCAGATAGTCTATATGGCTATCTGAGGATCATTTTATTATTGGAGGTGGTTAAGAAGTATGAAAAAAATGAATAAAAATGACATTGCTGGAACTCTTGGTACATTACTACAAACTGTACATGGTTTATCTGTAGCTCAAGCTAGTGCAATGGTCGCTACATTAGAAGCTAATTCTGGATTAAAGTCTGGAGCTGTTGAGGGTGTAACATCTTCTAAAGAATTTGATAAGAATGTAAAAGATTATGATAAATATATGAAGAAGCTTAAGGATGAGTATGGTAACGTTAATATGGCTATGGATGGTCAATCTTATCCTGGGATTGGTATTGGTAATTGGAGAGGTGAAGAAGCTAGAAAGCTTATAGAATATTGTAAAGCAAATAAGACTAGTTGGAATGATCCAATGGCTCAAATAACATACTTTATTGATTCTAATAAAGATACTATAGAAGAAATGAGACAGAATCCTAAGATGAGTATGAAGACAGCATTACTATTAGCTAATGATCCTAGAAATAGTTTAAAGAAAGTTACTGATGAGAAGAAGATGGCTATAGCTCAGAAGTATGTAAATGCTGCTACAGAAAACCAAGGGTTATTTGTAGGTATAAATAGTTCTGATTTAAAAGAAGTTACTGAAGCAAGTAAGAAGTTTGAAAAGGTAATGAAAGATGTAGGTAATAAGATAGATCCATTAGCTAGAGCTAAAGATAAAGTTAAACAAGGTAAGAATGAAAAGAAAGATGGTAAAGATACTAAGAAGAAAGCTGAGAATACTGTACCACCTAAGAAGCTTAGTAAGAAAGAACAAGAAGCATTAAAGAAGAAAGAGTTAGAGAAGATTAAGAAGAAACAAAGAGAAGAACGTAGAGCTGCTAGTAGAGCAGCTGCTGCTAATGTACTAGCGATGACTTTTAATAATTCAGATCAATCTAAAGGATTAAGAGTTAAAGACATTCATGGTATTATGGGTATACCACCTCAGTTTCTTCCTACAGCAGATCCTAGATTATCACATACTGGAACAAATCCATATGGAGATAATGGTGGTATTGGCAGAGTATATGCTACTAAGATACTTAAGTATATGCCATTACTATTAATCATCCCGGGAGTTCCAGAATTCATGAAAGGATTCTCTAAAAAACAAAAGAAGACAATTCTTGGTGGTGCTTTTATAGGTAATCAAACTCAAGAATTTGCAGATTTATTAGAGACGGGTAACGGTAAGTATTATTCTCTTAGACCAAATATAGTAGAGTATTATGAATACGTAAATACTGCACTAAGAGCATCTGCATTACTCTTAGGAATAAATAAAATAGTATATCATAATTCTCAGTTAAGTAAAATAGACTGGAAGAAAGTCACTGGAGGAGGAAGTCTTCTTAAAGAAGGAGGTTTATTCAACCAGTATAATCAAGCAATACCATTCTATGCAGACTGTGGTACAGATGTAAGTGAATCTTTTAGTAACTCAACATCTCAATCTAGTTTAGCAGGTACCATAAATGGGTTATCTGATAAAGCTAGAGAGTTAAGTTTCTTAATGGGTATTGGTTCTAATTCAGTAGGATTAAAATTAGATAGATTCTTAGGTCAAGAAGGATTAGCATCTAATATAGAAACTGCTAAGAGTATGATAAATAATATTGTTGGTAGTAGAGGTAATATCTTTAGTAGTTTTATTGCTAAAGCAGAAACAGTAATGGCTGGAGGTAGAATAGTATTTCCAGAGATATGGTCAGATTCATCATTTGGAAGATCTTATTCTTGTAAAATGAATTTAGTTGCCATTGGAGGAGATAATCTATCTCTCTTCTTAGGTATAATGGTTCCAATGTGGCATGTATTATGTCTAGTATTACCACGTAATGCTGATGCTCAAGCTTATTATTCTCCATTCTTAGTAAGAGCATACTACAAGGGTATGTTTAATATAGATATGGGTATTATAACAGATCTTAGTTTAACTAAGGGTGGTGAGGGAGAATGGAATATTAATGGTATTCCTACACAGGCTGAGTTATCATTTACTATAAAAGATCTCTATGAAGAATTATCTATGACTAATGATGATAAGTTTGGTACTAAATTATTATCTAACGTAGCAGAGTTAGATTATATTGCTAACAATTGTGGTATTAATATTAACGATACTGATATTAATAGAACATTTAAACTCCTTACTGGGCTTGCTGGAGGAAATGTATCTAATATTATTAATAAAGCATTTGATAAGTTCTCTCAGAGTATTAATAATAGAATTTCAGATGTATTTAATATATTCTATTAATATATTCCATACAAGCATATAAATCTTGTATTGGAGGTAATTATGAAGAATAGAAAACAAAAGATGCTAGAGTATGAAGAGAAGTATTCTAATATCCCTAGAGATTATAGAGCTAGATTAGAATTCATGTATGATAGTTTAAATATAAATGAATCTAAAGCTGTAGAGATTATGGAACAACGTCAAGCATTTATGCATAGTATGTATTATGAGACTCTTAGATTAGTTCTATATGAGATTCCAGAACATACTCCTAGACCTAGAGCTAGATTAATAAACAAAACTGGTATTATAAATGCAGCTACTGGAAACAATAGTTTTATTCAAGTATATTCTATTACTGGGAGACAGAACAGGGAGTACATGCAGATGTTTACTAAAGAGAATCTATCATATTTAGAACAGTTGTTATGTACTCCATGTGATATTGAATACAGAACATATTTTCCTACACCATCAAACTATAATAAGGTTGAAAAGTTCTTAGCAGAGATTGGTTTAGATAGACCAATGGCTAAACCAGACTTTGATAATATAGAGAAGAGTTATGCCGACTCATTTACTTCAAACATATGGATAGATGATATAGTGGTGGTAGATGCTACACTGAGAAAGTACTATTCTATACTACCAAGAGTAGAGATAGATTTAATGTATGCTAATCAGGTATGTAATCGTCACCAATATAAATCTATAATCAACAGAAAGGACTTCACAAGCGACATGAATTTACATTACTTTGGAGGTGATTAATCGTGATAGTCAGTAAATTAAATTATCTAGCAAAGAAACTATATCTTCTAAATAATCTAGAGATTGTAACTAGTGCATTAGAAGAGTATTATGGGGATGATGTGGAAATTACGAATACGAGTATTGGTAAAACTAAATGTATTAAATTCAAATTCAAAACAGTATTAAAAGATGGAATGCTTAATGAAGTAGAATCTGTTGTAAGTAGAGCCATCTATAATACATTAGGATTTGATAAAGATTTTCCAATATACTCATTATTCAATATTAGTTGCATTGACTCAACAACTCTGTTAGTAGAAGTATAAACAAAAGAAAAGTCCACTACCCATATAGGGTAGTGGGTATTTTTTTATGCAGATTGTAATTTAGTAATGTAGTCTGATATACTAGCTTCATTCATCTTAGTAATACCAAGAGTGTTACACATCTCTAGCATAGTATAAGTGATAGTAGCTCTATTGGTAATCTCATCCATATCTACTTTACCATTAACTACAAAAGATTCTTGAAGTCTTTCATTCTTAAGAACTCTCTTAGTGAAAGCTTCAACAATGAGATGATATACACTCTTATCTCTTAATGCTTCAGACTCAGCAATCTTACGTCTAGCATTACCAGCAATCCACTGAGCTGACTCTTCTGTAGATGCTGTATCTATCTGATCTTTAGCACTATCAAGAACGTCTTTATAATCTAATTTAGCAGATACATTAGAATCTACAAAATCAGTTATAGCATCTGATACTCTATCTTTAATCATCTTAGTAGCATCTTCTATATCTATATCTTCCATATCAGAATAGAAGTCTTTAGCAGTCTCTGGTTCCATTCTTACTATAGAATCTTCTATATCCTCTTCTTCTCTAAGTTTCTGATCTGCTTCAAGAACTCTATCATAATACTTAGTACATATTCTACTAACCTCAGAGAGGATTAGATTCTTATTAGAGAAATCATTAATAAGATTCCAAGCACCATGTTCTCTAACAAACTTTCTAACGATATTATTTATCATACCCTCATCATTGTTTGTTATTGGAGTAACCATACTCTCTTTAAAGATATGAATCAGACAGTCTGATACTAGAGCTTCTTTAATACTCTGAAGAGATGCTGATCTTCTATTCATGCTATTAGCATTCTCATTAATATAAGAATAGAAACTAGCATAGTTCTCATCAGACTCTCTCTGAGTTGCAGCCTCTTTAAGAGCTTTCTTCTCATTCTCAGAATCAATATACTCTTGATTGATCTTCTGTAATGATTCAAATATTACTGTTGGTGAGTAAGATATATTTATATTACTCTGTGGTTTATTATCATACATTAGTATTACCTCCCTTGGATTATATGATTTTAATAAAATGTTTTAGAACACCGTTATTTCAATATCTGGAGTGAATGTCTTATCATCTAATGTATGTACATTGATGAACTCTGGGCATATATCAGCATCTGTTTTCTCATCAAAATATAAATGCTGACACTCTACACCAAAATAGTTTACTCCACGATATTCAAAATACTTAAGTCTATCTCTATAGTTATTGGTTATAAGAGTAATGATATTAGGCATATGGATTTCATTAATTGTATTAATAGTCTCAAGATATGCTTTAATATCATTTGATATATCATCTACTATCTCTCTATCTGATGCTGATACTACTTCTAATGCAAACTTAAGAGATATAGCAACGTTATCTATATAATCTACTTGACGTTTAGAATCAGATAACTTAATCCATCCACTTATTGGTTGTTCTATATAACCCCATAAGCCATTGGTTCTCATTATAGTAACAATATCATCTTGTTTCAAACTTCCAGCAACAGTCTCATTCTCAGTATTAGAATATACATATGCTTTCTTAGTAGATATCTTAACCTTAAAGGTTTTCTCATTTGGTAATAGATAATAGAATCTATTAGATGGACCATATGTATTAACAAATTTAAAGTCTATACCGAAAGTATCTTCAAGTCTCATTATATATTCTTCCATATACTTACGACGTTCTTCTAATGTAAATAAGAAGTCTTGCATTGAACTCTCAGATGATAAGAATCCATATTTGATTAATGGTATTCTATCTATCTTATAATCATAATAATATGAACCATTAGAGTTTACTTTATAGATTGGTTTAAACTCTTTAAAGTTTACTCCTAAAGAATCAGTCTTAGTAATCTCTTTAAATAATGGAGTTCCAGATTCATCAGTCTTCTGTACTTGAGATACTGTAACAGTACTACTCATCATCTTAGAGTAATCATGATAGAAGTCTAATCCTCCAGCAACAGACATAACGTTGCATAATGTATATCTAGATAAATCTACGTACTGATATGAATCAATTATCTTATTTACAGTATTATCTTCTAAGAGCTTCTTAGTAACAAATTCAGACTTTCTATTTGCTCTAAGATATCTAAGTATTGCTTGCTCTGATGTAGAGTTATCTCCATTGAAATCATTTACTTCTTTAATATATACTGGATTGGATCTCATAATAGAAACTATAGTATGTCTAGTAGATCCCTCTTCCATATATATATTATTCTTAAGCAATTCTTCTATGAGATCATCTTTAGTTGGGACTACTTGTTCTATTTCAGTACGATTACCAATACCATCAGTACCAAATAAGAATGGTTTAGCAGTCTCTCTAGTAACAATATCTCCAGTAGGAGTTATATCTCCCTCTTTAGTACCAAAATCTGCTAAGATATAAATCTTAGCATAAGTATTCTTATTCATATAACCATGAGACTTAGCAGCAACAGACTTATGCTGTAATGCTTCAGGTTTAGCATTATATATCCCAGTGATATTAATTCTATTATTAAGATCCATAAGATCATCAGTACCCATAGTAAATCTAAATGCATAAGTATCTGAAGATTTCTCATAATCTATAAACTCAGCTTCAAGATATCTATATGGATTATTATTAGTACTATCAGCATATAATACCATTATTACTTTAACTCTAACATCAGATATCTCTTCTTTCCCCTCAGGAGTGATTCTATATTTAACAAGCGTTCTATCTATATTACCAGTATTTCTAGCAATGATAATATCCATAGTATATTTATTATCATACATCTGAATCTTACCAATATCATCTCTATATATGAATTTACGATGCCATTTCATATTGTTAGTAACAAATTGTACATCAGATTCTGTATTAATAGAATCAAACATGAATGTCTTTGTATTATCCATTATGGTTAAGAAGTATGACATAATAAGATCATCATCTATAGTCATTAAGAATGGACTCATATATTCAAATAATCTAACCATCTCACCATCTTCATTATATACCATTGGATATTTATAAACACTCTCATCTAATCCAGTAATAATCTTCGGAGGTTTTATAGTACATACAGCATCTTCTTTATTATTATTACCATGCCTATAATAATAGAACTTAGTCCCAGGTTTAAGAACTAAATTATTATTTCCAGCAAATCCAACAAAGTCAGATTGTTCTAGCTTTAATGGTAAAGTGTTTGTAGGATATACAGTATTATGCTTCTTAGTAATAAGATATCCATAATATAATCTCTCAAATGGATTATCTCTCTTCTTATAGAAATGCATATATGTATTCTCATTATTAAGAGCATTAAAATAATTATTCAAGTCAGTAGTATTAATAATAGAACCTCTAGAAGATGCTTCTCTAGGAATAATCTTCTTAAGATCAGATATAGACTTCTTATTTCTACCACCATTAGATACACCATTAAGCAATGGTATAACTACCATATACATACCGTTATAATTATTATACTTCTCAGATTCCATATTAACGTTGAAAGTATTATCATATGTAAAATTACCATTAGCACCCTCAGTAATGGATACATTTACATTCACTGTAGCATTAAGTTTTGGTAGATAAGAATCTCTAGAGAATATAAGTCTTATAGTATGCTCATTAAGATATTCATAATAACACCATTCACCATCTTTGACGGTGTAATCTAACAATCCAGAATATATTGGAGTTAAATGCTTAACAGAACCATCTGCTTCTACCACATCTACATCAAATGCTGCTAACTGATCTTGGAATTCAAATGTAACAGATTTATTCTCTATAATATTATCTGTAAGAATATTAGTACTTACAGTATTTATAGCAACCTGATGGAGTCTTACAGATAATGATAAGTATTCTGTATTCTCTATGGTGGTCTTAATCAATGTAGTAATATATGGATTAGTAATATCAGATAATGGATTCTTTTTACTAATCTTACCAGTATTATCAAATAGATCATATAACGCCGTATAGATATACTCACCACTACTATTCTTAGTACGATTGATTATAATATCATAATCTAAATGAAACTCAAAGTTGTTTACATGGATAGGGATATTCTTATCTAATATAAACTTAGCCTTACCAGATGTAGGATTATACTCAACAAAGTTCTGTTTAATATAATCTATTGGTAAATGTAGTCTCATAGTCATAGTTGCTGGTTTAGCATATATATCAGTTATTGCTAAATTCATAGCATGAGCTAACACATTCTTATGAAACTTAGCCTTGGTAGGTATAGCTTCATTAGTAGTTTCAGATATTCTAATTAATACATCTTGTAATGACTGAGAATGTATTTCTGTAATATATCCGAATATACCAACCATAGCAGATGTAGCATCTACATCAGTAACATGATCTGTTCTTATAGCATCTATAAAATTTGCTATATCATAGATATCTGTACTTAGAGAATAACTCCCAGTATTGGTATTAGTCTGAGCCATTATTTTTTCACCTCTACTTTCTTATTACTTGCAAGCCATTTTAATCTATAATCATAATATGAATCCTGAGTATTGTACGTAGATCTTCTTAGAGATCTAGCTTCTCCAGTATTAGCAGAAGCAATTGCTATATATGGCATCCATACCATGTTATTATTCACATTACCATCCATAGCATTATATACTTTAGCAACATCATTCTTATCTCCAGTAGCTTTAGAGATAGTACGCATAAAGTCTAATAATATTTCAGGTTTAGAATCCTCTACAAATTGAGCATGGAATCCTAATGAGCATTTACCTAACTCTGATGGATCACTAAAATCTCCTCTAGGTACATTGGTAAAATAACAACCAGTGAATTTAGCATAATATAATATAGTCTCACCATCATCTCCTACAAGAAATTTATATATAGAGAATTGATCAAATAATATATTATTCTCAGAATAAACTCTAAATGGTGCTACCTCTCCAGTTTGTATTAATCTCATATAAGAATCATATGCTTTAGCCATCTGATATACTTCTGTAGTACCATAATCATTAAAACTAAGATTAAAATCACTACCTCCATCAGATTTTAAACTATGACCTCTGAGAGATATATTATAACCCATAATATTATTAGTAGTAGTGCTAGTCTCAGCAGATATATCTGGCATATCTAATTTAGAAGTAACAGTATTAGTTAATAAATTCATAAATGGAGATTTATACCAACAGTCTGTTTGCTGTAACTGCCATAGAACTTCTCTATATCTAGCATTCATTTCCAAAAAGAATGGTACATTTGTTAATTCATCTACTAACTCACCATTTCTATTTTTAAATATTCTAAGATCAGGTTTAGTAAAGAATAAGAACTCTTTTAATACATTCTGTCTACTAAATGGATCTACTATACCCCATCTAGAAAATACCGTATGTCTATTCTTAGACTTCTCTTTAGATGGAGGGAATAGATTAGATCTCATTGTAGATCCCATTCTGTCTATAGATGCATTCTTCCCAGCATATATTAAAGTACCACTATCTTTAAATGGGTTTAATTCTACATCTTCACCTAGAGAAATGAAGTGATAATTATCATTTCCTAGATTCATATATTGATCCCAATCCATATATTAATCATCTCCTTTCGTATGTATTAGATTACATGAATGTTTCAGGATTACATAATTACTGTATGGAGTAATTTAATTTATAATAATATAATATAAAGATGTATAAAGAGAAATAAAGAGGTTGAAATTGTGATATCTCTCCATATCAAATACTAGGTTATTAATTGTAATTAAATATTATATATATGGAGGTAGTCATTATGGGAACTTATAACAAGATTGATTTAATTGAAGGTGAAATTGCAGATAACAGAGATGCTATACTTGCTCAGTATGAATATAATGAGCAACTACCAGCTATACAGTTAGAGCATATCATTAATACTAAAATCGATTTATATAAGCAGTACAAAGGTGATCCAGATATTGATATAATTAGACAAGTGATAATTAATACAAATATCTAAAATTAACTTTTAACCACAACCTCTTTATTTTTTGCCCCGAAACATAAGATTAAATATTGAAAGGAGGTCTTTATAGATGATAAATGATCCTAGAAAGATCCATGAGACTATTGTCAGAGACGTTTATGATATTATAAACGATACTAAAGATTTTGATAATATAGAATGGATGCGTACAAAGAACAATACTGGTTCTATAGCTCGTAGAGCTGCTAATCTTACATTAGTATTTCCGGTATTAGTCTCAACTGCTTTATCTATAGATAAGGCTATTATTATCTCTAAAGCATTAGAAAGAAAATGTGCTACACTCATGCAAATTCTCTTTAGTTCCATACAGGTTACTTCAGCAAAAGATCTTGGAGAATACATCTCCCAGTTTCATTCAAATCTCAATACTAAGAACTTAGATCTTGGAGATTTCATTAATGCTGTAGATACACTGGCTAATGAGGGTGCAATCACTATTACAGATAGAGATGTATATGATACTGTAATGGAAGATATGAAGAATATCAATTATTATATTGATACAGCTCTTACAGAGACTTCTGTTAATGATTTCAAGATTAAGAAGAATATGTATGGTGAGCAGTCTGTAGTTCTTGAAAAGAAGATTACTATCAATCCTAATAATGTATCATTAGGTACAGCTGCAGTTGTAAGTGATAATCCATTATCATCACCAAGTCAGACAAGAACAGCTGGTAGTGCTAATTTCACTACTGGTGGTAGTAAGACTCGTACTTTGAATACCATTAAGAATAATATTATTAATAATGATATTCGTACTAAAGAGACTATTACCAATAAGACTGTTGTTGATGCTAATAACTCTGGTAAAGATGCAGCAACCATATTCAAGACTCAGTTAACTCAGGCTGAATTAAATAAGGCTAATGAGTTAGTACCAACCACTATGTTTGTAAACTTCATATCTAAGAGTAAAGATGGTGATGCTATTACTGTAAACAATGGTGTGGTTGGTATTAAGTGTAAGATGTATCCTATAAACAGTATGGATATAATCTATAGAATATCCAGTAAGTATGATGACAATAATTGGTTGATTAATTTAATCAAAGCTTCTACAAGAGAGATTTCTTTCTTAAAGGATTTCTTATTTGCTATAGATAAAGCTAAGTTAGATGCTATTAATATGAGTAAAGAGACTAACAGTGCTAAGATGTTTAGGACTCTTGAAAGACGTTCATCTAAGAATGTATTATATACATTGCTTAAGAAGAATAATGCTGCTCCAATAACATCATTGGTTATATCTCAAGAGGAAATAGAATATCTTAAGAAGTATAATAATCTTGATCTTGAGAAGGTCTATAATGCGAGAGTTATTCTTGAGAAGTTCAATCTCATGGATATAGTTATCGTAGATGAAGTTCTTGAGACTGCTAAGTTCTTATTTGATGATGGAGATGGAGTATTTGAAACTCTTACTCTTGATGCTCTTGAGAAAGAAGCTAAAGATTCATCATATAAGAAAGTTGTTAATCTTATGGGTAAATTAACTCATTAATTTTTTATGAAAGGAGGTAATAAGAAATGAATCTAGATGAAACTCAGAGTTTTACTGGATATATGCAGGGAGAACAGATAAAGGAATTTGATCCTTCTATCATATATAGATCTAAACAGTTTAATGAAGCTGTAGAGACATACTTTGATAAGACTGATGAGCTTACAAGAAAGATTATGCTTTCTGTTAATGAAGCTGATCAGAATGCTGTTATGACTCAGTTATCCAATAAGTTATATCAGCATATAGTTGATAAAGTAGATGATATTGATTTCGGTAGTATTCCTCAATCTAAGGGTGATATTACTCAGATTGATGGATATAAAGATCTTGTAGCTTGTATTTCTACAATTCATAATATATTAGATCAGTATCATCAGTCTACAGCAAATAATATCAATGTATTAGAAGAAGCAGTGGATAATCTTGTTAAGAGAGTAGATTTATTTACTAAGTCTTATAAGCTTAACGTAGAGATGCCTATGATTATCTATAACACCATAGCCCTTTCCATCGTTAAAGGTGTTTCTCTTATGATTGCTTCATGTATTGAGTTTATTAAACTTCCAGATGATAGAGGATTTGATATTGCTGTAGATAAGGCTGGTTTAGCTAAGACTGCTAATATGGTTCTCTTTAAAGATCTTATTAAATTTAATAAGATTTGCGCTGATGGTAGTTTTGATAAAGCAATGGATTATATTATTGCTGGTACTGCTGGAGGAAAGAACTTTACTGGTGGTGCTCTATTAGCATTTAGTGCTGCTTCTATTGCAGTAATGCTTGGATTGATATTAATGATCGTTCCTATAATAAGAGAGCTTATATTTGCTCATTATTATACTAGAGCAAGTCTTTCTAATTATTTTGAAATGCAGGCTTATCTCTTACAGATGAATGCTTATAATATTCAGAATGATCTTGCTAGAGATCCTAAAGAGAGAAAGAAGATTGCTGCAGAACAGCTCAAGATAGCAGAAGCATTTAAGAAGATATCTAATGCTATTAAGATTGATTCTAAGACTGCTGATGCTAAATCAGAGAAAGATATTAAAGCGTTAGATTCAAAGAAGTATAAACAAGATGAAGTCTTAGATAATATCCCAGACTCATCTAATTCAGTACTTTTCTAACCTTTAATAGATAAACATCATAGTAAACTATAAGGCCCTACTAGCCTAGTTTAAATAAAAATTCGTTTACATTACCAAATTATAATAAGGAGGTTTGTGTTATGATATTTAATAATAACACTACGGTTCTCGGACCATCTACTATCCCAATGGCAGAGGGATATGATTGTTCTTATGGTACAGCACTTGCTCTTATTGAGAGTGCTAAGAATGACAGAACAATGTTTGAAGCTATGCTCAACATTGAAGCTCAGGAATTAAACATTAGAAATTCATCTAATGGTTACGTTGCAGAGGGTCAGATTCAGGCACTTGCAGAGGCTTCTCTTTCAGGTATCTGGGATAAGATTAAAGAGCTTCTTAAGAAGTTCATTGCTAAGATTAAGGCTATCGTTCATAACTTCGTAGCAAAGATTCAGTCTCTCTTCATGAAGGATAAGGAATTTGTTAAGAAGTATGGTAATGAGGTTAGACGTAAGAGCAATATTGATAAGCTTGAGGTTAAGTGGAGAAAGGTTAAGAAATCTCCATTAACAGAGACTGTTGAGACTGTTTCTGATACCCCTGACTTTGATAATACAAATGGATGGGATCCAGATAGAGAAAAGAGAATTAGCAGCTATCTTGATGGTAAAGATCTTGATGATTATGAAGAACATCTTATGGGTGTATTCTTTGAAGATGATGAGCCTACCACATATGAGATTGGTAAAGTTGGCGGTATTACCAGTATAGTATCATATCTTGAGAGCTATGGTAAGAAATCTCAGGAACAGGAAAAAGCTATTAATAAGTTCTCTTCTAAGATTGAAGCTTATGTAAAGAAGTTTGATACAAAAGCAAATGAAAAGGTTAAAGCTGAGAAAGATGCTGAAGGTGATGCTAAAGAAGCTGCTGGTAAGGAATTAGAAGCTGCTAATAAGGCTTATGATATGGCATTAGCTTACCAGGAAGCTCATCTTAAGAAGAATCAGATTATTCTTGATGCTATTAAGATTGAGTATAAGCAGAATAAGGCTGCTTTCGTTAAGGCTGTTTCTGCTAACCCAGATAAGCTTAAAGAGAGTGCTATTCTCCTTGATGCTATTGCTGAAGCTGCTGAAGATGAAGTAGAAGATGTTATTGATGGTGCTATAAATGCTGTTGATACATTTGAAGATTCTGCTGATTCTACAGAGAATGTAAAAGATGCAGATGTAAAGAATGATGCTGATGATGTTGAAGGTTATGAGTCTGAACTCGTAGCTGAGAATGAGGCTGCTTTCTTTGCTGCAATGATTTACTAATTATAAGGAGGGATATACATTATGATATTCAACAATAATACTAGCTCTACTGGAGCTGTAAAAGAGAGTAAGTATGAACTTGGTCTCTCTGGAGCATTAATGCATGTATATGAGAATGAGTGCAACTTCAATGCTATAGTTAAGTCTGTAGGACTTTCAGAGCTTAAATATTATCAGGAGACTGGTAAGGATCTTTTCCTTAATGAGGCTGGTGCATTCTCTAGCTTTATAGCTAAGGTTAAAGAGTTCTTCAAGAAAGTTCTTGAGAAGATCAAAGCTATCTTCCATAAGTTCATGGCAGTAATTAACTCTTTCGTTATGAAAGATAAGGAATTCGTTAAGAAGTATGGTAATGAAATCCGTCGTAAAGATATTACTGATCTTGAGTTCAATGGATATAAGAAACTTGCAGATAAGTTTGATCCTAATCCTAAGTATGCAGATAAGTTTGACACTCTTGCTAAAGATTTTAGTGCTGTTGAAGAAAGTAGTAAAGATCTTGGTGATATTGAAAAGGTCAAGAATGAAAATAGAGGTACTCTTATAGAAAAGACTGAGGAGTATACAAGAACTGAGCTGCTTGAAAAGGTAAGAGAAGATGTATATGGTGATAAAGAAACTTTCGATGTTACCGATGCAATTAGATCTAATGCTGTAGCTAATATTGAAGATGCTTCCAAGATTACAAAAGCTTATAAAGAAGCTTATAATAAATTAGATAAGTCTCTTAAGCAGGTTATTAAAAATCTTGAAGCAGCTGAAAAGAAATTTGCAGATGCACCTACCAAAACAGCAAAAGATTTTGAAGATAGAAAAGATCCAGAAGAATCTGCAAGAAAATTTGAATCATATACAATTAAGAATTATAACGCAAGAATAAACTTGCTTAAAGAGTTAGCTGATGATGCTACTGCACTTCATGGATTCTTTGCTGGTGCTATCAAAGATGCTAACCGTCAGGCTAGAGCTATCTGCGTTAAGATCATTGGTTATAAGAAGCAGGAGTCTGCTAGACTTGAGTCTGCTAACGACATCTTTGCAGGTGTTCAGTTAGTATAATTTATAATAATTGAATTTGGTAGACTAATATTGGGGAGTGGGTAAACCACTCCCTGATTTTATTTTGAAAATACTTTAAGGAGGTAAGCGTATAATGTATGATAATACAGTAAGTAACTCTTTTATAGATACTGCATTTGATACTATAGATATGGAGTTATCATCTAGTAATACTGATGCTAGCACTATATTTCCTGTAGCTTCTATAGCAAATGCTGGATTAGAAGAATCATACTTCTCTTCTGCTATAAGATTTATAAAAGAGTCTAATACAGAATATGCTAATGCAAGAATTCAGTTATATCAGAATATATCTGAAGCTTCTTCAGGAGTAGATGTCTTAGGTGCTTTATCTAACTTCTTTGGTTTTGTAAAGAAGATAATAGAGAAGTTTCTTAAGTTTATTAAATCTATATTTGAGAGATTCATTGCTAAATTGAATTCATTAATTGGTAATGATAAATTCTTGCATAAGCATAAAGATGAGATTGTTAATTTTAATGATGATAATTCATTTACAATTAAGGGTTTCAAATATACATTTGAGAATAATATTCCTAATACAGAACCTATAGTGGTATTTGGTGAAGATCTATTCCATGATATTAATCCTGGTAGTAATAAGACTCTTACTTCTTCAGCTATTAAGCAAGCTACAGCAAACTTTAATACTGAGGCTGCATATGAGAAGTTTAGAGGTGATGTTCTTGGTAAGACTACAGCTATATCTTCTGGAGATTATGCTGAAGAGTTATTTAAGATCTTTAGAGATGGTGACACTACTGCATCTGATTTAGATATTGGTAATGCAGAGATATCTGAATCTAAACGTAGATTTCTTTCTTTTAAAGATACTAAGAAAGCTATAGAGAATAATGAGAAGAATATTAAGAGAGCATATGATAGTCTTCTTTCTCTAGTAAAGAAGATATCTGAATTTAATGGTACTCTTAGTATTGAAGATTTTAAGAAGAATCTTCCATCTGAGTTTAATGATATTGAGGTTGATGGTATTAAAGATAACAGTATGACAACAGACTTCATGTCTACTGTAGACTTATATATTAAGTCTAAATGTAATCTCATTCAAGAATTCTCTAATATTCATGCTATGGCATTTACTGCAAAATTAGATGCTGTGATGGATTGTAATAAACAAGATAAAGCAATCCTCTATAAAGCATTAGATATAATCTATAGAGAAAAGAGAAAGAAATAAGAAAGGAGAAATATATGATATTTCCAGAATTAAAAAATACTAATGAAGATTTCATTAGCATAGATTCATCATCACTGTTTCTCTATGAAGCAGAATATATGGAGTATCTTGATACTAAGATATCTAACCAGAATAATTTATTTAGAGCTATAAATAGATATACTGGAATGACTGAGGGTGCTTCTATGGTAATGCTTGAATCTGTTGGAGATAAAGTCAAATCTAAATGGAATAATCTAGTTGAGTTTGTAAAGACTATGGTATCTAAATTCATGGAGTCTATTACTAATATACTTCTTAATGAGAAAGACTATCTTGAGAAGTATAAAGATATCATACTTAAGAAACCACCTAAGAGCGATATGAAGTATTCTTATACTGGAGATTATAAAATCGGTATAGATAGACTTATCAATACAGAATTACCATTGTTTAATTATGGAGCAATGGCAGAGTCTCTTAAGAAAGAGGGAGATTATCCTGTAATTCAGGAGATCATTCTTAAAGATAAAGCATTTACATATGATGCTGATAAATCTGTAGCATCAAACTTTAAAGATTACTTCATCGCTGCAGATAAGGGTACATCTTCTGGTACATTTGATCAGCTTAAGATGGTAGATCTTTATAACTTCTGTATGAATTTTAAGAAGATGGAAGATGTAGTAAAGAAAGATCAGACTAGATTAAATAACTCTAGTTCTGCTATACAAGCTGCTATGGCTGATGAGATACGTAAAGCTAAAGCAGCAGCTACTGATGCTGCTCATAAGCCAGTAGAAAATCCTCAAGACGGTGGTGATACTCAGAATACTACTAAATCATCTATCAAAGTAAATCGTGATACAAGTAAAAATATGAAAATTAGTACTGGTGCTAAACAGCAACAGCAGACTAGTGGTGGTGATAACCAGAATCAAACTGAGAAGCAACACACTAGTTTTACCTACAATATTAATGGTCTTAGTTCATTCTCTGAGAAAGTTGATGTTACTAACTCTGATGCTACTAAGAGTATGAGTACTTATAGTGATGAGAATAAGAAGAATGATAATGCTGAAGCTAATGCTAAGGGTGCTGCTGGGGAGTTAACTAAAGATGGTAAACCTGTAACTGAAGAGGATGCTATTAAAGAGGTTGATACTTTAGTTTCTAAGTGGACTAATATCTGTAGAAATCTTATTGGTGCTAAGCTTACTGCTGTAGAGACTATTGCTAAAGATTATATGACTATTATAAGAAACCATGTTAGATCTTATGGTGGTCAGGATCTTAAGAAAGTAGATGATAGAACAGAGACAGCTACAAACTATAAAAAGAGTTCTAACAATAATAATCAGAATACTGATCAATAGCAACAGCAGACTGGAGATGCACAGCAAACTGGTGGTAATGAACAGAGTAAAGAGAATAAATAAGATGCGAATAATATCCCTCTACGGTATTACCGTAGAGGGTATTTATTTTATTTTTTCTTATCCTAGCTTCTTGAGGTTTAATGCTGTAGTAATTTCAAATGTATCATCTCTTCTAGTAAACATCTCTGTCTTCTTGGTTAATAAATATACACCATTCTTACTTCTATATTTATCATGATGCTTAATGGTTATTTTTTTATTTATAGTAAACATGGTCATATCTAATCCATCTTTAACTATATAACAGAAGAAGTTATTACTATCTACTTCAGCTTTAATATTATCGGTCATATACTTATTACCATTATTAATTCTAGTAGTTTTAGCTTTAGGCTTAGAATAATCTGCTTTATTCTTTAAAGATACTTTAGATTCACCACTAGATGATACTGTAGATATCTCTGTCATCTGTTTATTAATCATAGTATTATCTATAACATCTATCTCTGTTATATCTACTGGGACTTCATAAGACTTAGTATCTTTATTAATTTTAAATCCACTATAGTATTCTTTATCTTTGGTTAATTCATGTACTGAAATAAGTACTGATGAATATGTCTCTCCCGGGGCTTTAATTGCTTTACCATCAGATGGAATAAGATATGTAGCATTCCAGTCTTGATAGAATCTATATGGTGTTTTAAAGAATACTCTATAATCATTTAATGCTTTGAGAGTAGCATTAATACTATTCTGTGCTGGGAGAATAAACTGTTTAGTCTTTTCATTATTTATTAGAGATCCAATGATTAATGGATTAAATCCATGGAGGGTATCTAGTACTAAATCTTTAAGATTAATATTTCTCACATTAATACTACCACATGAAGCATTAAGATTAATAAACTCTATTGGTAATAATCCTATACTTACTTGACGGTATGTCTCTCCAGAAGTCTGTTTAATATTCTTCTTATTATAATCTAATGCATCATTCTTATTCATATCATTAGATAAGAAATATGTAAACTTCTTTCTAAAACATTCTATCTTACTCTTAGTCTTAGATTTATCATTATATCTATATACCGCAACCATGAATAGATTCTTATTTATATTAGCAATCATATCATCTATTAGAGCTTTATCTAAAGCCATATCTAGCATTACCATAGGCATACAATTCTCATCATATTCATGCTGTATTGTAAGCTTCTTAATACACTCCCCTCTAAGCTTAGTATTTTTATTTTTTCTTAGATTTAGATAAGTGACTTCAATCTTATATTTGCATCTAATTAAACCACTCATTTTATCTAATGCCATAATATATCACCTCCGTATTAATATACTTGAATGTGAAACTTGCATATAAATACATACGTTTGACAAGTAATTAAAATCAAATTGCAAGGAGGGATGGTATATATGCTACACGTAGATGATTTAAAATACATGAAGCTATATAGAAAACAATTCTATGCTCCGGTGAATATGGAGGATATTAAAAATGGTTCTGCTATATTATTATTAACTCCAAATTTCAACTCATCAATAGAATTAATGAAGTCTAAATTTGTTAGAAAGATTGGTAATAATTTTAATGCATATTATGTAGAAAAAGACATAATGTACACAATTAACCATGAATCGAGGATGCTCGATCACACTGAAGATGGCTTAAAATCGCTAAATGAACAAACAGTGTATACTGAACAGACGCAGATCGATACTTACAGTATGGATTTAAATTCTTATTACATAACAGATGAATTTTGTAAATGTGGTGATGCATTATTATTCTTCAATGAGTTATATGATGAAGAAATCTATAATGAGGTTACTAATTATAATCCTAAGTATAAGAGAATGCTATATAATGATAGAATAAGAAATAATAGAGAGATATTTAGAATATATGATTCTGTTAAAGAGAATTATCCATTTATTAAGAAAACATTTGTAGATCTTAAGAAATATAAATCTAAGAATCTTTATGTAGATTTATATTACTATCATGAAGCATATCTTAGAGTATGTGATAAGAGAAATATCATTAGAGCAATAGATATGTATGCTGAGTTTATTAGAAGAATAATTAATGATGGAAGAATAACCAATGCTGGTTATACTAAGAAGACTGTATTTGTACCATTAGATTGGGGTACTGATATAAATGGTAGTTTATTGAATTTTAGAAAGATCATATCTCCATTATCAGTATTCTATAAGAAATTAAGATTCGATAAAGATTCTCTTCATGTATTTGATGGTATAGATTTTATCTTCTTTGGTAAAGATGGTTATTTTAAGTTTAATACTTCTCAGATACAGAATGATACTCATGTAAGATTTGCTAAGTTTATTAAATCTCTTCAGGATTCTGAGCCTATAGATGATACTGATGAACCTGACAACTCTCCATCTGGTATTATATCTTCTATTGTAGATAAATTAGATACTAATAGAGGTATTAAGATTCATAATCTCACTGGTATAGATACTTCATCTACAAATAAGAAGAAAGAAGAACCAAAGAAAGAGATTAATCCAGCAATGCCATCTGAGGATAAGACCATTGTAGATACTACAGAAGATCCTCAGAAGGATATAGATTCTATGGCTAAAGAAGCATTAAAGTCTAAAGTAGTTAAGAAGATTAAAGATGCTTCAGATAATGCTACATCAGAAGATCAAGTCTTAGATAGACTAGAAGAAGATGAAGAGTTTAAAGAGATGATATATGATCTTCAAGATGATGCTGATGATACTGTAAAGATATCTGCTGCTAGAGCATCTCGTATTATTACTAACAGAGATAAATTCATGAGTAAGAATATTAATAATAAATCTATTAAAGATCTTATTAATACTTCAAATAAAGTTAGTGAATTACCAGAGACTGAATTACCTATAGAGAGTATTAATGAAGAATGGAAACATCTTAAAGCTATAAACTTTGAAGAGACTTATGATGTAGAGGGAGACATCTTAAAGATTCTTAATTCTCTTAGTGATACTAATAAAGATTATCCCGTATCCATATTAGATGTATCTAAAGAAGATACTTCTACATCTGAGAATAATGTATATACATATACTGCAAAATGTGAGGGATATAATGGTAAGAGGTTTACATTAAGATTTGATATACCAAAATTGAGAGATAATAGATTTATGCGTCTTGGTGGTAATGAGAAAGTATTCTCTATAGAGATGCCATTAATACCAATATCTAAGACTGGTGAAGAGACAGCTCAGATTGTTTCTTTCTATAATAAGATCTTTATTGAGAGCTATAATACATCTACTGGAAAGAGTATGCCTAGTACTGCTAAGTTTATTAAAGCATTATCTAAGTATACTGATAAAGATATTAAAGTAGTTACTGGAAATAATAGAAAGATTGCTTCTAAATATGATCTACCAATAGATTATATTGACTTAAGCACTATGTATACTAGGATTACTTACATCCCTAAGGGTGGTAAGCCTATAGATAATATTACCATATACTTCAACCAGGATGATATTAGAAGTCATGCTAAGATAGATGACTCCAAGGGTATTCCATACGCCATTAAGGGTAATGGTGAAGCATTATATTATGGTAATGATGATGTAATAATGACAGATCTAATTGTATTCCACTTAGGTCAATCATTTAGAGATTTATATGATGCTCAGAAAGCTCCATCTAAGACTACATATTCTCGTGCTAGTATATTGAATACAGATATTCCTGTAATATGTATACTAGCTCACGATATAGGGTTAATCCCAGCTATGGATTTAGCTAAGATAGAATATGATATTACTGAGAAGAATCCTAAGATAGATGGATATGATGTAATAAGATTAGCAGATGGGTATCTTTCTTATAAAGAATCATATCAAGCATTAATGCTTATGAATGGTTTGAAAGATTGTAATCCTGAAGAGATTAGTATTAAAGATCTTAATGCTAAAATGACATGGGTTAATGTATTAGATAACTTTGGAGGTAGAGTAAAATCAGATGGTTTATCTAACTTTAAAGATCTTATGTATGACCCAATAACTGTAGAGATATCTAGAGATTATCAACTCCCAGAGACTTACCATGAAGCATTAATATATGCTTCAAATCTATTGGTTGATAATAAGATGGTTAAGCATACTGATATATCTACTAACAGATATAGAACTAATGAGGTTATTGCAGCTCAGTTCTATAGAGCTATATCTGAATCTTATAAAGAATATGCTTTATCTAATAAGCATGGTAGGATTGTACCGATGACAATGAAGCAATCTGCTGTATTGGATTTAATTATGCAACAGAATAATACTTCAGACTTATCTATCTTCCAGCCATTATTAGAGATAGAAACTAGAAACACTATATCCACCAAGGGTGTTACTGGAATGAACTCTGATAGAGCATATGGTATAGACAAACGTGGATATGATGATTCAATGGTTAATATAATTGCTCAGGCTACTGGATTTGCATCTACTGTTGGTGTAAATAGACAGACTACTATAAATCCTAATATTACTGGCGGTAGAGGATACTTTAAACAGTCTGGTGTTGATAATATGAGTGTTACTAACACATTCTGTATGACAGAAGCATTATCTCCATTTGCAGTAACATCAGATGATCCATTTAGAAATGATATGACATTTGTGCAGACTTCTAAACATACTACTCCGGTTGCTAATAGCATGCCTATGCTAGTAACTACTGGAGCTGATGCTGCTATGCCTTATCTAGCATCAGATATGTTTGCTTATAAAGCTAAAGAGAGTGGTACAGTTGCAGAGATTACTGATGAATATATGCTAGTGAAGTATAAGAGTGGTAAGACTGATTTCATTAGATTAGATGAACAGACTATGAAGAATTCAGATGGTGGATTTTATGTACCATTAAAACTTAAGACTGATCTAAAGAAGGGATCTTCATTTAAGAAGAGTGAAATCTTAGCATATGACCCTAAGAGTTTTAATAAGTCTGTTGGTGGTAATCAATTAGCATTCTCTATTGGTACTATGGTCAAGGCAGCAATACAGACTACTGAAGATGGATTTGAAGATTCTGGTAAGTTCTCTGAATGGTTATCTGAAGCTATGGCATCAGAGATTGTTATATGTAAAGAGGTTAATCTCACTCGTGGTACTAATATAATACAGATGATCCAAAAGGGTACTCCAGTTAATGAAGGAGATCCATTACTAATCTTCAATACTGGATTTGATGAAGAAGATGCTAATATTCTTATTAAGAATCTTAATAATGAAGATGGAGATATATCTACCATTGGTAGGAATGTAATCAAGTCTAAAGTCACAGGAGTTGTATCTGATATTAAGATATATAGAACTTGTGATATTGAAGAGTTATCAGAATCATTACAGAAGATAGTAAAGAAGAGAGAATCTGAGATTGCTAAGATTAAGAAGTTAGCAGGAGATAAAGCTAATGATATTCTCTTAGATGCTAACTATAAATTACCAAATACTGGTAAGCTAAAGAATGTAGATGGGGTATTAATAGAGTTCTTTATGAAGTATACTGATAAGATGGCTGTAGGTGATAAGTTAGTTGCTCTTAATGCTAATAAGAACGTAGCCATGGATGTATATAAGAATGAAGATGCTCCATATACAGATTTTAGACCACATGAAGCAATAGATCAGATTACTTCAGCATCATCTATGGACGGACGTATGGTTACATCTATTATGAAGACTGGAGCATTGAATAAACTCATGATAGAGATGGGTCGTAAGGCTTGTGATATATATGGAGTTAAATGGAAAGATCTTCACGAAATAAAAGAATACTTTGATTCACAGAACAAATAAAATACCGGGGTAGCTATATGCTACCCCACATTTTTATTGCTATTTCTTACATACAAGATTGATTGTTACTTTATTCATAGCACCATCAAATGTCTCTACAAATGATTTCATAATAAGAATATCATTACCAATCTTAAATAGTGGTACATCATCTATCACTATTAGTGGAGATACAGACTTCTTTATATTATGAAGAGTAATCTTTATAGTCTTACTCTTCTCCATAGTCTGCATAGAGATCTTAAATCCTGGTTCTTCTTGACCTTTCTTCTTTCTTTCATTCTTAAGAATAAACTTCACTTTAAGAGCTGTCTTATCTGATACTTGAATGGAATATGTTGCCTGTTTATCCCCCTCAGACATCATAAAAGTATGAGATTTTATTATATTCCCATTATCCACTTTAATCTCAGCATTAACGTTATCCATCATATTATACCTCCATTTTTGTTGTTAATTATGCTGTTTAGGCCATTTTACGTAGCCACAACATCTAATTAATAATTTGTCACTTTGGCAGATTTTAATTTATTATGAAACGGAGGTTATGAATATGGCTATTAATAAAGCTACATTAGCCAAAGAGATTGATGGTGTCATAGAGTACATATATCCTAAAACATCTGCCGATATAGTAGTTTATGATGAGTCTAATAGCGTTGCTGCTATGATTAAATCACTTACAGCTAATAAAGTAGATAAGGTAGATAATAAAGGTCTATCTCAGAATGACTTTACTAATGCCCTCAAAGAGAAGCTTGAGAACATGCATGATATTGGTGATTTAAGTGTAGATGAAAGACTATCTGGTTCTAGTATGAATCCTGTACAGAATAAGGTAGTTACTGCTAAACTTAATCAGCTTCTTACTTATCTTGGAGTTACTACAGATATTACTCAGTGGGATCCTACAACTGCATCTTCTGGTGGTGGTACTGGAGTTGGAACTGGTCCATTAGCAGGTATTGGTGATGGTTCTGTAGTTGGAGCTATTAAGTATATTATGAATCTTATTAATGGTACATCTGGTGCTGTTGGTGGTAAGCTTGCTGAGCTTGATGGTCTTGGTACTACTCTTGGTGATATAGTAGTAAATCTCTATAAGACTAAAGAAGAAGAGCATAAACTTATAGCTTATACATTGACTGCATCTAAGTGGAGTGGTAATTCTTATTCTCTTGAGGCTGAATATCCTCATAGTAAGTATACCATCTATATTAATAAGGGTATTAATGTAACTAAAGAGCAGATTACTGCATTTGCTCAGGCTAATATATCTAGCTCACTTGAGTCTAATGTACTTACAGCTTCAGGTGTAGTTCCTAAGATTGATATTCCTGTAATAATGGAAGTAGTTAAGAATATTAAGAAATCATAATTATTTTTATTTGGAGGATAAGAATAGATGACTAAAGAAGATATAGCAGGAATGGAATGGTGCGGGGAATATGTAAACCATAAGAGATTTAAAACTTCTGCTGGTAATAAACACTACAACTTTAGAAGAGGTACTAGATTCAGATGTGATGAGACAGGTCTATTATTTCATGATAATGAAGATGGATCTTCTGATCTAATCTGTTTCTTTAGTTCTGAAAATGCAATGTTACATTTTGTACCATTAATAGATGACAAATGGGAAGAACGTGGGGAGTTACATTCCAAGATATGGGATAAGTTTACATCTCCTAGAACTACTCAAGAAGTTAGAGAGAAGATGTTTACTGCACTTGGTAATGATTCTATTGCTAAGAAGTATGAGAAACCTGATACTCTTGAGGGTAATTGGGAATGGGAAAGACATAAATTGAATTATGCTCCATTGTATGACTTAAACCATATCTGGGAATTGTTAAAGAATATTAAATAGGAGGAAGTTTATAATGCAGAGAAGTGAGTTTGAAACCTGTATGATGGCTGTTGCTGAATGCAGGGAATTAATTCAGTCTGTTAAAGCAGATCTTGATCAGTATATCTGTATGAAGAGAGAGCAGAGTAAAGAAGAGAATAAACTTGTAGCTGCTGCTGTAACAGAAGGTATTAATATGGTAATGGCTACTATGAATCCTGAAGCTGCTGTAAATAATAATACATTAGCTGGTGTTGATGTAACTAATCTTGGAGGTGCTGAGGCAGGAAGAATCAATCTTCATGAGCTTAATGAAACTCCAAAAGATGTAGTTAATAAAGAGACTGGTGAAACAGCTATGGCTCCTAACACTACAGGAGAGAAAGAGATAGCAGGAATAGATCCTAGTCTTCTTTCAGATGAAGAAGATGATGAGGAAGAAGCATAAACCATTTAAGGAGGTATTAGATTATGAAAGTTCCAGCAATAGTTGCAGTTTATTATGAGTATCTTATTGAGAATGATGAGGTAGGTCTTGAGTATGTACCTATCCCATTAAGAAAACAGGTTAGAAGACTTCTTAGAGCTAATCCTGTATATAGAGCTAAGCATCCTGAGATTATGCCTAAGGCAGAAGAGACTCCAGCAGCAAATCCAGCACCAGAAGCTCCTAAGGAAGATGGTGGTAAGAAGAATGAGAAAGCTGCTAGCGAAGAAACAGAATAATTTTCAGGATAAGTATAATACAGATCGGAGGTATATTATATGCCCGCAATAATCAGAAGTGGGAATGGCGATAATTCCACTACAGATAATGGTCGCCAATTAATAATTAAAAATGTACCTGGGTTAATGGCTTATACTGAAGGAGATCCTCTAGACCTATCTGGTCTAGAGGTTCAATTTAAGGATAAAACCAAAGATCCAGTTCTATTAGCTAGTGAGAGTTATACTACTACTCCTGCTAATGAAGCTATTATGAATCGTTCTAATAATACCATAACTATCATGCATACTACTGATGGTGGAGAAACTCTATTTGCTAGCTTCTCTGTATTAGTAAAATATCCTACAGGGATATCTATTATGTCTTTACCAAAGACTAAGTATGATATGAATGAGACTATTAGTCTTGATGATGTTGTGGTTAATCTTAATTATAGTGATGGAAGTTTTAAGAAGTTAGAAACTTCTAGTGTAGTATTTAATCCTACTACTGGAACTGCTATTACTAAGAACATCTCTGAAGTTACTGCTACTTATACAGATCCTAAGTCTGGTAGAGTATTAACAGATTCTAAATCTATATTTGTTAGATATATATCTGGTATTGCAGTAACTACAATGCCTAAGACTTCATACATTGAGGGTGAAGTTATAGACATAAGCAATCTTAAAGCCACTCTATTATATAATGATGGTTTAAGCATGCAGCTCTTAAGTGATGAAATTACTGTATCTCCAGCTAATGGTAGTAGTGTATCTAGAGAGAATACTTCTCTTAGAGTAACTCATATAAGATCTAATGGAGAAGCATTTACTGCTGAAGTTCCTCTTAAGGTTAAATATGCTGTAGGTATAGTGGTAGAGAAGAAACCTAATAAGGTTAATTATAAAGTAGGAGATACTCTATCTCTTACAGGTGTTAAAATCAATATCGTATATAACGATACTTCTACTCAGACTATAACTGATTATGTATCAGTTCCAGCTGCTGGAGAAGTACTTACAAAAGATAATAGTAATATAGTTTTCTCATACCTCTTAGGTGGTAAGACTTATGAGGTGTCTCAAGTTATTAGCGTAAAGTACGTTGAATCTATAAGTTTCATTACTTCCCCTAAGAGTATATATGCTGAAGGTGAAAGACTTGATTTATCAGAAATGGCTCTTCAGGCCAATTATAATGATGGTACCACTACACCTCTTCTAGAGAGTGATTATATTGCGGATCCGGCAAACAACACTATCCTCAACAGGACCAATAAGGCAGTTAGGGTAACGTATTTAAATGGAGGTAAAGAGTTTTCTGTATCTGAACCTCTTGAGATTATATATCCTGAAAGTCTTACATTGGTTACTCCTCCAAAGAGTGTTTATAAAGCTAATGACTTATTAGACTTAACAGCATTAAGAGTAAATCTTAATTATAATGATGGAAGTTTTAAGAAAGTTACTAATTATACTACTGACCCTAGAGGTGGTACTACTTTAACTATAAATGATAGAACTCTTACTATCACTTATACTGATAAAGAGAAGCCTATTACTTTAATACATCCAATATTGGTTGAAGATGATAGAGTAGTAGATAATACTGCTACAACTAATACTGTTACTGGAATTAAGATTACTACTCCTCCAAAGAGTGCATATCGTGAGGGAGAGTTATTAGACTTAGATGGTATGATAGTTAAAGCTATTAAGTCTAATGGTACATCTGAAATCATTGATGGTTATGAAACTACTCCAGCTAATGGTGTTAGTCTAATTAGAGATACATCTACTGTTGCTATAAAGTATGTAGTAGATGGAATTCCATATGTTGCAGTACAGCCTATAAGTGTAAAATACCATACTGGTATATCTCTTGGTAAGAGACCTAAAGTAGAATATATTGAGGGTAGTCCTTTAGATGTAACAGGAATGGTAGTAAATCTAGTATTTAATGATAATAGTACTGAAGAGGTATTTAATTATACTTGTGAACCTGAGATTGGTACACCATTATCTAAGACTACTACTGCATTTACTATAACTTATGCTGTAGATGGTCAGACTTATACATTTAGACAGCCTATAGTGGTTAAAGAGAGAGTTATTAATAATATACCATCTGTTGTAACTCCAACCAATTCTCCAATTGTAGGTATTAAGATTACTACACCTCCAAATAAGATAGAGTATCGTGAATATGAACGCTTCTCTGCTACTGGTATGGTAGTTAAAGCAATAAGAGAAGATGGTACATCTGAAGTTATTGATGGTTATACTGTTAGTCCTAGTGAAGGAACTCAATTACGTAGATTGACTAATTCAATTATTGCAAGTGCAACTATTGGTGGTCAGCAATTTAGTAGTGAGACACTTCTTAAGGTTAAATGGCCTATAAGATTAGCAGTTCATGTAAGTCCTAGACTTAATTATGTTTCTGGAGATGCATTAGACCTAAATGGTATGGTGGTTAAAGTTATATATAGTGATGGATCTGAAGAGATGGTTAGTAATTATACTACATCACCAGAGGCTGGAACTAGACTTACTACTACTAATAATAAGATAGAGATATCATATAGATATTATGAAGATACTCTTACTTATAATCAGAAGATTGTAGTTAAATCTGATAGTTCAGCTAATCCTACAATAGATGCTCAGGCTAAACCTACAGGTATGAAGATCAATAGAATGCCTACAAAGTTATTCTATGCAAATCCAGAAGAGGATTTAGAAGATGTTGTTGATGGTATGCAAGTAGTTCTTGTATATGATAACGATACAATGCTTGAGACTACTGAATATACACATGAATTTGGTCACTATGTTGGTGATGATAGATTTACAGTAAAGATTAAATATGATAATGAAGAACAGCATTTTGAAACAAGTATTGTTTTATATAAATTACTATTTACTGGAGTAGATATAATAAGACTTCCAGAAAAGGTTGTATTCTCTGTAGGTGATACATTTACTTATGAAGGATTAGAACTTCATGCTAAGTATAATGATGGTAGTACTGGAGAAGAGAACTACTTAACAGAAAATCCATCTTGTAGAGTATATATTGAGGGTAATGATGGAGATGTAATAAATAAGAGTGGTATGCTTAGAGTTGTTATTAAACCAACTCCTCAGGCTACAGAATCAATGTATGCATATTATAATATATATGCTGCATCTAGAACTAATACTGCTACCCCTCCAGTAACTTCAGAAACTAATACTGGTACTACACTACCTGGAAATATATCTGAACAACCTGGAACTAATGTACAGCCATCTGAGAGTAATCCTATAACACCTGGTGGTGGTAATGCTGAAACTACAACACCTGGTAATAGCGCTACAGAACAGCCTAATGTGTCTCAGCCTGGAAGTACTTCTTCTGAAGTACAACCAAAAGTTAAGATTGTTCCAGCAGAAGTAAGTCCTATAGTAGGTCTTAAGGTAGTTACTCCTCCAAATAAGACTTCATATCTCTTAGGAGAAGATTTTGATTCTACAGGAATGGTAGTTCATTTCTTACATGAAGATGGAAGTACTACTGCTATACCTAATGCTGAATCGTCTATATCATATGAAGATGATACTAATCTCTCTAATGTAACCCCTGATATTAGAATAGTTTATCGTAATGAAGCTACTAGATATTCAATAAGCTATCCTGTTGAGGTTGCTTATCCTACAGCAATATTTACTTATAGAGAACCTAATAAGATTAAGTATGATTATGGTGAAACTTTCGATCCTACAGGAATGGAAGTTAAAGTTCTGTATAATAATGGCAAGATAGCAGATGTTAGATTAGCATCATGCACTCTTACTCCATCTGAAGCTCTTACAGTATCAGATACAGCTATTACTATTTCATATTCATTATATGGTAGCACTTATACCACTACAGTACCTATCCATGTAGATGATCAAAGAGATCCTGGAACTCCTGTAGCATTAGAAGTATTATCAATGCCTAGAGTATCATATGTATATGGTGAGAGATATAATTGGGGTGGTCTTAGAGTTGCATTGGTTCATGATAATGGTGTTAAGAAAGAGATCTATAATTATACCGTATCCCCAGCAGCTCAAGAAGTTGCAGTAGAGAATGAGAATCTTACCATTAGTTATACTGCTGGTGAAAAGCAATTTACTACTACAGTATCTATAACTGTATATCAGCCTGTTGGAGTTAAAGTATTATCAATGCCTAATAAGGTTACTTACATTGAGGGTGATTATTTTGATCCTACAGGAATGGTTATTGCTATTGCATATAATAATGCAGAGAATCCATATATGGTTATAACAGATTATCACTTTAATAAAGATATAACACTATCCCCTCTTACTGTTGAGGATACTGGTGTTGAGATATCTTGTAGAAATGAATATATTAGATCTGGTGAGACTACTGTGCCTATTGTAGTTACTGATGCTGAGGGTACTAGATATGGAAGACCATCAACTATCAGAATAGATAAGATGCCTAAGAATGTAGATTATAGATATGGTGATATATTAGATCTTACTGGTCTTGCTGTATCTATAGTATATGAAGATGGACAGTCTCGTCCTATAACTGGATATACTACCACACCTCCTGCTGGTTCTAAACTTACAGAACCTATTAGTTCTGTAGCAATTAATGCTCGTCCTAGCAAGAGTTATAGTATGGTATCTACACCAATGGCTATTAATTATAAGACCCCTAGCAGTCTTAAGATTACTACTGAACCTAAGACTAATTATAAGACTGGAGAGAAATTAAACTTAAATGGTTTAGTAGTTGGAGTTTTATATGATGGCGAAAATACATTTGAACAGATTTATGATTATAGAGTAGAATATGATCATAAAGAATCTATCCCTGAGGGAACTAGTGTTGTTACTCTTAAATATAATACTCTTGAGGGTAGAGAACTTACTACATCATTTAATATCACTGCTGCTAATGATTATGTAGCTCCAGCAGGATCAGGTCCAGTTGTTGTAGCTAAGAGATGTGTAGGTATTAAAGTATCTGGTACATATCCTACAAAGTTTGCTAAGGGTGAACCATTTAATAAATCTGGATTAATTGTAACAGCTTTATATGATGATAAATCTACAGCAGATATTGGTTTCTATACAATAACTCCAGAAGTTGGTGAGAAGTTAAGAGAAGATACTACTGTTGTTGTATCTTATACTCAGGATGATAATACATTCACTGATAAGTATGTATTAGACGTTGGTATTCCTGAGAGGATAGCTGTAGCATCTCCTCCAAGAAAGATTGATTATCACTTAGGAGAAAGACTTGATCTTAGTGGATTAGATGTAGAAGTTGTATATACAAATGGTCTTAAGAAGAGTATTACAGGTCAGTGTACATTTGAACCTACTAATACTACTGTGATTGATAGTAAGGATTTAAATCTAAGAATCATGTATGATAAGTTTACTATTATGCAGACTCTTACTGTTGGAGATCCACTCCCTGGAGAATCTCCTATCATAGCTATTAAGATTGTATCTCCTCCATATAAAGTAGTATATAAAGTTGGAGATGAATTACGTACTAATGGATTAACCGTTAAGTTAATTAAAGCTAGTGGTGAAGAGATGCCAACTAATGCTTTCTCTACCACACCTGAGAATTGGACTGTCTTAGGTAAAGAAAATAAGAAGCTTGCTGTTAGATGTACTCTTCCTAACTTAACTGACTTAGAGGATTCTATACCTCTTATTATAGCTAACCCTACAGGATTAGTAGTTTCTACATCTCCTAAACTACAGTATTTTGATGGAGATGCTCTTAACTTAGATAATCTTAGAGTTAGAATGAATTATGATGATGATACATCTTCTGAGATATTTAATTATGTTGTAACACCTCCTAGCGGTACTCCAGTGACAAGAGATCTTGAGAAGTTCACTATTACATTTGGAGATTTTACAATAGATCAGCGTATTGTAGTTAAAGAACAAGTTAATCTTCCTCCAGTTGCTAAGACTCCTACTGGAATTAAGATTGCTACATTTGCTAAGAAAGTATATAAGATAGGTGAGACTTTAGATTTAAATGATTTAGTAGTTAATGAGCTATATAGTGATGGAAGTTATGCTGAGACTACTAATTATACTGTAACTCCTGATAGAACTAAGAGACTTACTGAAGAAGATACTATGATTACTGTAACTAGCGGAGAGTTCTCTGTTAGTCAGAATATTACTATTAAGAAGCCTATAAGTATTAAAGTCACTACCGCTCCAGCAGATATTATGTATGAGGTTGGAGATCCTCTTAATCTTACTGGTATGCAGGTATATACTTACTATAGTGATGGTTCTAATGAACCATGTGAGGATTATACTACATCTCCTGCAAATGGTGCTATATTAAATCTTGAGAATAAGACTGTTACTGTAACTAGTGGAGCATTTACAGCTACTCAAGTTATTACTGTAACTGAGAGAGGTGAAGTAGTACCAGAAGTTGCATCTCCAGTTGTTGGTGTTACTGTTGCTACACCTCCTACAGAGACTGTATATAAAGTTGGAGATTCTCTTAAGCTAGCAGGAATGGTTGTTAAGGTTATTAAACAGAATGGTACATCTGAAGTTATTGATGGTTATATAGCTGAACCTGCAAATGGTACAGCTCTTACTAGAGATAATAATAAAGTTAAGATTACTTATGGATCATTCACTACAGAGCAGACTATTAGAGTTATAACCCCTGTAGGTATTAGTGTTAATTCAACTCCTAATAAGACAGAATATGAAGTTGGTGATGCTATAATAATGGATGGTCTTACAGTTCAATTAAACTATGATGATGAATCATTTACAATGATAAATAATTATACTGTAGATCCACCTAATGGTACTAAAGCAACTCTTAATACAACTAAACTTACAATTTCTTATACTCCTAATGGAAGTTCTGTACCATTTACTACAGATCAACCTATTATAGTTAGAGGTGAAGGTGAAATAGGTAAGAAGACAGTTACTGGACTTAAGATGGTATCTTATCCTAGAAAGATTACTTTAGGAGAAAGATTAAATCTTGATGATATGGTTGTAAGATTGTTATATTCAGATGGTTCATCTGCTGAAGTAACTACTTATACTACATCACCTGAGAGGAATACTGTAATTACTCAGAATACTACATCTCTTACTGTTACTTACACTAAGGGTAAGATGGTTATTACTGATACTAAGAATATGGAAGTAGTTGCTCCTAAAGAGTTATTCATAATGGTACCACCTAAGCATGATTATCAAGAAGATGATGTATTAGATCTTACTGGTACTCAGTTGTATATGAGATATACTGATGGATCTACTATACCTATAAATACTGGATATTCTACTGTACCTAACAATGGTGATAGATTAAATAAGAATAATACCAGTATATTATTTACTTACATCATAAATGGCGTAAGACATACCACCTCTCAGGTTATTAATGTAAGAGAGAGGTCTGTAACTATTGTTAAACCTAAACCTAGTTGTGTTGGTATTAAGATAGATAGAAAACCTAATAATATATATCTTAAGGGAGATCAGTTAGATCTTTCTGAGATGAGAGTTATAGCTCTGTATGATGATGACACTAGTGCAGAGATTGCTAATTATACTGTAGAACCTCCTGTAGCTACACCTCTTAATGAGACTCATAATAGATTATATCTTACATATACTGCTGATGATAAAGAGTTTACTGCTACTACACCTATAATTGTAAGATACTATACAAGCGTTACTATAACTAATATGCCTAAATTGAAATATGAGGTAGGTGAACAGCTTGATACTACAGGATTAGCGCTTCAGTTCAATTATAATGATGGTACATCTGATCCTGTTGATGCTAATAAGATTACTACAGTACCAGCAAATGGAGCTGTATTATCTGCTACTGATGTTAAATTAGATATTACTGCTAGAGGTATTAATGATGTAGCTATGAAGACCTCTCAGAAGTTATATGTAAATACTCCTAAACCTAAGCCTAAAGTATCTGAGATTAAGATTGCTGCTCTACCTAAAGATAGATATCTCTTAGGAGATGAGGTTAGTCTTGATGGTCTTAGAGTTGTTGCTGTATATGAAGATGGTGATGTTTCTCAGATAGATGGTTATACAACATCAGTTGCTAATAAGACTATAATGACTAGAGAGATAACTAATAATATCATTACAGTTAGATTAGATGATAAAGACTTTAAGATTGGTTATCAGATTAGGCTTAAAGATGTTAAAGATATATCATTCTCTAAAGCTGCTAAGGCTGTATATAAGAAAGGTGAATCATTTGATGCTTCTAATATAGTGGTACAGATGAATTATCTTGATGGTACATATGATGAAGTTCCATATGGTAGTCTTACAATAGAGCCAGCTCATGGTACTGTATTCTCTGAAGTTGGTACTCAGACTCTTACAGTTTCTTATACTTATAATGAAATTATTGGAATTAAGACTGTAACTCAAGAGATTAATATTGTAGAACCTGAAGCTTATACAGTTCCTACACCTGTAGAGTTAGTATGGACTAAGAAACCTAATACATATTATGCTGATGGTGAGAGAATACTTAAAGATGACGTTCAGATTGGTATGAAGATGAGTGATAATACTATAAGATCAATAGAGAACTTCCGTTGGGAGAATAGTACTCTTGAGTCTACTGGAAATATTCCATGGTATAATAATGCATTCACTCTTGTTGCTATATATACTAATCCTGAAGTTGCTGGAGGTAAAGTATTTAAGATTAATCATCAGTTGATTAAAGAGATACCTGTAGGTATGAGTGTTACTAAGTTCCCTAAGACTGAATGGAATGAATATGAGAGATTTAATTATAATGGTCTTGAGGTTTCATTGTTATTTGAACATCGTGAACCTAGAGTACTTGGTTATCATGAGTTTACAATAAGCATTGTACGTAATACAATCCTCAAAGCAACTCATACTGTAGTTAATTTAGTATATATTGCTGATACTAATATGAAGACTTTCTATAATATTATTGTAAATCCTATCACAAGTAAGCTTGTGAAGAGTATTAAGATTAAGAATTACTGTAAGACTGAGTATATAATTGGTTATGATACAATTGATACTTCTGATCTTGAGATTGAAGCTACATTTGTTGATGGTACTATTGGTACTATTAATAACTGGATTACTGAGCCAGTACATGGATACTCTGTTTCATCTAGTATTACTAAGATGGTAATTAAAGTAGAATATGGTCCTGGAAGTTATGGTGCTCAATTAGAGATACCATTAAGGCTTAAGAACTATTCTAGAATAATGATATTGAATCTTCCTAACAAACTTGTTTATGATCTTAATAAAGAAGATGGAAGATTAGATCTAAGAGGATTAAAGATAAGATATATATTTGATGATACATCTACTGAAGATGTATTATTTGATGATGCTCCATATAGATTTGGTATAACACCAGAAATTAATGCAGTATTATCTGCTGGTAAGAATGTTTGCTACTTGTATAATAACCCTAAGAGAAGTGGATCTCCAGCAACATCATTTGGAATTCAAGTATTCCCTTTGATAAGTAGATATCTCATTGGTGTTAGAATTACTGATAGACCTACTAAGATGATATATAATCTTAATGAGCCATTATCATTATCTGGTCTTAAGATTGCTGCTGTATATACAAATAATGATATTGTATACATAGATAATTATGTTACAGATATCCCTGAGGGTACTCCTATCACTAATAGCAATAATATAATTACCATATCATATGCTAAACCTGATGACCCTAGGGGTACTATAGAGACATTGAAGTTATATCTTACCGTATCTGAACCTAAGATGGCTACTGTATCTAAAGATACATGTATGGCTGAGTTAGAGAGTGGTAAGACTACAGAAGATCTTGTATTTGAACCTAAGTTCTTTGTAAGATATTCTGATGGTAGTTATAGAAGATATGTTGGAGAATATGATATACTAGAGCCAGCTCCTAATACTCCAGTAGATTATAGTGATAGTATATATAAGATTAAGATAAGACTTACTGTAGATAATAAACAGTTTACAATAGATCATCCTCTTCATGTATACGATAAAGAAGATCCTACAAAATCTAATATTAGAAGTAGTGCTCTTCTTAAGACTGTATGGTTCTATGATGAAGAGCATGATATTCTTAAGAGTGTTGGAGATTATCCTACATATTTGAATATGACTAAATTTGATAGAGATCAGAATAATCGTAAGATTATATTTATGACCAGTGTAGTATTTAAGAACTCTGGTGGTTATAGCATGATAGTAAGAATGCCTGAAGATAGACTTACATTTGCTACTCCATTACATGAGATGGTGTTAGACTTTGTTGCTACTAGAGATGATGATGGTAGAGCTAAGACTTTCAATACTAATATGCAAGTTACTGCTACCCCTAGAGATTATGGTTATCCTAATAATACCACTGTGAAATATACTGTTTATATGCTTGACCCTAGCTCAAGAAATCTAACTATTACTCCTAAGAAATATGCATATGGAGATAGATTAAAGACTAGCGATGTAATTATTAATCTCGTGCATTGGTCAAGTACTTACTTTAAGACTCTTTCTCCTGCAGAGATTAGAATGGAAGATGGTGAGACTGGTCAACCTATAGCTGAAGATACAGTAATAACCAAGAATATGTATATCACCTATGTATGGACAGATCCTAACTATTATGGTTTAGGAATGCCTAAAGATTTAAAAACTAAAGTTTATTATTCCATTAGAACTATTTCTAGTATAGCAATAGATATGGTCCCTATAAAATGGAATTATGTTGAGGGTGAACCTCTAGATTATACTGGAGTTTTAATTACTGCTACATATAGTGATAGTACTCGTGGTAAAATTGATTCTAGATATGTAGAGTTCAATCCACCTCAGGGTTCTGCCGCAGTTAGTGGTATGAGTTGTACTGCTATATTTAAATATGATCCTAGTGATATGACTAAAGCTGTTACAGCAAATATGTCACCTACAGTTTATAATATTGATGGTATTAGTATTTATAATGCTAAAGCTGAAAGAACCTCATATTATGAGAATGAAACTCTACAGTTTAACTACTCATACGTTAGAGTAGGCTGGAGTGGTGGTATGGGTGAAGAAATATGGAGAATTCCAGCATTGAATTGTGTCACTATGGATATTAATAAGAGACTTAAACCAGAAGATGTTACAGATCAAACCAAGAATGGTCTTGTGTTTAATTATACTAGACCTAATGGTGTTGTTAAAGAGGCTACATATAATGATGGTAAATTAAGACTTACTGAAGTAATCCCTGCTATAGATATTAATATATCTGGTATTGGATTATTTAGAAACGTTGGAGAGCCAATAGACTTTTCAGATATTGATGTTAAAGTAGTATTTGAAGATGGTTATATAACAGAGCTATCAGAAGAGTGCATGTTTACTAACCTTGGTGTTGATTCTAATAACGGATTGATTGTTGCTGGAGAGAATAGAATCAAAGCAACTGGTAAATATTATGATAAGACTTTTGAGAAAGAGTTTATCATATATGGTGGTAGTGATTATGTTAAAGAATCATTTGGTATTACATCATCTGAGAATGCTGTTAAGATGATTAGAGCTGCTACTCTTGGAGCTTTTGATCTTAATGACTATTGGAAAGTTGGAGATGAGAGAACTATAACTGCTAGTGATGGTAAGACTGCTACAATGGTTATTCTTCATATGAAGAGTACTACTAGTGGTGGTACACCATATCAGGTTGCAATTGGATTTAAAGAAATCTTAGGACCTTTTACTACATCATCTGTATCTTACTATGATAATTGTAAACCAGATGGTTATAGATCATTTAAGTTAAAGGGTGCTATAATAAAGTATCTAAACTTATTTGAAGATCAGGTATTATTTAATGCTGCTAAGATGTGTAAGCATCAGTATGTAAATAAGACATATAATCCAGATGAGTGTCTTAAAGTAGAAGAAAGGTTTACTCTCCCATCACTTATGGAAGTAGTTGGAGAGAGTGATATTAGAGGAAATCAGAGACAGTTTGAATATTATAAGATTTCTGCTAATAGACCTAAGCCTAAGCTTAGAGATACAAGTACTGATAGGTATTATATGCTTAGAGATAATTACTATTACTATGGATTAGGATTTAGATACATTGAGAGTGGTGGAGGTCATAGTTATAATGCAACATTCTCTGCTAATCAAGGTGTATCACCAATATTCTTCTTGTAAAGACCCATATGGCGGTAGGGATAATTCCCTACTGCCATTTTATTATCGTTAGGAGGTGAGAAAATGCCAGCAATTATTAGACCCTCATTAGGAGGTAATCCAGGTAATGTATCTAGATATATATTATTATCCCCACCAACAAAGACTAATTATTATGAGCTAAAAGATGCTTATAATTTTGATGGATTATCTATAGGATATTATAATGCTGATAATAATACAATGACTAAGCTAAAGTCTTCTGATATACGATTATATCCAAATAATAATGATTATCCTACAATGGGTGATATTCTTAAAGTATATCATAAAGAAAGTATGATAACTACCGTACCATTAGATATTGTAAGATTAGATGAGATACGTCTTGTATATCCAAATACTAATTATGAAGAGTTTGGTTCTAGAGGAGATATTAGATATCCTGTAAATTTTTCTAATACTTTAGCAAATGTCCCTATTAAGGGTAGATATAGAGATGGTAGTATACGTGAATTTGGAACTGTATCTCAATTTGTAACACGTAAAGAGAATGAATACCGTTCAGGAGATGCTGTTAGATTTACTGTAAATATAAATGGTAGAGATTTTGTAATAGATATAACTAAAAATGTAGTTACACCAATATCTACATTTGGGAATGGTACATGGAAAGAGATTATGGATACTATAACATATGCTAGAAGTAATAATAAACCTCTAACAGAGTTCTTTACTGTAGGGGATAAGCGTAGTGTTAAGATAAGAATTGGCAATAGTCTAATAGATTCAGAAATGGTTATATTACATATAAACCCAAGTGATAGAATGTGTAAGATTCTTAATAACGTTGATGTATATGGTGGTACTACAAGACCATCATTAATTATAGGATTTACTACACCTACAAACTATTGGAATGGTGTAGCTAGTCTTAGAGATTATACTACCGTAGCGAGTAATATATATCCATATTGTGTAGATGAATATCCATTACTGCAGAATGGTGGTTCTCGTGTTATAGATACTCATGATGATATTAATAAACTCATCAAGTATATTAAGCCAGTGAAGTATATACCATTGGTTAAGAATGCTAATAGAGTTAAATCTAATGGATCTCCAGTAAATAAATCTCCAGATTGGTTTGCTGAGGTAGAATCATCATTATTATGCGGTACATTATCTGTACTTAATTATAAGCCATTTGATCCTGAAGATGATGGTTCTAAAGTATTTGATTATTATAAGACTCCAATGAATAGGATTAAGAATCATATTAATCATACTGGTAAAGTAATTCAGTATTTGCATAATATTGAAGTATTCTTTGGAGCAAATACTGGATCATTTTCATGTGTTGATGTTGATGGTCGTATAATATCTGTCCCTGGGATATTTAATTATACAACAAGAGATGTATCAGATAATACAATAATGGATAATCTTGGAACTGCAAACTTAGATACTACTACATTCCAAGAGCTTGTATTCTCTGAATACTTTGCAATATAATGGAGGTGATAAATAAATGCCTGCAATAATTAAGCATCAAATAGATTATATATCTGAAGAATCTGATAATCCTGTATATACGATAATGAATATATCAGATACTATATATCGTGATATTGTAGATAGATATGATTTCTCATCATTAGAGGTAGGTATATTTAATCCTGTAACTAAAGAGATTACTAAGATTCCTAGCGATGAGATTACTACTTTCCCTAAACATGGTGATACTGTATCAGAAAGTCACTTAGGTCAGGGTATAATATATAGAAATGGTAAGAAGATATTATCATTACCTCTAAAGATACTTAGTATTATAAGTACAAAATTATATAATCATGAATTACATCGTGATATTAGAGACATAGAATGGTTCTACCCAGTACCATTTACACGAATTGAAGATTATGAACTAACGTTTATATATAATGAATCCCCATTGATTAAATATGATTGTGGTAAATTAAGAGATATACGTAAAGTACATGAGATGGAATTTATAGATTATCATCTTTCAGAGTTGCAATTATTATTTCCTAAGATTGTTAATGGTGTAGAGATAGAACCAACAGTTATGAAGTATGATCTTGGTGAATATATGAGTCTTCCTAGAGTATCATTTATGATGGATACATGGGAGCATATAATTGACGTTGTTAAGTATGTTAAATCTCACTATCTTAACTTAAATGATTTCTTTAGAGTTGGAGATGAACGTCCTGTAGGGATAAAGATTGGTGATACTACTATCAATTCTGCTATGGTGATATTACATATTAATCCTAATAGAGAAATGTGTTTAACATCTGATGGTGATGAAATATATGACCATAGACCTGGCTTAATTATAGGATTTAAAACTCCTACTAACTACTTTAATCCCGATAGGATTAATAGTGCTATTATAGATTATGAACGTTTTGCTTCTAACCCTATGAGTCTTATGAAAGACCAGCTTCAGTTATTTACTCCAGGTGGATCTATGTCTACACGTAGTAGGGTTGTAGACAAAACTGAAGATATAAATATTCTTGTTGATAATATAATAAGAATAGCATATATCCCATTGAATACTAAAGCTAATAAGATAAATGCTTCTAATAATACATCTCTTAAGATTAAGAATAGTCAGTATGAGAATAGTATTAATTATAATCTATCTGCTGTACTTACTAGAGCTAACTACTTTCCAATAGATGGTAATAATTCTAAAGTATTTGACTACTTTAAGAGAAGTCCAATGGATAGAGTTAAATATACTGTTAATAAAATTAATGGTGTATCTAAACCAGTAATTCAGTATATTCATGATATAGAATCATTTACAAATGATACTGATGCTAGATTTGTATGTATAGATACTAATGGTAATGAAGCTTATATGAATAACTTATTTCAGTATAGATTAAATACTGATGATGCTACAAATGTAAAATCAATACAGCATTTTACTAAACCTTTATTGAATAATACTGATTTTACTGAATTGGTAATATCAGAATACTTCGTAATATAAAACTTGCACATTGAATTAAAATAAAGAATGGAGGTGTACATATGCCAGTTATAAATATGGTAAGTACTAGTGGAGGTTCTAATTCTTCTTCATCAATTATTATTAAGAAACCTCCAACAAAGAGAAAATATTATGAGGGAGAAAGATTAAATCTTCAAGGAATGGAAGTATGGTTATATCAGACTGGTAAATCGCCAGTTAAAATAGATACTTTTACAACTATACCTGCAGCTAATACAGAGTTAACAAGATATGATTCTTCTATATTGATTCAATATCAAACTTCTGAGATAGAGTATCTTCATACTAATCTAAATATATCAATTTTATATCCTGTAGCATTACAAGAAATGATTCCACCTGGAGTAGATAGAGGTGTTGGTAAATATAAGCTAAATACTTCTGAAGCTAAATATGTTATGGAATATAATGATGGTTCTATAAAAGAAATCCCTAATGAAAATCTTACTACAAATCCATCTAATACAGAATATACTGAAGGTACTATTGCTGCTGATAAGTATTTAAATTATACTATCATTGCTGATGGTATTAAATTTATGAATAGAATGTATACTGTACCTCAGAATGTGGTTAATAATATTAAGATATGTACATTTGCTTCTGGTACATGGGAAGAGATTGGTAAACTCATGAGACAGAATGATGCTGGTGAGCTTACATTAACAAACTACTGGAAAGTAGGAGATGAGCGTAAAGAAAGAATTAATGAGAAGATGTATACAATGGTTATATTAGATTTAAATAAAACCAGTACTGGTGGTACTAAATATAATGCTGCTATTGGATTTAAAGAATTGATGGATTTTGATAAATACGATAAGTATGATACACCATTGAGTTTATCTGGATCTTATAAAGATATATATTTTAATTTAGGAGAAAATCATAATCTTATTAGTGACGCACAACCATTTGGTGGTTTTGATTTAAATAGATTAAAAAACTATATGAGTACTAATATAAACCTTAATAATAATGGTTTATCAGAAGTTACAAATTCAGTCCAGACTGGATTTATTAGTAATGCTAAATTACAGAGTAAGATGCTAAAAAGTATTAATGATATAGCGATACAAACAACTGAAGCTATGGTAGTATCAAAGATTGAATGTCGAGTTAAAGTACCAACTATGGAGAATTTAAATAAGAATCTTACAGTTTATGCAAAAACAGATATTATGTACTCCCCTAGACCGTATACTGGAAATGATAGAGTTAGTATACAAGCATATTATCTATCATGCGTAGCAAATACATCTAAAGCTATCAAAACAGAAAAATCATATTATCATATATATTCTAGTGAAAATATGATCGGCAATGTTGCTTTTGAGTATTATAAAACTTCATCAAATAGAATAAAAACATTAAATGATACACCTACAGAATATTATTTGAATAATTGCAAATTATTCAATGATAATATTACTTCAGAATATACATATTCATATAATGGACTATCGTGCCCAAATAATAGATATACTAGCGGTGGCGATTATATATATAATTCAGATAGTAGTGAAGTACAGACAAATACGATGTATGTTATAAATTTAGAAAGATCAAGTATTTCTACTGATGGTAGTATTAATAATGAATATGCTTCAAAAGTACCACAATATGGAACAAACTCATCTAAGCCAGCAGATCAAGTATATACTTCATCATTTTTCTGTATATAACCATCATCACTTAAGGAGGAAAATTATGTCAATTTTGAATAACATAGATAGTTGGGGGGGGTAATTCCTCTTGTATTACTGTAGTAAATAATCCTAATAAGCGTACTTACATAGAAGGTGAGAGATTATCTCTAAATGGTATGCAAGTTAAATACTTTACTTCTAATAAAGTACCAGAGTTAATAGAGAGTTATATTACTTACCCATCTAAAGATTCTGTTCTATCTAGAGAAGATAATACTGTTATTGTACAGTATACTTCTCTAGATGGAGATATATTTAAGACAGCATTATCTATTAACGTTAAATATCCTGTAAGGATTGAGGTTATATATTTACCGAAAAGTGCGTATAAGAGAAATGATGTTGTAGATATTACTGGTATTATAGCAGAAGTGGTTTATAATGATGGTTCTAGAGAAAGAATCAATGAATCTCAATTAGCTACAACACCTGCAATTGGTAGCCCTGTAGAAGATAATAAAGTGATTGTATTCTCGTATACTTATAATAATATAGAATATAAGTATTATTATGATCTTAATAAGACTGGTAGTGGTACTAATACCATAAGTGGTGTTGATATTGTAACATTCACTTCTGGTACATGGGAAGAGATCGAGAAAATGCTTAAAGCATATAGATCTGGTAAATTAGATATGGAAGACTACTGGAAAGTGGGAGATGTAAGAAGTGCAGATAAGAGTGAGCCATTTAATGATGAATTAGTAGTATTAGGATTTAATTCTAGATTAGATCAATATGCTGGTAAGAATCATGTACTTATTGGGAACAAAACCATATCAAGATCTAAAAGTAATTATGGTATTTATGGCAGTAATACTTTAGGTATGAAGATGTTTGGTAATGCTACGCATATATGGTTTAAATCTTCATTCTCTCCATATGATGATGGTTATTATTCTGAATTAGATAATCAATTAAAAACATCAGCTGTAAATAAATTAATAATGACCAATACTACCGCTGAAGATAGTAGTATATTTTCTACATATGCTGGTAATTATGTTTCTATGTATTCAGTGAGTAGAGATGGTGCAAATATTGGTTTAGGTACAACTGCTAATTATGCTAATAAGAAAATAAGAGTGTATAAATATAATGATATATTTGAGAATAATGCTTTTGAGTATTATAAGATCGCTAGTAATAGAGTTAAGACTCAAAATTCAGTACCTACAAAATATATTATAGATAATTATCTTGTAAATACAAATGGTCTTACAGTATTAAATTATGGTGCAGCTAGTCCAGCATGTATAACATATTCATACAGTTCAGAAACTAGATCTGGTAGTATAAGTATGTATACTAATGCTCCAGAATCATATCGTATGAAATATATTGCAAGATATATTGATGTGGATGGTACTCAAAAAGAATGTAATGTTAGTGAAAATTTAGGTTTTGCATATTATTTCGCAATTGGTTAATATAGGCATAAAATAAATTAAGGAGGTGATATGATTGCCTGCAATAATTAGAGGTGCTCAAGATGGGTTTCAAAAGAACTTGGTGCTATTAAAGAAACCTGATAAATTAAGATATAAAGTAGGAGAAAAATTAGATTTCTCTGGTATAAAATTGGGAGTAAATTTTAATGGTAGAACTAGAGAGATTACTCTAGATAAGATTACATTCTCTCCAAGCAATAATACTATTATTACTAAAGATACTACAGATATAATTACAGTATCATATAGAGAATATCCAGAATCTGATCCTATAGAAATACCATTAATAATTACTAAAGCATTATTTTCTAAATTGGTAGTTTCTGTAACTCCATCAATTGGTATATATCATTTTGATGAAGAATTTGATTTAAGTAATGTATTAAATACTACTGGATTATCTATATTATATAGTGATGGTTCTATGGAAAAATTCACTGGGAATATAACTGGATGCAATATAGCAGATAAATTTATATTTACAGATATAAATAGTGGTGAAGCTTACTATAAAGATATTGAATTGACAACTGATTTTATGTATGAAAATACTGTACAGAAAGCAACCTTATCTTTATATGTATCTGATAAACCTAAGATTATTACTATCGGTTCTGTTACAGATGAATCTAGTTGGAAGTATGCTCTTAAGATGATTGAAGCTCATGCTAAAGGTATTATAGATATTAAGAATTTTTGGAAGATTGGAGATTTATTACCTGTCACATTGAAGAATCAGATTGTTGGGTGGCCTTCAAAGATTGAACTTATAATACAAGCTATAGATTTCAATATATATGGTACTAGAGTGAATGTATTATTTGGTATGAAGCAAGTGGTAAATGTTGCCTTAAGAACTTGTAGAGATAATTCTACAGTATATGGTTATGTAAACCCTAGTCTTATTGGAAAGACTATGAGTTCTATGGGTGGTGTTGCTGAATTTTTAAGAGATAATATTCCGGAATTTATACAAAACAGTATGAAGAATGTTACTTTACATTTTACAAAACGTCTAGCTCGAGAAAATAATTTTTATACTGAAGAAGTATCATTACAATCAACTACTGGTAAAGTATTGCCATATACTAGAATATTGGTTACTGGAAGTGGAGATAGATGCGGAGAGTCATATAATACATCGGCTATACAGGGCTGGGAAGGGTCTGCTGCAAGACAAGCTAGAAATAAACTAAAAAATGATATATTAAATGGTCTCGAAGGGCACCCACCAATATCACAAATACCATATTTTAAAACTGAATCTAATAGAAATAAATATAAATATGATGGTTCAGCATGCCCATATTGTTTACTTGATTATAATCATAAATATGTAACAGGTGTATATGGTGAGAATACAATTATTGGACCATTGGCTTATATTGGTCCTCATGGATATGGTGGTGATATGGATAAAGGACAAAGTTATGAAGTTGGAGATTCATATTTCTTCTGTCTGTAAATATATTATAAAGGAGGTAAATAACTCATGTCATTAATTATGAGCTCCATAATTGGAGAAAGTAGTGGTGGGTCTAGTTCATGTATAGATATATCTACTAGACCTAATAGATTAAATTATAAAGAAGGAGAACGTTTAGATCTTACTGGTATGGTTGTAGAGTTATATGAGAAGGGTAAAGAGCCAGTAAGAATAGAGGGGTATGATACTATACCTAGCGATGGTGCTGTATTGACTAAGAATGATGATGTAGTAGTAATCAAGTATAAGAAAGATGGTGCTTTATTTAAGACCATGCTTCCTATAGATATAATATATCCTGTAGGTATTGAGGTTACTGCGTTAGATAAGAAGGTATATAAACCTGATGAGGGTGTAGACTTAGCAGGATTAAGAGTTGTTATTAATTATAACGATAATACTAGTGAGCTTATAGATAATAATGAGGGTATTACTACTAACCCATCTAAGGGTGTGGAGATTGGAGATAATAAATTCATAGAATTCTCTTATGTAATTAATAGTAAGACTTATAAGACTCTTTATAAGATAGAAGATAATAAATCTACATCACAACCATGGCAGAAATATTTATGTACATTCGCTAATGCTTCTCAAGATGATCTAACAGCAATGTTAAGTGCTGCAAGGGCTGGATATTTTAAAATAAGTGATTATTGGAAGATTGGAGATACTAGAGATCATGACTACAATTTTACTATTATATATAGAGGTAATGAAGAATCAGACGAAGGTAATTTAAAATGTACCGGGTCAATTAAATTAGTAATTATAGATTTTAAATTACCAAAATCATCAAAAAATAAAAACTTATATAATGAAGCAGTGATAATCACATATAAAAATGCTCCTGCATATAAAGTTGATTTAAAAGATTTATTTGGGAGTATGTATGGTTTACAAACATGCACATATAATACCAATATAAATCTATCACCAGCATATGTTAATCATACTGGTAATCTCTATACTTGCCCTTCTGATCCAGAAAATGATAATAAACCATTAGTATATATACATGAATGCATGGAGGATTTTATAAATCAAACAAATTCAAAATATCTAGTTGATATAAAAGATTCAATACATGTGCCAACTATTAAATTTGAATCAACTGCGAATAATCTTGTTCCTAGCGGATGGGATTTTGCGTATCGCATTAAAGCCACAATAACAAAACAAGCAGAAACTGAATTTGTGGGATGGACTGATAGTAGTGATGATGTTGTAATGTATAAAAGATTTTCATTAATAAGAAAAGAGCATGTTTTTGGTGATGATGCATTTGTATATTTTAAAACTTCATCTAATAGAATATATTACGATGCTAAAACTAATCAGCCACAAAATTGGTTCTTATTATACAATTTAAATTTATCTGAAAAGATTGGTACATCTTTTAATTATACCGTAGAATCTCGTGGTGGTAATGGTCGCCCATCCGAATATAGCATAAGATTTGATGAGGGGCAAACACCAATGTATTTAAGTGCTGAATATGTAAATACTAATGGTGAGTTAGAAACTTTTACAGATCATATTTTAAATAACGTTAATGACCGATTAGTAAATGTAAGACCATATATAGCATTAGCATAAATAAATCATATAAGGAGGTGAAATATATTATGTCATTAATACTCGATAATATTGGAGATAGAGGTAATGAATCACTCTCTATTAGATTAAACGTCTTATCTAAACCTAATAAATTATATTATCTTGAAGGAGATCATTTAAATCTTGAAGGTTTAGTAGTCCAATATATAAATAATGGATCTCGCATTAATATTGATGGATATACTACAATACCAGAAAATGATGCCATTCTATCTAGATCAGATAAGTATATTAAAATATCATATCAGATACCAGATACTAATGATGTAATCACTGAGATTATTCCTATAGAGGTAATATATCCAGTAGCATTAAACGTTGAGGTAGTTCAGAAAGATGTAATACAAAGATCTGATGATCCTATAGATCTTGATGAAGCTGTATTATCACTATCTTATAATAATGGATATAAAGAGTTCTTTTATGGTACTAGTTTTGGTACTAATAATATACATACTAATCTTTCAAATAGTAGATATATACACTTAGGAAAATTGTATATTGAGTTTGAGTATACTAGAGGTAATGAAACTTTTAAAGCATATAAGGGTATTAAGCTAGCTAATTATACTGGATAATAAAAATAGTAATAATATTTCCGCTAGGGGTAATTCCCTAGCGGGTTTAGTTTGTTTTTAGATTGCTTAAAACTTATAAATATATAATACTGATATGGAGGTTTAATTTATGAAGTCACATTTTGATCATATTACTCGTGGGGATTTTCTCCATCAGACTACATTATCTAAATTGATTAATGATGGTACTAAAGATAGTAATCCTAGACCACGTTGGAAAGATGGTACTCCAGCATATTCATTCCAAATACCACATGTTATTGAATCTTATGACTTAAGATCTCAATCACCATTTATTACTCTAAGACCTATATCTATTAAGTCTGCCGTAGGAGAGGTTTTATGGATATATCAGGATGGATCTAATGATTTAAATCTTCTTAAAGATAAATATGGTGTTACATGGTGGGATGAATGGGAAGTTGATAAGACTCGTACCATTGGATCTGTATATGGTCATACAGTAAAGAGATATGATTTAATGAATAATCTCTTGAAAGGATTAAAAGAAGATCCATTTGGTAGAAGACATATCATATCTCTATGGCAAGAAGAAGAGTTTAAAACTCCTCATGGGTTAAAACCATGCTGTTATGAAATTATCTTGACAGTAGCTAAAGAAGATGGTATGATGTCATTAGATATGATGCTAGTGCAGAGATCTAGTGACTATATAGTTGCTGGAGCTATTAATACTCTTCAGTATGTAGCATTACTATATATGATTGCTGGACATTGTGGATACTTTCCTCGTAGATTCACCAAAGTAATTGCTAATTGTCATTTATATGATAGACATCTCGAACAGGCTAGAGAGTTAATTAAGAGAAGTCCAATTAATTTTACTTCAGAGAAAGAGTTACCAATGTTTAGTCTTCCATATAAGAGCTTCTATGATTATAAATTAGAAGATATCCAAGTGGTTAATTACCCATTAGATAAGATTAAGAGTAAGAATCCACAATTAAAGTTTGAGTTAGCAATATAAATCATATATACCAATTATCACTTTCAACAGGAGGAGAAGTCATGAGTGTTCTTAAAGTTCTATTTAACAGAAATAAGAAGAAAGAGAAGAAGCCAGTAGATTATTCTGAGCCTATAATTAGTGCTAAGATGTTATATTCTTCTATGAAGTTCAAAGTAATCTTATTTACATTTTCTGATCATTATGCTATCAATGTAGCAGATTTTCTTATGGGGTGTAATAAATCTTTATTAAGTTTTGTATCTGCTACAACTACAGTAGAACATATTCCAAATAAAGAAGATATTATTAAATCTGATGATTTTGTTATTAATCCAGAGAAGATATCAGCTAGAGTTAATTATATTATAGTATCTGGAGATTCATTAGATTTTGTAGATATTTATTCTGATATAAATTATCTACAAAATCCATTTATGAGAGTATTAGAACCATTAATTTATGAATACTTCTCTATGGACTTATTTAGTGTTCATGTAGATAATGGAATTCTATCAATGTCTGAGTTTAATAAGAATTTAGTATTTGATAAAGATATTACTTTCGATGGTGGTAGAATTACATCAATAATGGATTATGATAAAGTGTTTCCTAACGTACCATCAATATTTAATAACGTTAAAGATGCAGCATCGATAATACATTGTGTTCTTGATGGTGCTATAGTGGTAGACTTTAATACTGCATTTAATGATTATTTATATTGCCATAAAGATGAGATTATTGATGAAGCTTATACAGATACATTTATGGCTATATATGGTACTTCAGATTATAATGATATTTATATGATATCTCATAGCCCTAGATATGCATTAGATGACTCTGATGAAGAAGATAACTATAAATTAGCAAGTGTTGGTACTTCATATAATACTGACTCTATATTTGAAGATAAGCCAGAACCATTCTCTGGTATTGCAGATGATACTATTACATATAATGATATAGATGAAGTAATAGATGATTCTGAAAACATGCAGTAAAAGACTATATATGGAAAGGGGTGGTTGTTATTAGCAGTAATGATGATGTTTTATTTGATGCTAGTAGATTAGAAGATGTATGTGGGTTGTTTGATAGCTTTTATATTGCTAATACTCTAACTCAAATGAATAAGCATTATATTGCGATATCTAGTGTAATATTCTCAGATGGAGGATATCATAAAGATGCACATAAAGATGGGTATATTCATATCACCGATATTGATGGTGCTAGTTATATTATCTTTATAAATACTAATAAAGAATTATATCTAGCAGTATATAAGTATGCATCTGAATCTACACTTGCTGATATTGAGATTAAAGCTAAAGAGATTAGAACTAAGATGAGTGAATTATTTGGTGGAGATGATAATAATCATGATGGTATACCAGATGATTCTACAATCAATATTAGAGATCCAAAATGCCCATTCTGTAATAATGCTTTACAGTTATGCGGTAATGTAATCGGTGGTGTTCTAGTTTATAGTACTAGATGCAATCATTGTAATAAGGGATTTACTCTAGAACCTGCTGAAAATTATTTAATTACTACAGTCACTAATTATGGTAAGAAAGGAAGTAATTCTAAACATGAAGTCAAATTCATTGAGCGTTAGATATAAGACAAAACAAGATATTGTACCAGAGAAGATATCTGTTGGAGATTGGATAGATCTTAGAGCTACAGAGAGATTAGTATTACAAGAGGGAGAAGAAGCAGTAATACACTTAGGTATTGCTATGGAACTCCCAGAAGGATATGAAGCTCATGTAGCTCCAAGAAGTTCTACATTTAGAAAGTGGGGTATTATCCAGACTAATTCAGTTGGTATTATAGATAATTCATATTGTGGGGATAATGATGAATGGATGATGGAAGTAATATGTCTTAAACCAAGAGATGAATTAGATGGAGTTAAATGTAGTATTATCAATCCAGGTGATAGAGTGTGTCAATTCAGAATAATGCCCTCTCAGCCAAAAATTGAGTTCATCAAGGTCAACACCCTTGGTAACCCCGACAGAGGCGGTTTTGGCTCAACAGGGCATAATTAAACTAACGTAATACTTACGTTAGGAACGTCTAAAACATTCATGTAATAAATTATTCCAAAAATAATCACACACAAGGAGGTGTATATTACATGATAAATAACGATTTTATAAATAAGCCAGAGAGAGTATATAAAGATGGTGAAGATACAGTTATAGAACTTAAAGCTTTATCATCTTTTGATTATGATGCATATGACTTAGATGATCCAAAAAGTTTTAGACAGTTCTTAAATGATCTAAAGAGAATTGTACGTACTTCATTTGAGTATCGTCAATTGATTAATTATCTTAAGAATACTGCAGGGATGGATGAATGTAGTATATTAGAGAATGTATCTTCTAGAGATAATTCTAAAGTAAAAATAGAATTACATCATGCTCCAATGACTTTAGAAGATATATGTCTAGCAGTAGTAAGAAAGAGGATTGATAAGCATGAAGATCTTAATATAAATGCTTGTGCTAATGAGGTAATGTATTTACATTATAAGAAGTGGGTAGGATTAATTCCATTATCTGTTACAGCTCATGAGTTAGTACATAATGCTTATTACTTCATTCCAGTAGATAAGATGTTTGGTGATTATACTCAATTCGTAAACTCTGGATATTATGATTATATAGATCCATCTGTATTGGATGCTATAGATAATGCAGAACAGGCTACTAAAGACTTTAATACAGAAGAACAGAATCAGATCTTTAATAATCATAGAATCTATGTAAGAATAGAAGATGATGATAGATCTAAATTCTATGACTTAAAGAATCCTATACATGATAGAATAGAATCTATCAAGACAGAACAATCACAAATGAGTAATACTAATCCTAATATTACTTCTGACAAGAGAGTAATGTGCAGGATAGTTAACAAATAAGGAGGTAAGTTAAAATGGAATACAAATCATTATTAGAGGAGTGTGCTGCTACAGATATGGGAGAGTGTACAGAGAATGAACTCTCTAAGAATAATATCTTAGATACATATAGAGATATTACTGTAGAAGTACCAGAAGATGTTGTTTATTCAGCAGAGACAATTCCAGTAATTAAGATTGATGATGACTATGTTGTAGAATCTCATTTCTTAGTTCCATTTATGAGGACTAATGGAATTACTTCAATTAAAGAAGCATTAGATCAGTTGACTGACGCTAATGAATTGGACACTAAAGTAGGATTGTTAGTAGATCCTATAGATGTTGTTGCTAATGCTGCTGATACAGCTTCAGTAACAGATGATAAGATCTTAAATGATCTTACTCAGACTAATATGACTCTTTCTACATTAAAGAATGAAGGATATACTATTCTTAGAAAGAAGTCTAAGTAAATTTGCTAGCTACTATTATTCGATATAGAGTACCATTTTTATTTCTCTTTTTTATCCCTATGCTTTCCCTCTAGGAGAAATCCTAGAGGGAATTCTACTGCAAATTTGTCTTGGTATATTTATTTTCAATTATATATTATAAATGTGGTAAGATAAACTAGTATCATGTTACGCCATACATGATATTACAAATCCATTACCTCTTTAAAACACATTTCTAGAAGGGATTAATAAAATACCTCAATATTTTTAGATTTCTTCTGGTGCATGTGTTCTCCTTTTGTTTATCCCATAGAAGAGACTAGATCTTTTCTATGGGATTTTATAAAAGTATTATTTTTTTGATTATATATTATAAATATGATATAATAAAATAAATTTAAAATCCTAAGAGATGAAGAATAGTAACCCTTAGGTAGAAAGAGGTTATTATGAGTAATGAAAAAATTTATTTAATTCCTGGATATGTATGTAGAGATGGTAGTTATTGCCAATACCACAACCTTACAGATGAGCAGCTTGAAATGGTACTCAATGAATTAAGTGCTGATTTAATCTTAATTGAAAATAGAGACCTATCCCCATACTCAGATATTTGGGATGAGTATAATATGTATATTTTTATCTCTAATATTGTTGTAAAACATGCTAGAGATAGGAAAGTACATTCAGTGGCTGAATTCAGAACACTGAAAGAGATGGTTAATCTTGGATATAAGATTGCCATCTTAGATGAGTATAGAAAAACAAATTACGAAAAGTTAGAAGATATAGATCCTGAGTCTATTATTATAATAGATCAGTATCTAAAAGATAATACTGAGGAGTAATCCTCAGTATTACCCGTAAGGGTATTATTTTTTCTCTAATATTAATTTCTATTATATATTATAAATATGAAGTAATAAATAAATTCAAAAGGAGAAAAGAATTATGAAAACAATTACAGCAAGAAGAATAAGTAATGATGTATTATCAGCATTACTTAAGAAGAATGAAGATAAGATAGCAGTTATTGAAGGAGATGATATGATTATATATATCAACTCTGAGATATTGAATGCATTCCCATTTAATGCGTTATGTATTAAATTTAAGAATGGTCTTAGTAGTCTAGCATTAGATCCATATTCTACTACATCGTTAAATGATTATGTAGCTAGACCTAATGATAAAATGGTTATAATAACATCTGATGAAGCTATCTCTGCGGCAGATCAGATGTATTATGATATAGCATTTGGTAAATTAAATACTATGGTATCATTTGATTTACCTACTGATGCTAGTATAGATAAACATCCTGTATCTAATGCAGTAGATAAAGCACTTAAGGAGTATATACGAATTGTAGAGGCTGGTATTCCTGTAGAAGATAAGGATAAAGTGGTAGATTATCTACGTTCCAAAGCTAATGATTTATGTGAAATGATTAGTTATAAAGAGATAATAAATAATCTACCAAATGAAGTAGACGGATCATCACTACTAGATATTTATAGAAAGAAAGTATGTGATAATCTAAACAGAATGGTTAGAATTACTAAAGATGAAAGGCTTAGTATAGAAACCATTAAAAGTATGATGCAAACTATACAAAACCAAATGGAAAAGGAGAATTGATATGATAACGATTAAAGCCGAGTTAGTAGATAGTGAGAAGTTTTACACTTATATATATCTTCCAGGGAACGATATTAAAGCTAAAGAGTGTGAACATAATGGAGTTAAAGTACTTGTAGATAGTGAGGGTGGTATATATCCACATAATCTATTATTAATTGATGCTGGTGATAATGTTTTAGGAATAAAAGTCATCAGTATTACTATTAAACCTAATATACCTAGCAATAAGATAGTACTTAATATAATATGCTGTAAAGAAGCTATAGATGAATTTGCAGATATATATTACGATATTGCATCTAAGCTAGGATTTCATCTTAGGTTTGAGAATATAGATAAATATATTATAGATCATTATGATATTGATAAAGATCTAATAGATGGTTAATTAATACCAAGAGAGGGGATCTTCCCCTCTCTAATTTTTTTGTTTAAAATGAATCTTGATCGTATATTATTCATATAGAAGGAGGTAAACGACTATGAATAATATGAATAACTACGGTCGTAAAGTTGAACTATTTTGTGATGCGTCTATGAAGACGTATGATAATGGTAGGACTTTTGGATGTGCATATGCTATGTGCCCACTAAGTCCGCAGTATGTGAAGTATGCCATAAGTCCAGATTCTACAAATAATAGATCTGAGCTAGTGGCATTGTATCTAGCAGTAGAACTAGGTTATGAGATTATGAAACTAGAGAAAGAATACAATGGTGTGATCTATGATCATATTGATGTATATTCAGACTCTCAGTTTGGTGTCTATGGTTTAACCAGATGGATGGATTCTTGGATTAGATCCATGGATGAACATGGAGTCATGTATGGAACATCATCTAATCATCCAGTGAAAAATCAAGAGCTATTCAAAGCTATATTATCTAATATAGCAAATAAGAAGATCAATGTAAATTTCTACCACCAGCTAGGACATATAAATCCTAACAATCCTAGAAAGTTGGCAGAAGCAAACAAATCTTTTGAAAGATCTAATGGCTTTATATTAATGCCAGAGGATATTTATAAGATTTCTTTCTATAATGATATTGTAGATAAGAAGTCCGGGGAGATATTAGAAGAGATAAATCCAGATGATTATATCAGAATGGATTATTCTCAGAACCATCTTAGAACTATGTGTAATTACGTAGTTCCAAAAGATTACTCAAAATACATTAATGGAGGAAGAAGCAATGGCGTACACGTACATTGACGAGAATGGATGTAAATGTACAGACATCGATAGATACGAGTTCTGTAACATTGAGTATCCTGAGGGTATTAACCCTAGAATGATTCACAAGGGTACCAGAAGCTATGATGAATATGTAGCTAAATATGGTGATCCTAGATTCGTCGAAGCATTATGCGACGAGATAGCAAAAGAGAAAGATAATTGCATCAGGAATGGTATTCCATTTATAGAGAAACCAATGCCTGATTTCTTAGAGATGCAAAGGGCTGCAGGTTTACCAATACCTACACCTAGTACACCTCAAGATTATATTAATGAGCAATTAGATCAACAGAGACAGATGCAAGAGGCGTTTGCTAATGCTGCAATAGAGAGGGGTATGATGCAGCAACAGATGACACCTTATATGCCTAATACAGATGGTGCTTATGTTAATATGACTGGTAACCAAGAAGCAGACTTCTTTAGAAGACAAGCACAGCAGAATAAGAGGCAAGAGATGTTTCATCCTGTTGCTCCTAGACCTATGATATTTAATAATATGGGATATAATGGTTTTCCACAACAGCCATATTATTATCCACAGCAACAGATGATGTATCAGCAGCCGCCAGTATCGCAGTACTCTCAGAGGACTCTTGATAATCCTACTGGTGGATATGGTTATGCTAAATTTCTATCACCTAACACATTGGCTAAATATCAGAAGCAGTTAGAACAGCAGCATATACAGATGCAGCAGCAACAGCAGATGATGTATCAACAGCCAGTATATCAACAGCCAATGTATCAGCATTTGCATTATAATTCACCACTACCACAAATGGCTGGAGTTGTACAACCATCTGCAGAAATTAGTGGATATCTTAATGGATATTATTACCCATCTAGCCAGTATATATGTACTGGATATGTAGCCCCATTAACACCTGAGCAACAGGCTAAACAAGATGAAATAGATGCTCAGAAAATACCTACGGGGTATACTCGTAAAGTAACAATGGTTGATACTGGAGAAGAAATAGAGCTTCCAATATATAAGGGAGACTATGATGATCCTACAACACCTAAACAGAGTGCAGTTGATGCTAGTATGAATGAGAAAAGAGGAGTGCAGCCTCCATATCAGGAGTATAACCCAGCAACAGCATATCGTCCAGGTTATAATATGGGATATAATATGATGAATTATAATGTATCCCCAATGCAGTATCAACAGCAGCAGTATAGCAGGGCATATAATTATGCTATGCAACCACAGATGCAGTATTATCCACATATGGGTCTTGGTGCTAAACCTATAAGTCCTAACGGAATGCCAATATATAATAATATGGTTTATCAGAGTAGTTATGCTAACCCATATAATGGTAGGCCATATAATAGTATGGCTGATACTGAAGAGAGAAAGAGAATGCTTAGACGTAAGTATTCTTTAATACCTGGGTTATCTTCTCAAGAGATAGAAGATAAGGTCAATAGGGAGCTTGATCCATATTATGATCTCAAGAAGATGCCTAAGAAAGAGCTTGAAAGTATGATGGATTGGAGAGCTACCGTTAACATGTGGAGGAGCATGAATAATACCGGTTTTGATCCTACATGTCCACTACATAGACAGCAGGCATTTATAAATAATTTCGCAGCTGATATTCAAGAGAAGTATGGATCTCATTCCATGGCTGAAGCATTCAGACATGATCTTGCAAATATGTATTTTGATGAGCTTGCTAAACAGAATATGTTTGGTAGTTCAGCAGATAGATATAATGGAGCCATTCCAGCAGATAGAGATCTTAAGAAGACTTACGATTCTAAAGCTTATAATGAATTGCTGAGGGAGCATGCTATTGCAGATGCTAAAAAGGATATTATAAGTGGATATGGTAAAAATAATTCAGTAGGAGGTCTTATGTATCAGTTAGAAGATAGTGATAGAGATGATGAATATAGTCCATCAGAAGTAATTGGTGAGTATAGCCATGATATCAATGCAGAAATAGCTAAGAGGAACCATGATATCGGTGCAGAATTGGCTAAGAGGAGATCATCAATGAACTTCTTCTTGGATGGTTTTCATCGTTTAGCATCATTACATGAACAGACTAAAGAGAATGCGATGATGCAAGAAAGACGTAAAGCATATGTAGAGAAAGTATTACAGTCTACGTATGAAGATGCGGCAAGAAGAAAGTTTGGTGAGTGATATGTCTAGAGTAGAATTACTTGAAAGACTATATACCAAACGTAAAGAAATAAAAGAATTTGATTATGATAAACTCATTACAGCACCAATGTCATCGATATTAACAATCAACGATATTGGTGATCTTCATAATATAGCAACTAGCATTAAATATGCTGGTAATGTAGATAAGAAGAAAGAGATGATTGATCAGATTATGAAAAGAAGAGGGTTCAAGTTCTACTTCTCTGGTACTAATAGAGTTGCATATAGATTTCTTGAACTCCCAAGCCTGATATCTAAGGTTGCAGTAGATAAGATAGGCACAACAGATACTCCAGCAGAGTATCGCAATCAATTTTATATAAAGCCATTCTGTACGAAGATATTTGAAGTAGCACCATATACTGGTGCTGTAGGGTTTATGGAGAAAGTAAACCCAATTACATCTAAAGCAGAGTTCTTATCTGTTGCAGATGATATATTTACATTGATGAAGACTAAGATTATCGGTAAACATGTTGCTGATGATCTTGGTTGTAAATCATATATGAATTTCGGTGTTAGACATCTATCGAATGGATGTACTTTCGGTCCTGTAGTTCTAGATTTCCCATATTTGTATAAATTAGACCCTGCAAAAACAATATGTAAACGGGAACTGGATGGACCATACGGCAAGTACATCTGCGGAGGAGAAATAGATTACGATACCGGATTTGATAAGCTTGTATGCTCATGCTGTGGTAGGGTCTATACAGCCCAAGAGCTAAGTGATGACACCCCAGATGTAAAGATATTTATGTTTGGGCAAAATATTAACGGGAGGAATATTAAAATGGGTACACAAATCATTTCAGGTGGTAAAGTAATTATGGACTCAGGTAGAGTTACTGAGTCTTACATGAGTAGAAATGAGTATACTTATGGTATTGAGCATTGTGATGGTGCTAATATAATTAAGGCTAAGAATATTAAACCTAGACAGGAGAGAATATCTTCTGATGAGTATAGGTTTAAAGCTCTTAATGAACTTCAGAAGCAGTATTATGATGATATTGCTGAGAAGAATAAAACTCTTAAAGTTGTTAAAGCTAATAACGTATATGGAGCTGCAAAGATAGATGATGAAATACCATCTGCAATTCCAGAGATTGCTGCTAAATTAAGAAAGGTATCTACAATTACAAATCCTGAGGGTGAGAAAATTTATCTCATTCTTAACGATCGTAATGGTGTAGCTGAGAAGCTTACAATTCCAGAATCAAGCGATATTAGCGAGTACCAGATGGACCCTAGTGATAGGGTGCTAGAATTGTCTGAAAACAATGAATTCGTTCCAATTGAAGTAAATCATGTGCAGTCTGAATCTGAGGTAGAGGCTGTTGGTCTTGATGAAGAATTGGAAGAAGAGACAGATGAAATTGAAAGAGTAGAAGTAGATAATGTAATAGATGAGTCATCTGATAATGAGGAGCAGGAAGATGATGAATTTATAGATGATGATGAGACATATGATTCTGAGGATGAAGAAGAAGAAGATTCTGATTCTGTTGTTACTGAGGAGACAGAGGAATTAGAACCATTAGAAGATGAGTCTGTAGATGTGGAGGAGCCATCTGTAGATAAGTCTGTAGTCTATGATATTTCTGAGGAGAATAATCATGGATATCCAAAGAAACGTGATAAGAAGAAACATAAGAAAAACCATAAAGGTATGGAAGAGTATTAATTTCTTTATTAATGGAGGATGAAGATGTTTAATAATCACACTATGTCTATAATTACTGATCTTAGGCAGGTAGGACCAGAAATTAATGATAAAGACTTCATGATATTAGCAGCAATTGCTGATCCAGGAAGTTATCCAGATCATCCAAATGTGTATAATGCATCTATATTGATGCCACCATTTGAAATATTATCAGCATGGGCTAATGGAGACCCATATGCTATGACAACAGAATATCTGGCTTATCTAAATACTAGAGAGCCAGATGAGATGCTAGTAGTATTGCTAGCAGCATTGACCAAAAAGAATGTGGTATTATATATACCACATGATGAATACTTAGTATTTGGTATGCAATTAGTTGACCATATTAGACTTACATATGGAATCAGTTGTATTACACCAATTGGTCAGTTCAATATAGACTTATCAAGAATGCCATTCTTAATGTCTAAGTTTTATGTACTAGATATGATGGATGCTCAAACATATCTTGAGTTATATCCGTCTAATTATGTACTACCGCAGTTTGTAATTGGTAAACTGGCGGATGATTTTAAGCCATTTCCATATGCTGCATCTATGCAGGAGTATGAAGCATATTTTAATGATTTAAATGCCAGAACTAATCCAGCACAACACAAGATGAGTATGTGTAGTGTTGTTAACGATGTAGGAATATTATCACGTTAGGAGGAGTAATATGATAGTATTTACACATGATCCAAATCTAATAGATCCAATATATATTCACTCTAAGTGTAATGGTGGATTGATGATACTAAATCTATCATCCATGTACAGTGGATATGAGGATATTACAAACTTAATCACAAATATAACACCAATAAACAACTCTGGATTACCAGCATATGAGTTTGTCGATAGTATAAACTTCGATTTCCAATATGCTGCAGCGTTAGAGGGTAATCCAGGGTTATATGCGAATCTAATGAGGATAGTCTCGCATTCATATAATGATGTATGTGTCATCATATTGGTGTATAGAGATCCATATAGAGATGCAGTAATGGAATCTCTAATTAAATACATCCAACAGAGGTACGGATGTGGCTCTTGGATAGTAGAAGATATATATGATATAGATTCTATTGTCGATACATATATACCAGCAATGGGAATGAAACAAATCAATGCCGATCTGAGGAGGTATGATGATATGTATTCCCAAGGGCAGGTAAGTGAGCATATTTTAAATCCAATATGTGTAGAATGATGTTATAGTTATGGTGGATGGGGAAACCCATCCACTGTAATTTATTCATTTTTAAATGACCATATAGTAATTACAAAATGATTGGAGGTAAGTATATGCTGAGTGAGAGAGAAATAGATAAACTTCTAGAGGGAGAGATTAGAGAAGTTTATTATGTAGCACACATTAATGAAGTTGCAAATCCATTTATGGATTTCATTCATTATACAACTAAACCAACGTATGTGGTTGTAAAGATGTATGTAGATAGGATAGCAAATGCTCTTGTAGAGTATGAGCTCTTTATGAGCAATCCATCTAAATATGAATATGTAAAAGAATCAATGTATTACAGTGATGGTATTAAGCATGATATTAAATTCTATGCTAATATTGAAGCTGAGAGAAATGCTTATATGCCTGCGGGGATTCTAGGTGGTGAGCATACAGTATATAGTGAAGATGATGAGACTGTGAAGACTAAGTCATCAATCTTCCCAGAGATACCAATAGAGTACACTAACGAGAGATCGATTATCAATGATAGAAAATATCATAGATTAAAATCACCAATTATAATAGATGGAAAGAACTATGAGTACTCATATTCAAAGTATTATGTGATAAAAGCACATTCTACATCTATGAATAAGTCTTTCTTAATAAAGATAGGTGATAAGAATCAAGTATTTATTGATCTTGATGATGCATTAGCATGTGCTAATGAATTAGAAGCATAATATTTTTTTGGAGGATAAAGAAATGGCGGTAATTATTATAGCAGCAGTAGATGTAAATCGTGCGTTAGGATATAATGGAGAATTATTATTTAAGATTCCTGAAGATATGAAGAGGTTTAAAGAATTAACCACTGGGCATGTAGTAATAATGGGTAGAAAGACATGGGAGTCTATTAAATCTAAACCATTACCAAATAGAGTAAATATAGTTATATCTAGTAATGGTATAGATCGTTATGAAGGCGTATCTGTATATAGAGATTTTGAATCTGCAGTGATAGATTGCAAGTTCACATATCCAGATAGAGATATCTATATTATTGGTGGTGGTCAGATATATGAACAGGCTTTAAAGCTAGCAGATAAAGTATTAATTACAGTAATAAATAAAGAATATGAAAATGTAGATACATACTTTCCATCATTAGCAAATACACAATTTGTATGTACTAGCATTGAATCTGGAGGTGTATTTGAAGATTCAGAATTCAAATATGCTGAATTTACAAAATGTGATGTTCATGATGTAAGTGAAGAGGAGTAATAAACATGGCAGGTGAGATATATAAGAGGATAAATTATTCAGCAGATATATCTTATCTGCTGAACTCGTTTATATGTGAGTATGATTTATCTAAGGCTAATATTAATATCTTATACTCTAAAGGAGTATTAGATAAAGATACATACGACTGGTTATATAGTGCTAAGAGAATGGTAAGACAGAAATATATTGGTAAATTACAACAACAGAATGGGGAAGTAATAAGAATATTACAAGCAGGAATTGTAGAAGCTAAGAAGATGTTATTCGAGGCTAATGATATTCAAGACAGTGATGTTCTTATGATTAAGAATGATGCTGTATTTACAATAAATAGAAATCTTGAAACAACACAATTCGGAGACTATATAAAATTCAATAAGAAGAATGAATATACTTCTTATTTTAAGATAGATAAGTCTAATCTAGAGTTGTTATATTATTATAGTAATTATGATAAGTCTGAAGCTCTAGATGTTAAAGGAATATCTGATGAGAATCTTAAATATCATAAAGAGTTCTTACAGATATTAAAAGACATCTTCTATACTTTACAGATAGACGGTGTTGGGGCAACCATAGGAATGATGAAAGATATATATTCAAAGTATGTATCTTTATCATTCCCAGTGGAATATTATAGAGCATTCAATAGTAAATCATTATATCATATATTGATAGGCTCTATGGGAACTGGATATGATTCTAATTCTGCTACTGAAGAGATGAAGAGGTTATTAGATATCTCTTATAATGCAGATATATTAAGATCTATTCAGAAAATTATATTTAATATTTATTTCAATAAATAATCCCACTACCCTAATTGGGTAGTGGGTATTTTATTTGTTACAATTATTATTTTTGATCATATATTATAACTATGAGCATGTATTGAAAACTACTTCAATACATATGCAATGCTATTACCAGTAGCATTTACTTATGAAAGGAGGTTATAATATATGATCCCTGGAGTAAGGCCTAAGGATTTTGCTGATAAAGATATTCTTGTTAAACTATGGGAGTTGTCAAGAATGTCTCATGAAGAGGAACTAGCATTCAATCTTCAAGCAGCAATGTCTAAGGAACCAAAATCTAAAGTATATGATAAGAATAAAACGTATACGTTAGATGATCTTAGAGCTTAATAAGTTCTAAGAGGGTAATGAGTGGGGTAGTTACCACTCATTATTTTTTATATTGTATTCATGTAAAAGTCTAGAATTTAGATTGTATATTATCACCTAGAGGATATGAAAAGAAAACTACTTCTATCATATCCTCTATCTTATAAGAGATAGTACCATTATCTCTAGATTGGAGGTGATAATAT